GAATACCTCATAGGAATAATAATATTACTTGTTGTAATATTATTATTAATTGTTAATTGCTCTAAAGAAGGATTTGTAACAAATCAAGAATTATACGATCAGCATAGTGAATTATACCAAAAGAAATATAATAAAATTGGTACTTCACTAATTGTTGTTGGTAACGAAGCTGCACTTGGATCTGATACAACCGATATTTTAGGTAAAATAGAAGATACTGTGAATTCTAACAATACTATAGTTCAAAAAATTGTTAGCGATTATCCTCTTGAAGGAGGTGAATCTGGAATGTCTCTTCTTATCAAAAAGTGCGAGGCAATTACACCTGTAATTACATTTGATGATTGTAAAAAATTAGATGACCCCTCTATTAATTCAACATGTGGTATATGTCTAGCAGATCCTACAGACATGGGTAGAAATTCAGAGGGAGCTCAATGGGCAGGTGGACTTGTTTTGACTGCTAGAGATCGTAAATATGCTCAAAGCCAACGCAAAGGTAATTTCTTAGCTCCATATATTCCTACAGTAGGAAGTTGCCCGGCAGGTCGTATGGTAGCAACAAGGACTGAATGTGAAAGACTTCAAAAAGAATTAATGTGCCAGAAAAGTGGTACATTTGATAGTTCTAGTGGTTGTTCTCAATGTTTTAATAATGGAAACTATAATATTGTTGACTCTAATTCTAATCCAGATCTTATTATTGGTTCAGGAATATTAATGGTAGTAGGGTCAGGCACTTTAACTTTTTCTGAGTCAGTTGTTTCAAATAATAATAATGGATCTTTTGAACTTAGTTCAACTCCTCAATCTATTCCTCTATCGGGACCTGAGTACACAAAGATACTATTAAGAATAAATCCTAATTCAGTTCCTACACCTTATCAAGAAAATAAGATATATAGAGTAAATGACTTCATTCGGTTTATTGTAGATAATGTTGAAAATGTTTATCAAATGCAAGAAGGTGCTGGCGCACCAGGATATGCCCCAAATAGACCAGGTGATCAGTTATGGACTTTACGTGGTACATGGGCAGACTATCCTTATAAGACTACAATACCAGCATTTATTGCAGGTTATCTTCAAACCCCTGATGGAGATGTATCTCAGAAATTAGATTTATATAGGATCATTATCACAGACTCTGAAACTGGAAGAAAGCCTAGAACAGTTGGCCAAGTTACTGTAGCAGGTGACAGTTTTACAAAGATGGCTGCAGGCTACGGCAAGACTTCTATGAATTTTACTGCATATTCTCCCTTCAGTTTTATTAATCCTCTCAGCCAAGAAGCTACTTTGTGCTCTAACTCTCCTTTTATTACTAAACCAGAAAGTGCAAGCTTACTCAATTCTGATCCTTGTTATGCCAGAGGTTCTGGGCCTGGAAAATACAATCTTGACTGCTTACAACAGATCTTTCAGAATAATGGATGTGGTCTTTCTTCTGCTACCTTGGATAAGTCTGGATTCCCTTCTACAAGTGCCAAGGCTGCGGCTCTAATGATTGATTCAAATGGCACTGCTCAGACTATTGATCAAATAGCTAATACTGTGTATCAGGCAGCATTGTCAACGGCAACTAGCTTGAATGCAGAAGGTGAACAATTAAGTTTAGCTGATTGGTCTAAGGCTAGTCAATTCTGTACTGGTGTAGCTATTAATTCACCTTGTGATGCTAATGCTGCTAGTGGGCCTCTATCTCCTGATTGCATTGTCTATCTCTGGGATAATCAGGGTGCAAATAAGATTACTGGTGCTACTTATTCTCTATCATCTTTGGGACGTAGTCTTTTTTCTTCCGGTAAAACGGATCGGTTTTGCACAAGAAAAGGTACAAAGGCACCAAAAGATTTAAATAATATAAAAAATCAAGTTAATATTGATTATTGGACAGGATTTGGTGGTGTAGCTGCAGTAAAAGAAGCCATGTCAAGACTTCATATGGATGCTAACACAAGTTTAACAAATGAAGATTCAAAAGCCTCTTCTATTAAAGAGTGCTATGGTATTGTCCCTAATGCAAGAGTATCATATAAATCTACATATGCAGGATATTCAGAGCCTAATAAACTGGTTCAAGGTACTGTTCTTAAGAATAATATAAATTTACCTGAAAACTATGATTACACCTTATCTTTTGATATTACTCCTTATGATATATTATTTGGAAATTATGGTGGTATTATAAGAATAACTTCTAGTACTTCTGGCAATTCTTTCCCTCCTGCTTATGGTGAAAGAAACCCATTAATTCTCTTTGCTCCTTCTACATTACAGTTATATATTATTTTAGGAGATCATGGTACAAGTTGGCAAAATTGGAATTGGGGGGCTGCTAGTTCAGAAGGTTATCTTTTTCCCGCATTAATTAAAAATGAGAAATCAAGTGTTAGTATTAAAGCAACTGGTTCCTCAGTTATTATAACGGTTGGCTCAACAACACAAACCTATACTCAGCCAACAAAAAGAACTTTTTCTAGAACTCCTGATGAAAAATATACATTTTATGCTTCTGATAATATTTTTCCTGCAGCTAACGCTATGATTGAAAAAATAAACTATACGGTCAATGGCATCACAGTACTTCAGACTCCACCAGCACCGGCGGCATCTACTGGTCCCGGTCAGTCTCTATAGAAGGCGTAGCTTGAATCATTCAAAGTAAATTATATGAGTAATATTTACTTATATAATCTAGTTAGAGGAGGATGTTATCAGGCTTGTTTAAAACTGTGTTTGAGCCATTCACGGTTTCACAGGCAGATTTAGCTTCACAAGAACGTTTAAGATATTATTATGGTGATAAGAAACCAAATGCTATTCTTAGTAGTAGCGATTCAAACTTGGATCTGGGTTTAAACACCACAACCTTCATGGGTATGTTAAATAGTGAAATCACGGGCGGTGGATTAAATACTCAACCAGCTAACTTTGCTGGTGAAGTTGGATTAAATCGCAAAATTAATGCTGTTGATGATGGACATATCTTAAAACATAATTCTCTGACTAAAAATTTATTGGAAACAAGAAATGCTGCATGTATGAGTCTAGGAACTTCACCTAGCCAATTTGCACATCTTACTAGTCTTGCTGCTAATGTGGATCCTGCAAGCAAGATGAGATGTGGATGGATATATAATACTGCTAATCCCTCTGATGGTCGTGGTGCATATGGTACAATTGATGGACCTGCAATAAAGTCAAGCGTAACTGGCACGTGGATGTGGGACTTAGCCAAAGCAAAAGAACAGTACCATTCATATATATGCAGTAATGCAGGATTAAATGCTGATTGTTCCAGTCTGTCTAATGTAATGTATAATAATATTTGCGGATACTGTAAGTCTAGCAAGAAATTCATCCCTATTAGCGGGTCAAGTGTAGCATATCCTTATAGTAATAATACATGCTCAGCATCAAATCTTATTACCAAGGCATCCATGTGCCCTAAACCAGCACCACCCCCTCCCGCAGGATCTCCTGCTGCTGCAGCTTGGATGGCAGCCAGAGGTGCATGTGACCCTCTAATGAATGGCTCATTACCTCGTGACTGCCTTATTAAGACAGCTGCCCAAGCAGGGTGCTCAAATTCTGGAGCTCTTATTACTGCTCTACAGACAGCTAGTGACACAAATTATCTTGATACCTTGATGCAGGCTCAGTCCTATATTACATATCAACAACGTTCTGCATCTGGTCTTAATGAGACTGCTTTAAAAACAGGTAAGATAACTCTTTCTGATGCTCTAACTGAGTTTCAAGATGTATATAATGCTGCATCATCATCTCCCAATCTTGGTCTTAAGACCGCCGCTTCTGATTTATGTTTTACAAAGGGACTTTTAGAACAATATGATTTCTGTGCAGAACTTCAACCAACTGATAAAGGCCCATTCAGCTTAGAATGTTTACAAGCCGCATTTAAACGTGCAGGAGGTCAAGAGACTGGATCTATGTATCCTTGTTCTGCTAATCCTGGTAGTATAGTAAAATGGAATAGTTTTAATACTTGGGGTGATGTGATGAATGAAATAGGCACTCTAGTGAAAAATTCAGGTTCAACTGATCGTAAAATTCAACAGAGAGCAATTGGACAATTCCAGGGTATTCCTCTGGATAATAAGGCATCACCACAGTTTGCATTGAATTCAGTTAATAATGTGGAGATTTTCTGGTTTACTTCTGACACAAATTTGAAAGGGTCTGGTACATATAATACTATATTCTTGGGCCGTCGTATTCGTTCTCAGATTCCAAATCTTCAAAATACAAGTGGAGTGCGTGGAGCACTTGCTGAAACTGGTTCCTTTGTATATTTTACAAATATGGCAGTTACTGCGCCCACTAGATTTAAATTACAGTTTACAGGTGATTCAGGTTTCATTTTTGCAAGAAATCGTGGCTCTACTGTTGGTGGTACTAGAAGTATGCCAATGACAAATGATTACAATCTGTATAGCTCAAGTGGAATTGGAAATGGCGTTGATGTGCCTAACCAAGAATTGTCTTCTTTATATAATAGTTTTCAAGGTTCTGCTCAAATGGTAACACAACAGCCTTGGACTCTTCAACCAAATGTTGCTAATGTGATAACTGGCTATTATCTTGGTAATGGTAAAAATTTCGGTATTATATATAAACAAGAAAGTGATGTGCCAGAATATTGTGGTTGTTATGGAAGTGCAAATTCTGATAAATCACTGCGTATATATAATAAATCTGAGTGCGATGCATTGAATGGAATTCATTATCCTAGTGGAGAATGCTTAATTAAAACAGGTGGATCTTACACGTGGAATTGCAGGGGGCTCAACAATCAGAACCCTTGTGCAAATTCTTGGGGCCCTATACCTGGATCAATGCTTTATTTAATTCAAGATCCCTATGCTCCTATGATTACTTTCAATGTCATACAAACTTATTCTGCATACAACTGCGACTTTTATTTTATGGATAAACGCCTTTCTTCCCACAAGATGAAATGGAAGATCTATAATGGAAATGGCCCTACACCTTCTTATGCTCCTGCAGGGATACTTGACTCTCCATCTTATCCTTTGGGCTTGAGTTACATGCGTTTTGTAAATGGATCTGGTATTATGTCTCAGTTTCAAATAAAAATCTATTCATTTGTAACGTTAGTCTATATTGTCCGTTTTAATAAAGTACCTACAAATGGTATGCAATCAAACCCTTTTATTCTATGGTCTTCATATCCTTCTATAGATTATCCTACTATTTTTGTAGTGGGTAAAGGCAACAATACTGCACAAATTAATGTTGGAAGTTTATTAAATCCTACTGGGACTACTAACACTACAAATGCATATGGATGTACAAGTCCTCCTAAGACAAGTGATGGCCCTATAATAAGACAGGGTGAGACATATATAATAACACTCAGTGCAAATCGTAGTAATCCAAGTGATATTGATAGTTTGAATTCTCTGACTGTTGGCGCAGGTTTACTGTCTGATCTTCAAAATAGACCAGCCTCATTACAGAAATCATCGGCTCTAGTATGGCCAAATCCCAAATCACTAGATAATAAAGATTCTGGGGCATCCAACTTTTTCTTAATAACTGGTGATGCCAATTGCCAATATGATCTTTTTTCTTTACAAATGTATGATTATATTTTATCTGATGCAAATCTTGGACACGCCGCTAATGATGATTGGCCTCTTCCAGCCCGCAATTCACCAAATTCACCTGCAACAGATCAGAATCCTTATCTATAAGACGCTTATGGCTACGCTTATAGCTACGCCTGTGGCCTAAACTTTAATACATACAAAATCTAAGATGGAGTGGTCTGCAATAGACGCAGTATACTTACTCTGCCATCCCGAAAAAGAACTTTCTAGATGGCAGCGATTACTTCAACACTTGCAGGAAAGAGGCGTACCCCAGGAAAAACTAGTCTGTATTGGAAAGACTTGGGGAGATCAATTAAATGAGAAAGTCTTTGAACTCTATGACCCTTTTTTACAACGAAATGGTTGCCCATATCTCAGTTGGAAAGGGCGAGGTTTATCTCTCGGTGAGATTTCTTTAATAATGAATTTCTGGATAGGCGTTGATCACGCTCTAGAACACGGGTACAAACACGTTATATTTTTAGAATCTGATGTTTTTCTGAGAGATGATTTTACAAAGAGGTTGGGAGATCTGATGAGCTTACTGCAGACTCGTGAATCCTGGGATTTTGTAAGTCTGAGTGATGGTGTTGGAACACATGCAGACCGACCAGATCTGAAGACTAACTCAGTCTATGCACCTGTAGGTATTTATAAACCACCACATCAATTCCCCTTTCGGTGTACAGATAGTATGTTATTCAGAGTTGAGATTCTGAAAAAAATGCGTAGAACTGCTTTCCCTTTTTCTGAATGCTTGGACTGGGAACTGAATTATCAATTAGCGGCTAATGGAGGTATTGCTCTCTGGGTGGAGCCTCATCTTGTAGAACAGGGGACTGTGAAACAGAGGATGCTGACGAGCTTGCCTGCTTAGCTTAGATACTCTTTAGTTGTTTAATAATCTCTTGTAGTACCTGAATCTTGGATGCAATGCCACCCTCAGTGACATTAGATGCCTTGGTAAGAATAACATTAAGATCAAGAGAGTTTATCTCGGTCTGAAACTCCTTGATATATGATACAAGATCACGATGTGACTGAGGGACCAGCTTCTGATGAGCAGGAACATCAATCACAGATGACTTTGCTTTTGGTGCAACCACGGGCACAAGCGTAGCTGCAAGCGTAGCTGCAGGCCTAGCTACAGGAATCAGCGTATTTGTTACTACAGGCGTAGCTACAGTAGAAGTAGGCTTAGGTGTAGGTGCAGCCTTAGATGTAGGTGCAGCCTTAGATGCAGGTGCAGGTGCAGGTGCAGGCTTAGGTGCAGGCTTAGGTGTAACGGTAGGAGTAATAATCTCCTCAGATGCCTTCAAGTCCTTCCAGTACTTTTTAGAGAATGTACTCCCCAGATAATCTAGAGTCCCATAGATTGCAGGATGAATATTAGATTTGTTCATTCGTGACTTGTTGATCTCAATTCCCATCAACTTATCTAGAGTGGTTGAGAATTGCCAGACATGCCTACTGGCAGAAATCACATTCTGCTCACCATAGTCCCCTGAACCAGGCAAGGGAATCTCAAACCTCTCAATAATCTTCTTGACACGCTTGAAGTACTGACCACCGTCTCCCGAGTTCCAACTAGATTCATCAGTCTTATATGCACCATTAATAAGAATCCGCTTGAAGCGAATACTGCTTACACAATTAATCTTGCCCAGCTGTATGTAACCCTTTGTCTTAGGATCATCCCTATTCTGCTTTCCATCCTTCATAAAGACCAACTGCTTCTTTCCATTTGTAAACTGGGCGATAATATCACCACTATCATTTTGCCATACGCTCACATCATAATGCTCCACCTTGTTAGCATTCTTTATTTCTGTCACATCCTCTGGTGTAATAGGTGTAACCTTGCCATCAATGTGAAGGGTGATCTTAGTACCTGTACTAAGATAGTCAGCATACATGCGTCCCAGCCTTGCTGTTGGCAGGGCAATAATTATATTGCCCACAACAGAAGCAGGGCACTCCAGAATATCTAGAGTGCCATGCTCCTTGTTTACTGCATACTTCTCCCAGAAATCACTCATCTCCTTAGTAGCACCGTGAACATGAAGATTATACTTGTCCTCCTTTAAAATGGTAGGATAATCTAGAGTGAGCTGTTGAACTGGTTTCCCCTGAAGCTTACTCAGGCGAGTTGCCTCCCCAGAAAGACGTGTCAGCTGACTTGACCCTACACTGCCTCCAATACCAAAACATCCATTCTTCTCATCGTCTGCCTCCTTACGATTAAAGAGGCGACGAGATGCTGCAAGCTGCTCCTTGTTCATACCAGATGCATTATCGGCAAAGATGATTTTGGGAGGACTTGTCTGAAGGTGAATCTGAATCTCAGTGGCCTTTGCATCTAGCTGATTCTCAATACCTGTCTCTCGGATGCAATCCAGATCGGTAAAGCCCATATTGGTCATGTCTTTGAAACAGCCTGCTGCGCTCCAAGAATCAGTCATTGTTGAGGTACTAGATCTATACCAACAATAGGGTTCAATTTTTTGTTGCTATACGTTTCCTCCTCACCAATATTTTCATAGACAAACGCTACTGCAGTTTGTCCAGGATATTTAGTATATATAAGCCAGTCCCAAAATGAGTCTGGCTTATATCTAGCAACATTATTAAGAAAACTGGGAACATAGATGGAGACTCCTTTGTAAATAAATGTGAAAGATCCCCAGCAAGGTACATTAGACAAATTCATTTATTTGTATGTTTTTTACAATACAAATATCATATCAATTTTTCAAGTAATCTAATCAATTAAGCCCACTCAGGCTTTGTAACAGAAATATCTCCTTGCGGTAGACCTTTCTTGCTTGCTCCTGTATAGCCAACGGGTTCTGCTTCACCATAAAGATCATTTATTTGATAGAAAATATAGCCAAAAGGAAGACCTGAGGCAGGATTTAATTTATAAGTATATCTGTAATCTGTACCACGGTAGTTGATCTTTTTTAGAGCTGGACCTCTTAGTGCTATTGGAGCTGCAGATGCAGCTATAGGTGCAGCAGCCGCAGCAGCTGCTGATCCTTGAACCTTGGGTTCTACAACCTTAGCCTGCACTTTGAAAGCAGCACTTGTCTCCATAATATCTTTTTGCAAATCTGGATGATACGCAAATGACCCAATATTATCACCCAGATCTAAACATTTGAAGCTACCATCATTATTATCCTCAAAGTTTAACTTACAATCTACTGAAACAGTCTTCATAAGAGTCTGTAAGGCTGACATTACTCTTTCCTTTCTTAAACTGATCAAAAGAACTTTTTGGTCACTGGTCAAGATAATATCACGATCTTCTTCATCTGCTGCAGCATCACCTGCACCACCTTCTTGTACATTTATTTCTTCAGGCATTAATTCATCAGGCCTTAAATCTAAAACTCCACCTTCCTGATTTACTAAACCTATACCTGCTCCACCACCCAGAACTTTTCCACTTACTGCAATACCAGGTACAGGCCCTTGTTTTTCTTGTTCTGCTTCTGGTTCTAAAGCTGCAAAATCCACCTGCTTCAATGGTGCCTGATCACCAACTGCAGCTGGCACCTGATATTCTCTTAATTCAGTACGCACTTGTATTAAAAGTTCTCCTAGTCTATTCTTACCTTTTCCTGTTAATCCAGCACCCCAGTAAGGATCATTACTTTCAAAGACAATAGGTCTTGTACCAGTCTCCTTCAAAAGTTGTAGGAGGCCACGATTCTGTTGGAACTTGGCAACTAGAGCATCTTTCATCACAGTCTCTTTGACCTTTTCCCAGTCCGCACGAACTTTCTTTGTCTTGTCCTCGCCTAGCTGTCTTGCTTTTAGACCTTTATCTGCCACACGAATTGCTTCCTGCCACTGTAGATCATCAGGAAATTTCATAGCCTGGAAATAATGCTCCACTGTAGGATAACGTTTACCATCAACAACAAGGGGTGATGGTGCCATTGTCAAGAACCCTTTATAGTCATTTTCTAACTTCAAGCCAAACCGTATAGGACCAATCAATGCCGCCTGGGCTCCTTCAGGGATTGGTGCTTCAGGAACCTCCTCCACTTTTTTAAACATGTCGGCATCTATTTCTTTACCCTTAGCTGATGGAGGCACAGGAACACCTAGGACGGCCGCATCCTTAGCAGAGAAACGATCACTACGCTCCAGAGTCTTATCTACTGCCTGAGCAATCACAGCCTCATCAGGAATCGTAGTACAATAAGTATAAATAGACACATTTTGATCTGCCTCAGGCAAATCCATGTGAGAGCAGATACGCACAGCACGGCCCTTTACCTGCTGGGTTCTCACTGTATTCCAGTAGGGCTCCATGATATGAACACTGCGCACTGCCTTCAAAGAGAGACCCTCTGCACCAGCGGATGTAATACAGAAAGTGCGGCAGAGTCCACCGTCAAAGTTGTCTACCCAGCCACCGTCTTTTAGCACCTTCTCCATAGCAGGAGGCAGCTTGTCTAGACGAGCATTAAAGACACTGACTGCAGCACCACGCTGTTCCTTAGAGCCAGTACCGGTGAATTCAATGTAGCGATTTTCTTTGACCTTGGGACCCTTTGCTAGGGATGCAGCAGTGCGATCACTGAATTTCAGTTTTCCATCACCTCCTGCCACAATCTCAATGGGCACATAGCCATTTGCCTCCATACAGATTCCAAAAATACCAATACCTTCCATTTCCAAGAACTGAGAATAGACTAAACAGGATCCATCTATTGCATTGATATTCTTGAGCATTGCTGCAAACTTGGGACTATACTTAGCCAAGTTACGCTCAGGAGGGCCCTCCAACTGTAAGTGAGTCTGACCCATTTCCCTCAACTTATTCTTGGCCACCTTGATAGCTGCCCTGTATGCCTCAGCCTCCTCCCTACTTCCTTTGATAGGCCTTACTGGTGCTTTACCTGCTGCACCAGTAACTAAAGCCTCTTGGGCCTTGGCCTCCTCATCGTCGGCGTCAACAACTGAGTCCGCATCAGATTCTTGTCCTGCGACCTTATCCTCCATATCAGCCTCAATAATCTTGTCACGATCCTTACCTGTCTCTACATCCAACTCCTCCAGATTTCTGGGTCTGGGTCTTGTTACACCCTCAGGAAAGATGAAATTGCATGCTTGTCTGCTGCTCATACGGTAGTTGCTAGGAGTCTTCATGGTCGCAATTTCGTTGATCTCTGCCCAGACTGCATCGCCACCCTGGGCTTGGGGTTTGGGTTTGCTCATCTCCACCTGGATCTCCTGGTTACGCAACTTGTTGTAGATGGTGAGAGAATAGCCACTGAGAGGAATACCAACAATTTCGTCCTTGATTACCTTAGGCATGACATTGCCTTGAATACCTCTGTAATATGAGATGAGACCGCGGATACGCTTCTGTAAGACCATGGAATTCTTCAATGTGATACCATCCTCCTCTAGGAATGCGCCACGGAAGAGTGTATCCCAGGAGGGGAGCAACTCCTGCGCTTTCAAATAAGGAGCACCACGTATTACCATTTTTTCAGCCTTTATAGCCTCTGCAAGACCGTCCCAGACTTGTTGAAGTGTAGGAATAGCTTGTAAGGGATCGCGCCGTTTAATTCCCATAATGTCATCCTTCTCTCCAAAGATCTTGATAAACTGCTCAGGTAAGCGTGCAACACTTACACTCATGGAGCCCTCAGAAGCCATGAAAAAAACAGTGTCTAGATTTTCATTATTATTAACTATTTTTTTCACAATGTCTTCTACTGCACGACCCGGTTCCACTGCCACTACAAAGTCAATAGTCTGAATGGGCCCATGCAAGATATTCATGAGGATTCCTAGCTCATCTGGAAAATTAATGAGAGGTGTGCCAGATAGGCCAATAATCTTGGAATTCTTAGCACCCATGAAAAGACGATAAAAGAGGTAGCCGCGAGTGTACTTGCCAGACATGCCGCATTGAGGCAAAGGCTTTCTGTCGGGAGTCAGAGTTTCAAGGGGTTTTGCCTTTGTGAAAGGTTTTTCTAAATTGCCTTGCATGAGACGAGTCAAGTTATGGATCTCATCCACAACAATGACGGAGTTATCAAAAATATCAGGAGTGCCACAGACCATGGCCTTCAGCTCTCTTGCAAGAATACCATTGTAATTAATGAACTTAATGCGGTGCTCAATAGTGGCCTTGAGCTGTGTCTGAATCTCATCCTTCTCTTCAGGCGCTAAGCCGTCAAAGTTGGGAGGAGAGTCAAAATCAGGTACCCAGACACGAGTTACACGTTTAGTGAAGAAAGTCTCAGGAATCCCATACACATTTGTGGCAAACATCTTGACCATTCCAGGTTCAGGAGTTGAACCAGGCTTTAGCGACATGGATGTCCAGTGATTCTGAAGACGGAAATGCTTGAATCCACAAAAGTTAATCTCACTGATGAAATTGTCACGAAGAGAGAAAGGTGTCATGACAATAATCTTGGAGCCACGATTACCAAAGAGTGCCTCGGCAGCTGCAATGGCTGAACACGTCTTACCACTGCCTAGACCGTGATAGACTAAGAGGCCTCTGTAAGGAGATTCATATCGGAGGTATTCTCGGATAAAAGCCTGGTAATGGTAGATCTTGACTTCTTTCTTGCCCTCCTCGCCTTTCTTAGCACAAGAGGCAACATCTAGCTTGCGTTCTTCTTTTGTAGGAAAGATGGGGGAATACTCATCCATGATGAAAGATCCAAACCCACGGCGGGTCATGGGCACAAAAGTCTCTGAGGGTGGCTCAATCTCATAGGGGATTTCAGCTTCTACATCTAAAAGAATCTTGGACTTGGCTTGTAACTCTTCAGAGAGGGAGGCCACAATGGCGGCTTGCTCTTCCCTAGTTGCGGCATTAGTACGAGAAAAGACTGTAGCTTTTGCACCTTCTGCTCCAGCAGCTCCAGCTGCGCTTGTGGCTACACCTAGACCGGAAGCACGTTCTCTCTTCTTTTTTCTTTCGTCCGCGGCTTTTGCTCTTTTTAAAAATTCAGGAAGTGCCTCATCTGAGCCCAGCTCTGCAATCTTTACCTCTTTAACTTTGACACCTTCTTTCAAAGCCCTAGCTCTCTTTTTGCCAAACATTAGTGGCTCAATTGCAAGAGCAGCATCTGCTTGTTCAACTGTTTCAGCACCACCACCCTCAGCGGCCCTAAATGGTTTTGTAGCATGTGCAGTCAGATCAGTTTTTTGATCAATAGGCATGGCTATATCTTCCAAGGCCAAGACGACCCTAGTCTTTTTGAATGGGGCAAACTTGGGAGGTACACCTTCCATCTAGATTTGGTCTATGTTTTCTTGATCAGTTCTTTACGGTTAGCACTTCAAGTGCTAGACGGCTAGCCTCCTGCTCAGCAACTTTCTTGTTCCTAGCCGTACTTGTTGCGACCACTTTGCCATTAGGATCTAAGACACCCATGGTAAAGACACGATCATGTGGAGGCCCTTCCACTTTGACTTCCTTGTACCTGGGTGGCTGGTGGAATTGGGCCTGAAAATAACGGAGAAGTTGGTCTTTAAAATTTGTATCCTCAGCAATGAGTTTAGAGAAATTAATATGTTTTTCCATAATTGTGATAAAGAAACGGCGTGCCATATCATAGGCTGCCCCCTCATTCCCCTCATGCTCCATGATTGCATCAATCCACGCCTCCAGCATGGACCCAAGAATTCGCAAATTATTTCGGCCATCGCAGACTTCTTCAACATGGCGACTGAGAATGAGAAAGGGTGAGAAGCCCATTTTCTTAGCTAATTCGCCTAACATGTTGTTATTAACAATCTGGGTTCGGAGACTTGTTAGGAAGCCTTCACCTTGGCCAGGGTATCGCATCTTGAGGTATTTCCCAACAATTGCTGATAAGACTGAATCTCCGGCAAATTCTAACTCCTCATTGTCTTTTAGTTTTAATGCAAGACATCCATCAGGTTTCTCAGTCATTGTCATTGATGTCGTAGTTGAGGATTGCTCGGCCCAGATTTCAGGCCGATCTACATAAGACTTGTGTACACAGGCTTGGGCAAACCATTTGAGGTCTTTGACCTTGAAGTTGGGAGAACCATAGCGATGCATGATGCTTTCAACATCTTGCGTCGTTATGTCAATATTCTTTGTATTCCAGGGATTGAATGTTTTGCTCACTGCGGCGTCAGTCATCTAGTATAATTATGTCAACGATGTTTAGATAGGGTAATGGCAGGACGAACATTAGATGAATTATTTACAGTATCAGAAACAAGAAATGATGCTTCATGGTATAAACCACGTTTTAAAAGAGGATCCAAATTTAATTATGTATCTGATTATTTAAAAATGTTAAAAATAACTGATCCATCTATTCAAGTAGATAAAACTATAACAATTTATCCAATAGGAGAATCAATAGAAGCTGATTTAAGTAAAGGAACAATATATAATCAATTTAAAGCATGTGATTCTAATGGCAAGTGTTCAACGGTATTTATGGTTGAATATGGCAATGAAATTGTAAACAATGATTGGGAACAATTATTAGTTAAATTTATAAAAGAACTTGACACATCTACAGTACCGCCACAGCCACAGCCACACCCACCGCCACAGCCACACCCACCGCCACCACCCCCACCACCGCCACCACCCCCACCACCCCCACCACCGCCGCCGATTAATTTAAGTTTAGGTGGTTCAATCAGTTCAAATCCAGGCTTGTGCATAACGCCTGGACAAAGATCTTCATTTATACCCAGAATAATTCCTAATTTTAATCTATGTGGGATAACTGGTAATATCTCCAGTTTCTCTAGTTTCTCCAATATCTCCACCTCCTCCAATATCTCCACTTTCTCCAGCTTCTCCAGCTTCTCCAGCTTTTCCACCTCCTCCAATATCTCTAGCTTCTCCAATATCTCTAGCTTCTCCAATATCTCCAGTTTCTCCAATATCTCCAGCTTCTCCAATATCTCCAGTTTCTCCAATATCTCCAGCTTCTCCAATATCTCCAGTTTCTCCAATATCTCCAGCTTCTCCAATATCTCTAGCTTCTCCAATATCTCCAGCTTCTCCAATATCTCCAGCTTCTCCAATATCTCCAGCTTCTCCAATATCTCCAGCTTCTCTAATATCTCCAGCTTCTCCAATATTTCCAGCTTCTCCAATATCTCCAGCTTCTCCAATATCTCCAGCTTCTCCAATATTTCCAGCTTCTCCAATATTTCCAGCTTCTCCAATATCTCCAGCTTCTCTAATATCTCCAGCTTCTCCAATATCTCCAGCTTCTCCAATATCTCCAGCTTCTCCAATATCTCCAGCTTCTCCAATATCTCCAGCTTCTCCAATATCTCCAGCTTCTCTAATATCTCCAGCTTCTCCAATATTTCCAGCTTCTCCAATATCTCCAGCTTCTCTAATATCTCCAGCTTCTCCAATATCTCCAGCTTCTCCAATATCTCCAGCTTCTCTAATATCAATATTGGAGCAAATGGATGTCCAATATTTAAGATTGAAGTTAATTTAATGGTTAATCCCCATACGTATAAAATTATTAATGAAAGTGGTGGAAATAATACAGGGTTAAGTGTAGAAATAATAACTGATCCAAAAGATGCTACAAAAAAAGCTACTGAAAATTTAAATGATCCTACTTTTCCAATTGAAAAAAATTTCACTGAAGATACTGATATCACAATTAAATATAACGGAGCTGTATGCCATTATGAAAGCATATTTGCAGAAGATTCAACAAATGAAGGCAGTGACGGGGGTGATATTGAACCTGATGATGCCAATGCTGATGAAGATCCATTTGGTAAATTAAATGCTCCAGGTCCCTTTGCCAAATTCTTTAATAAAAGTGTATTTTCGTTAGATAAAGGAGGAAAAACTTCAATAATTAATGGAACCCCTGGTATCTTACGTATGGATGAATTCAAAGAAAGATTTGTAATTAATGATTCAGAATTAGACAAAATAAGACAAGTTTTTATCTTATACTGGTTTATTCCTAGCTTTTACGGCAAAGATTATATGCCTATTTCTAATCCTTCTACCGATGAATACAGAGCACCATGTAATTCAGAACATCGTGGCCTGTTAAAAGCGGCATTTGAACACTACGTTGAATTCTTAAAAAGGAATGGTGCAGAAAAACCTCAAAAAACATCTGAAGAGGATGCATACGCCATAGAATTAGAAAGGGTCAATTTATATTTAAATGAATTAAATAAAGATACACCAACTAATTGTGTAGATGAAGGAGAGGCAAAATCCAAGATTGCATTTAGTGCAAAACAAGATGGAAAAGGTAATTATTACAAGTTTTTGCCAGATATGTTCTATCTAGTATATCTGCAGGCTAAAGAAGGTGGAAAAGCTAGTTCTCTAAATGCAAATGAAATATTTAGTAAATATTCTGAAATATCTAAAATGTCTGTTGATGAATTATTAAATAAACTAAAGAATGACGGTTCAGGGGTAGATGAGTTTGATCATAATATTGGTGCAGGTGTATTAAGAATATTAAATTTTTTACAGGAAAAATACCCGTCAGTCTATAAAAATATTATAAAAAAGAGTGGGAGTACTGACCCCCCAGGTCAACAGAAAGGTGGTGCTAGGAGTGTACGTGATATGAGAAACGCATTTGAACCTTTAGTTAATAAACAACATGCGTGGCATATGCTCAATCGCAACTATAACAGTTTGACGCCAGAACATAGAGCAATTCTACCTCCTCCTCCAATATCTCCTATCATAGAAACAGTAGAGCCATTCACCAAGTACATAGAAGAAAATGCAGATAATGAAAGTCTGAATGATGCTCGCACGGCAGTTGACTTAATGCCCCCTGGTGATATTGAAGAGCTGATGAGATCTGATTCTAAAACCTCTCCAATGTCCCGTATTACACCTTATTATGAGAAAGCTTTGCCTGGTGTTGGCACACCTTGGGTTCCCATTATGGTACGTGCTGATGTCCTATCAAGAGTTCTTAAGAATAGAACATAACATATAAAGTAGAAGATGTCTTCCGGTCTACCTTTAGGACTCAAGGCTAAGTATTCTTTCTATAGTGCACTTGTCTTTTTTTTAATTGCAAATCCTGAAACGTATAAAATGACTCAGAGTCTCTTTGGCGCCCTATTTACAACATCTAATGGAGGTTGCCCAACACCTTTGGGTCTTCTTTTGCACACAATTCTTTTTTTCATTGTCTTGCTAGGCCTAATGCTTTTTCCGAGAGATGAGTGAGTCTAGACACATCTGCATTTAGTTCATCATTTTGCCAAATCAAACCCAGTTTCTTTTTCATGAGTAAAGCCTCAGCAGCTTGGAAGGCCCGTTCTTCGGTCCATCCAAGATGCTGTCCAGTTGCACATAGACCTAGTAGAGTCTGCAAGTCAGTCTGAGACCATCTAGGATCTAGAGGTCTCTTGGCTGCCTTATATAAAATGCCTTCCCGAAGTCCTGCAATCCACATACTTAGATTTAAGAGTGACAGTTTATACCACTAAATAAAAAGTCTATATAATTTAGAAATGCAAGTAGCGGTGCCATCTATGTTCACTATGGCTAATATCAAAATTACTCTACTTGTTAGCATTGTTGTTGCCATTCTCTTCTATCTTTCTTTTCTAGTCAGTGGTGGTGGTATGAGGTTCATGGAGTCTTTTACTGGCCTAGGTGCAAAACAGAATACGTTTACCATGTATTATATGAATGGTTGCCCTCACTGCGATAGTGTTTTGCCTGAATACAGACAGTTTGTTGCCTCTGGCCAAGTTGAGACAGATGGCAAGAAGACAACTATAAGAATGTTAGAGCAGGGTGATCCCCAGGCAGGCCCTGAGCTAGAAGCAAACAATGTCAAGGGATTCCCCACTTTCATCTTATCTACTGTAACAGGCAAGAACATTGAGTACAAGGGTGATCGCACAATAGAAGCTATGAAAGAGTTCATCAGCCAGAATTCCTCCTAAGAATTGTACGGGCACTAGCAAGAGGGTTCAATAACCAAGCTTTTGTTGATTTTACACCTGCTGCTAGAAGCATAAGGCGATCTTCCCGGCTAGCTTCAAAGTTCCATGACGGATAATTTCCTGTAGGGATTCTCAGAATATTATGTTTCCATCTTACCATTACTTCCTCATTTCGTGAATGAGTTAAACAGTCAAAGACGGCTTTCATAAATTGCATCAGATCTTGGGGTGTTTCAGATTTCTCAGCCTTATCAGATCCTGTTGAGAATCCGATTGCCAGAGTCTCAGCACACTCACTCTCAGTTAAAATATGTAGAGGAAGATTTCCTTGAATACCACCATCAGACAGCATATTCCCTGTTATGGGATCCGTATGCGGTGTGAAGTATCCAGGAATTGCCGTTGTAGCTCTGAGAGCATCTATTATACGCACATTTGGTGTCTCTTTCTTGGAAAATTCTCTTAACTCCCTGTTTGTCAAATCTGTCGCCCAACACCGAAACATAATATCAGACTTCATGTCTCCAAAAGTTATGTTTGGATTAATTTTGAGAATTGTTCTGAAGATAATATCAAGAAGATTTACAAATTTAGATCCATCATCAAGACCAAATGTCTCAGGAAATCCCAGAATTGCATCAGGGCTAATATTTCTGATGACACTAAAATCTAATTCCATAATTAGCCGTTCAAGAACTTCTATTGGAATCTTACATGCTAGCATGAATGCCATCCATGCACCGGCACTGACACCGCAATACTCCTTTACAGCCTTATCTAGGCCCTTCTCATGCAGAGCCTTCATTGATCCAACAAGGGCTACTACCTTGATCCCCCCTCCACTTAAGAGTATACGACGAGGTGGTATCATTTAGTTTAATTATGGTTTTTAATCTGTGTTTAGATGTCTAAAATATTTTTAATTAATTTGCTAGCAGGATACTCTTTTAACTTAGATGCAACTGTAAAATGCGTAGTTTTACCAATTGTCAGAGCACAGATTGTAAATGCAGTATTTTCCGTAGAAGGTGACAGGAAATGAATAGAGCCTATATTATTCAAAGAAGATTCTGAGCCCATTAAAGATGAAAAACAAATATCAATGCGTCTCATAAATGCTTGACGAAGTGCATCAACTCCTGACATTGAAACAAAGTGCACAAAGGCGGCCGAGATGGCCTTGACTGCCTTAGAATGCAGAAGAATTTCTTGCATTATTCCGCCATCTAGAGACCAAGGAAGAATGATGGGGACAAATGAATTATGAGGTACAGATAAACCACGATCTTGCGGCCCTTCTATGGCAGCAGGAATAACGTAGAGTATAGTATCTTTTTTAAGAGCTGATCTCAAAAAAGGATACATTTTTTTTAGTAATGAGACTGTAAATGATTTGCCTGGTTCTTTAAAAATAGTTGTATCAGTTTCCTCCACAGTTTCATCTGTTCTAACATCTCGCACAGGCTCAAACATAACTTTAACTAGAGCTGCAAAATAGTAGATAAAACACATAAGTTCTTCAGACATAGATAAGCCTCTAGATTTTATAGGATTGAATTTCATAGTTTGATCTGGAACACTTGCAGCTGGACTCAAAATTCTTGGTACTATATTTTGTAAAATTGCAATGCCATCTGCAATTGAGTGATGTGTAGTCATTTTGAATCCCTTTACAGCAGTATGATTTCCAAGAAGTTCTAAATTAATAGCCCTATTTAAATCTGCACCCCCGTTTCCTTCCCAAAAAATATTGGGACCAGCTTCAAAAGAATATTTATATTTTTGTTCTTTTTTAATAGTATCCAATGAGGAAAATCCAAGTCGGTACGCAGAAAATAAATGAAATACACGTTCCTCTGCTTCTTTTTTAGAATTGAAAGAAATGGAATCTTTAAATTTTAAAGAACTTTGTATATATGGCTTAGGCATTGTTGCCCAAAATGAGTCAATATTTGTTAAAGGTATTCCTTTTTCTAATAAATGTTGATGGTTTCCTCTGGCGACATAGATACAATGTTGTTCATATATCTGGTCATGGGCCATTTGAGGAAAGTAGTCTGAAGGTACCGAACTAAGAAAGACTTGATTATCTGTAAATTTATTAATAAAGACATTTACTTCTTTATGAAAATGATAGTCCTTAAGACCCCACGGAGTATACCACGGAATGAGTTTTCCTAGAGTAGAATTAAATTCTTCTTCAGAAAAATCAAAGGCTTGGAGTTCTAACTTTGGTGAGAGACGTTTGAGAGTCTTATATATTTCATAGATGGAAAGGTTCCATACAGATGTAGGATCCGCACAAATCTGTTTAATGCGCAAAGTATTATCTTCAGGTGTAAAGAGTACTTCATCGGTCAATGATCTAGCAACAATATCAACTGGTATTGTGCTCATACGGAGCATAGGAGGAATACGCCAGATGCGGACTTTACCTCTCAACACCAAGGAAGTAAATCCGAGATGCGCCATAGCTTCAGGGGTAGGATGTGCATCTAGCCAGTTAGCGGGTGCTCCGACACAACTGAGTCTGAGAAGTGAAATCTGTATTCTATCAGCGTAGGATGCAGCAATGTGTTCTCCGAGAAATTTTGTATAAGTGTAATCTGTTAAGAAAACTTGTCTGGGCAAGTCTTTTGGCAAAAGTTCAGGTTTTCCAACTGTTTTGGCTGGATGCACATAACAGGTTGATACAAATATGATGCGACAAGTAGTTTCTTTAGTAGACCACTTTAAAGCAGTCTGACAGAGATTTTCTACACCAATCACATTGTCTCTATAGAGGTTTTCATAAGTATCAAGTGTCTTAACATTGGCTGCGCAATGTAAGATGAGATCTGGTTGTTTTTCTGATTCCCAAGTAATTTGATCTAAATGTTCTAGATCACCTTCTTTAATGGAGACTTTTGAGAAATCAGAAAAGTGGTAGAGGGAGTTTGTTTTAATGGAGGCCCAACGAGCCTCTGCTGTCTGACCCTTCTTTCCTCGGAGAAGACAGATTATCTGAGAATCTGAGTCTATGCGTTCCAAGAGTTCTCGGAGAACAAACTTGCCAACAAATCCAGTACAGCCAGTTAAGAGAATTCGCATTATTTTAGTGGGAGATATCATATGCTTGGTCATTCACGCATCATTCTTTTTTTTTAAAAAAAAGAATCATGAGATTATATAAATAATTTAATGTCTGTTTCTGCGGCTCTTGTTTCTGCGATTCTTGTTTCTGCGGCTCATGTTATTGCGATTGCGCCGGGATTTATGGCGGCGACCTCCTGAGGGGGGATCTCCAGTGCAACCAATATACTGGCTTACATTATCACCATTTGCATTCTTTTTTGTCCCAACAAATTCCTGGTGAAATGGTTTACCATAGCAACCTTTTAAACTAGTTTCCGTTGAACCGCACATAGATCCAGACTTACAAGACATCTTATACTTATTATTAAGAAAATATTATACGCGGGGCTTAAATGTTATATATCTTCCCCTCTACCTATAAATGGACCAGCTAGGCTTTTATACTGGCGGTGCCAACGCCAACAACGCTAGTATGCAAAATCAACAAGCCATGGCAGGTATACCACAGCTGCATGCTTCTACACTCTTTGACGTGAGGCTCAAAAAAGATAAAGCCCGGCACCGAGCGTATAATCAGATCTTGGAGCAGGCACTTCAGAAAGTGGCCCACTCGGCTGTTCAACCGAATCAGCCCACCTTTGTCTATTACAATATTCCGCCGTTTGTACTTGGTTTACCTGCCTTAGATTTGAAGGACTGTGTGGTTTATGTGGTTCATCAACTTAGGTCCCAGGCATACGAAGTTAGATATACATATCCTAACTTGCTATGGATTTCTTGGGCACATCACGAGCACAGATATCATATGGAGAAAAATCCGATTGTCCAGTCCATGATCCCAAAGATGGCCGGGCCGGAAAAGAGAAAGGGGCCTTCTCAGGTGAATATGCGGACTGCTGTAACTAGCACACCGGGCGCGGGACCGGCTTTGCGTGCTGCTGACTATACTCCGCCTGCGGGCTTTGTGGAGACTATGGAACGCCCGTCGCCTTATGGTGCTGCTTCTCGTCAACAGCAAAACCAGACTAAGACAGTGACCTTTGCTGATAAGAAAGATGGACTATCTAATGTGTTGGATGAACTATGGCGTATATAAAATTTAATTGACAACTAAATAGTTTAATGTTGATACATCGGCAACATTTATAGTGCCAGCGGCAACTAGAGCTGTAATTGTAACAGTATTTGCAGTACAAACCGCTCTATAATTTCCAGTTAAAGTTGTCGTATTAGCAGTTACTAATGAAACAAATGCAAGTGAACTAGTTGTAACTCCAGGCACGGTGATAGCGATTGTTCCAGCTACTAACGTAGCCTGACCTGCAATACGAGATGTGACATTAAGGGCGCCACCGACATTTACATCCACACCATCGCCACCTAGTGATGGGACTACGCCGGACCCAGAGGTGCCAAGATTAAAAAAGTTAGGAAGATTCTGATCAAACTTGGCAAAAGTGTTTGATGTAGGGTCAACAAAACCGTTTAAGAAAGAGATGGGGTCGTAGACGGAGACCAGGAACTTCTTGGCAGACAGAACGCCAACAAAGGTAGTCATGGGATTCACATCGGGGAATAACTTGCGGCCAGTTAAGTGGAGCACACGACCAGCAGGGCAAGTAGAAGCAGTTGCTCCAGAAACTACTGAAAAAACACCCGTAGGGGTAAATGTAGCAGGGTTAGTACCAGCAGTATAGGTATAGAACTCATTGTGAAATGCCGCGGTAGACACTAGAGTTTTATCAGTTCTCTGCTGGTAATCACCACGCGCTTCGGAGTGAACAAGTGTTGTCATTATACTTTATCCATAGATTTTTTTCAAACCTTACTGGGTTTCAGAAGTCCGTACAACCTTTCAGCAACAGCCTTTCCCACCTTCCGCTTAGCTCCTTCCTCAGAAATAGCCGCCAAATCTGATGCCGTAGCCGCCATCAGAGACTCCAATGTTGGATACTTGGACATAATTAAACGTGCCATGGCCTCACTGACTCCGCGACACTGGGTCAGAGTCCCTAAAAGAAACGTATCAGGACTATCACGACAGGCTGATTTGATATAAGAGGCTGCCGTGAAAGCGCTGCTATTAGTACTGTTCGTAGTGTCTGACAAGCACTCAAATGCAAATTTCCCCCCATCCTTAGTCCACTGTGCCTCAATAAGCTCAGCCAGCTTCACAGTATCTTTTGCACAGGCAGTTTGTACTACAGGAATACGGTGATGGAACTGAAGCCTAGTGATGTGTTTCAGCAATGCAGATTCATCTAGTCTAGCACCTAGCCGGTCCAAGTCACCTTCAATGACGTAGCCAAAAGCAATTCTGTGTTCTTTTGAGTACGCCAAAAGACGCCCCCGCTGCTCCTTGTACCGCCCATCAATGATACTGGCCTCTAGATCAGCTGCAGTCTTTCTCTCTAAGATAACACCTCCTTCTTGTAAATTTGTACCAGATAAATCTCCAATCCAGATATCCCCAACAGGTGGAGTTAACTCTTTGATGGTTGGTGCTAGCTTCAGAAGAGCTTTCTCTCTATAATCAAACCATATCGGCATAACGTTATACATAAAGATTAAATTACCGTTTATATAGTATAAATGAATCTTGACCTTAAAACAAGAGAGGCAATACAATTTGCAGCTGTATCAGTCTTCTCAGAGAGTCTAGTCAAGGCCAGGCAGCGTATAGAGACAATGAATGCACAATTAAGAGATCCTGCAACAGACTCTGCAACAAAGGCCGCACTTCACAATAATCTACAAGGCTCTATACAGGCATATGATTCATTTAGGATTAAGCAGGCAAAAAAAAAGCAAGAAGTTCTACAATCACTCTTTACAAAGTATCCTGACCTTGACCAAGATGAGATTGAAAGATGCCTGGATGAAGCTGTAAATGAATATGAATTAATAGAAAAACAATCTAAGATCTCACCATGACCAGAATCTTGTCATTATTCCACCCAGGTGAGTATCTGTCTTTATGATCACAGATAATGAAGGTAGAAAAAGAGATTAGATCTTTAACTTCTTCCATCACTTTTAAATAAGGTGCATGATCCTGATCACGGAAGATATCTTCAATAATGAGGAGACCCCCCTGCTTCAATTTATTCATACAAGTTCTAATGGTAATGGACTGCTGATCCACATTATGCAGAGCATCATCTAGGATAATATCAAAGAGTTCGCCGTCGGCCATATGCCGTTGAAAGACTGACTCCATGGAATCGGCCTTGGTGGCATCCATCTGGTCTAGATAGATACCAGGAACATTCAGTTTCTTAATATTTTCCATTGCGGCTAGATCAATATCAAACCCGTAGATACGCCCTCTTGTAAAAAATGCCCGCCAAGCCATAATGGACGCACCACGGAAAATACCGATTTCTGCAAACTTGATTGGCTTATGTTTAAGAGGTTCAAAGAAAAGCGAGTAGGGTGTGGTATAAGGGTGTCTGTGGCCACCATTGAGGGTGAAGGGACTCTTATCAGTCCCAGTGCGTGAACAAAGATCACACAAAGTCGTCTTACACAAAGTACTATCTAGAGTGATACAGTTATCCATCTAGATAGAATCTAACGATCAGTTTATATAGTATCCAAAAAAGATCTTACTTGGGTTGTCCAACCCAGTCAGTCACTGGATACGTCGGCGCGAACATTCGTTCCAGTCCAGGTGTCCACTTTTGATAATCAGATCGGTCGGATCTAGTTGCAGTAGTGGGTTCGTAGAACGGGTCAAGTCCCGCGGCTGTTTCAGTGGCTGTGGCCGGTACGTGAATGGTCGCTTCTCCAGCAGCCTGATTAGGCCAAGAGGAAGCAGGGGTATGAGGAAGTTCATCTTCGTACTCTATTTTAGCGTTGATTTCTGTGGTTCCAACGACTTCAAAGACATTTCCCTCCCTTCTCATTACTTTTGGTATGAGTCCCTTGGGCTTATAGATTTTTTCTACAAGTGTTTGCGCATCATCTATGTCATACGTTGTCAGATCATTTGCATTCTTAGGTTGATATGTCTGTAGAATTTCTCTTTCTTGTTTTTCTATCTCTAGTGTGTCGGGAGGTACTAAATTGCCATCTCCAATTGCTTTATACGGCTCCTCTAGATTTTTAGCAGATGCATCTGATGAGAAACCTTCAATGTACTTTGCTTGCTCAGACTGGAATTTGCTAGCATTGGGAGGATAATTTGTCCAATCAAGAGGATAACGGCGTGTCATTTGATTGATTTGCTGTTTGCTGAGCTCTCTGTCACCTTCATTATCAAAAACAGCCTCTAGCTCATATTGATCTAAACTATTGATTGGACTCGTGGTGTAAGGATACATGGTTGTATCTTTGGATGTATCAAGAACCACTTTATCTTTGAACCCTTGCTGATCTTTAAGATATGTAAAATAATATATTGAAAGGAGACTTAGCACTATTACAGCTAAATATGTCCATGGTGGTACTGCCATCTCTAGTACTTTTTTATAAAAAAAGTACGTCAAAAAAGATGCTATTATTTACGCTTTTTAGAAAAATAAGTAGTTCAAAAACAAATCATCCCCCTATTTAGAAGGGGATGCCACCAACCAGGTCTAAAAGACGAGTAACACAAAGAAATGGCCGTAAGCCTCGGGTTCTAGATGTCCGGTCAAGAGGTGCAGTAAAAGCATTTGAGAATCTGATTGTACAAGGTCCACTGACCCTCGTCTACGTGAATGCAAAGTGGTGTGGAGCCTGCCACCGTTTTTCAAAAGAAGTCTGGAGCCCCTTGACCAAGCTCAAGAATAAAGGCTTGAATCTGGCATCTGTAGATTCTGAATACATTGGTAAGACGAGTTTGGCAAATGTTCCCAGAAAATTCTTCCCTACTCTGATGCTGGTTGGGCGTGATAAAAAACCCGCTGAATTTAAAGACGAGAATGGTGAGCCAACAAATGCAATGCCAAGAAAAGAGTCACTTGCTGAAGATCGGGAAACTCTATCTGCTTTAGTGCAGGCACCGATGAATCACCCTTTAGCCAATACCCAGGTAAAAGAAGTCTTAACACCTATTAATACTGAGCCTCTTGCCAATGAAAGTATTACAAATCCAGTTGACATGGAAGTTGAAAGAACAATTACAAATATGCCTCTGAATATGAGTGCTAAACGTAATACATTAAATGCTATGCCTGCATCACCATTTGATACTCTAGATACATCTGAAGAAGTGCCTTCTATGGTTAATGTGCCTTTAACACCCAATGCAAATAAGACTTTCCGAAGCCGTGCTAGATCATCTGCACCAGATGTAGCGTCTGATCTTCTTGCATCTCAAACCGGATCACCTACAGGCACCGCAGCAGTCTTAGTTCGTGAAGAAGCTGCGCCTCTAAGACAACAAGGTGGTGGTAAGGGCAGTGGTCTCTTATACGCAATTAATCAGCAAGTCAAGTCATTAGATGCAATTCTCGGGATGAGAAAAGATAAGAAAACTAGAAAGGCAAAAGTCTAAACATACATTAACCAGTAAAATTGCTTTCAGTAAATCACACGGTAAAATACACACACCATGCCAGCCATCTTTCATATATTAGACGCCATCTCGCGTGATCAGATTACCACGATCACACGAGAGACGGAGGAAGAGCAGGAGGTTGAGGTAGAGTTTGAGGAGGAGGGTCGCAACTACAAAACAAAGGAGTCTAGAGGCAAACAGACTCGTGGCCTAGTTATTCATCTCTTTGGTATGACGGCAGAGGGGCAGCCTCTCCGCTGCGACGTGGAGGGCTTTGAGCCCTACCTTTACCTCAAAGTTGCACCAAAGACTGATCCTGCAGTACTAAATGATCTCCTCAAAGCCAGCAGTAGCAATGGCCATGTACCTGACTCTTTGCATATCACAAAAGAGAAACGCAAGGAGCTTTTCGGGTTCACTGCTGATGAGGAGTTCACTTTCATGAAGCTATCCGTCAACTCGCTCAAAGACTTTCGGGACCTCAAGAAACTTCTCTTGAATGACTACCAGGAGCCCATCTTCAGCACAAGTAAGACATCTGCACCACTCACTGTCTACGAGTCAGGCCTAGACCCCCTGCTACGTTTCTTCCATTTGCAAGATCTGGCACCCTGTGGCTGGGCATCAGTAGAAGGTGAGGAGGGGGAGGATGAAGAGTCTGGCATCCGCGTCATCACCTGCCGGTGGACGGATGTCACCAAGGTCACAGCAGCCCCAAAGCCCACTGCACCTTTCAAGACATTATTTTGGGATATTGAGTGCTACAGCCAGTCAGGAGACTTTCCGGTGGCAAAGCCAAAATCAAAGAAGGAACTAGGAGATCCTGTTATCCAGATTGGCTGTGTCCTGAAAGACTCAGAGGGAAAGCTCAGCAGAACAATCTTTGTCTTGGATACATGTGACAAGTCTAGTGAGTTTGAGGTCAAGTCATTTGCAACTGAGAAGGAACTTTTGCAAGGCTGGTTCAAGTGGCTGGCAGAGACCAATCCTGATGTCTGGGTCGGCTACAATATCTTTGGTTTTGATGAGCGCTATGTCTGGGAGCGCTGCCAGATGCTGGGAATTACGGAGGATCCCAACTTTCAACTGCTCTCACGTCTCTATGGCCATGGTGGCCGGGTCTCACTCCAGGAAAAGAAGCTTGCATCTTCAGCACTAGGTGACAACTTCCTTCATACCTTGTCACTGCATGGTCGGCTACAAGTTGATCTTTATCATGTGGTGAAACGCGGTTATCAACTGCCTTCTTACAAGCTGGATGAAGTTACCAAGTACTTCATGTCCGGCAAACTCAAGAGTGTATCAAAGGCGGAGGATGGAACATGGAAGATCCAGGCCAGTGCAACAAATTCTGCAAAGGTGGGTCGTGCCATTGTTTTACTAGATGAAACGGGTGATGAACTCACGGAGAAACTTCTTATTATAGAGGTTGGTCCGGGATTCTTAGTTGTTCAACCATCGGAGGCTGACCAAGAGTTAGATACGGACTTAGCAGTAAAGTGGGTTATTGTCAAGGACGATGTAAGCCCCGCAGACATCTTTAGACTCCATAAAGGTTCTGCAGCAGATCGCCACACAATTGCGGCTTATTGTATTCAAGATTGTGAATTGACTATGGAACTTTACAACAAATTGGAGACATTCAACAATGCAATGTGTATGGCAAATGTTTGTTCAGTGCCTGAGACTATGATCTTTACAAGAGGCCAGGGAGTGAAGATTGAGTCGCTGATCTTCAAGTTCTGCCACTATGCTGGTTTAACAATTGCCACTTTGCCGTCACCACCGTTTAATGCACCGGAGGGGCCTCGGTACAATGAGGCAGGCGATGAGATTCAAGCTGAGGATAAGGACTCTTATGAGGGAGCAATTGTTTTGGACCCCACGCCGGGATTTTACACTAGGTCGCCCATTGGCGTCTGTGACTTTGCTTCTTTGTATCCATCCACTATTGAGTCAGAGAACATCAGTTATGATTCTTTACTTTGGGCAAAGGACTATGGTCTGGATGGGAAGGAGATCAAGACTGCCTGGACCTTTGAAGGTGATGAAAGTCAGATTGCCAAGTATCAGAAGGCCGGAGAGGCAATGGGCTGCCGATGGGTGGATATTTCCTTTGATATTTGGAAACCAGATCCACTGGATACTAGGAAGATGCCCAAGAAGATCAAGACGGGTATTCGTGTCTGTCGCTATGCTCAGTACCCTGTAACGGCAAATGGCAGTCAGCGTAAGTCTGCTCTGCCCAATATTGTGCATGCACTTCTGGCTGCAAGGGCAGCAAAACGCAAGGAGATCAAAACCGAATCAGACCCTTTCAGGAAAGCACTCCTGGATGCTGAGCAGCTGGCTTACAAGCTGACAGCTAACTCTCTCTATGGTCAGCTGGGCTCGGGTGTTTTCAAGGTGCGTCTCCAGCACTTGGCTGCGTCAGTGACAGCGTATGGCAGGAAACAGATCATGTTTGCAAAGGCGGCTATTGAACGGTTTTATGGACCGGCAGCCAAGGACCCTAGATGTTCTGCTCACGTGGTCTATGGTGACACGGATTCTCTCTTTGTGGAAATCAACCCTAGGAATCCTGAGACAGGTGAGCGCTTGGAAGGACGGGAGGCCATTCAGGCCACTATTGACATCACGACGGAAGCGGGCCATTTCATCACAAAGGCCTTGAAAAAGCCGCACGACTTTGAGTTTGACAAGGCCTTTTACCCCTTCATCATCTTTAGCAAGAAGCGCTATGTAGGGAATATGTACGAGGAAAATGCAGATGACTATGTACAAAAATCAATGGGTATTGCAACAAAGCGGCGTGACTATGCACCTATTGTCAAAACAATCTATGGTGGCGCAATCAAGATCTTGCTGACGGAGAAGGATGTGCCGAAGGCGGCTGAATTTGTCAAAAAGTGGGTGCAGGATATGATTGATAACAAGGTGAGCTTTAATCAACTGATGTTGACAAAGAGTCTCAGATCAGAGTACAAGACACCGACACCTCCTGCACACAAGGTACTGGCAAATCGCATTACTGCAAGAGATCCGGGAAATGCTCCGGCATCTGGGGATCGGCTTTCCTTTGTCTATTTCAAACAGCCTCCTAACTTCAAGGGTACGCAAGGAGACCGTATAGAGACACCGGCTTTCATGAAGGCAAATGGCCTGAAACCGGACCCGGAATTCTATATTGACCACCAACTCAAAAATCCAGTAGGCCAGCTATTCAGTATACTAGTGGACAAATTACCAGGGGCTAGGCCTCCAGTTAAAGGGTGGTCATCGGATCCAGATATTCAGCTGGCTGAGAGAGAGTTGTATGCACAGGATTACTTATTCAAGTCGCTGATGGTTGCCAAGAAGCCAGGAACTTTGTTAAATATGTGGTCAGTACCTACAGGTACAGTGAAGGCGCCTCCTGCTCAGACTATTGTGAGGAGATCAGCTAGGGTGAGTGAGACTGCAGGAAAAGGTCAGACAAAGATGGACTCTTTCTTTGAAGCTAGGATGTTAGTTGCTGATATAAAAAAGACTAAAGTTGCAGCGGCAAAAGAAAAGAAAGATAAGAATGGTGGTAAGAATTAGTAGATATGTCTTACAAAGTACAAAGACAAGTGAGAATTAATGTAATAGATGCTGCGGATGCAAAAACAGTTATAGATGGTTGGGCTCTTGAAGACAATTATTATGGTAGTATGGATCCGGAAAAGTCAGTAGCTGGTAAACTGAATCAGAAAGCAAGGGGGTACCCTTATATTCAGACATCAGAAGGCAAGGCTGGCACAATGTTGGTCAATACAACTGTGCCAATTGAAGGCCCTTTGAATATAGTTTATTTGGATGGTCGGTCAGATTCTGGGTTGCCACACACTAGAGGATTGAAGGGGATAGCTTTACCCGTTTTTTTACTGTGGAATCCTCGGCCTGAGACTCTAGATCATGAGATTGTCCACCTTTCTCAGAAACAGTTCAAAGAACGATGGTGGAGGTTCTATAGGGATACATGGCATTTTGAGCCTGCAACTTCTGAGCAATTTATGTCAATACCTGAGCGATGGAGACGGCGGCGTCGTATCAACCCAGACACATTGGGATCTCCTTTTATAACATGGAAGGGACGATATATGCCATTGTCTGTTTTTATAAGTGAGTCTAGCCCTGACTTGAAAAAGTGTAAAAGAGGGTTTTGGGATTTACAAATGAGTCAATGGACGTGGGAAGCGCCTCCCGGTTGGATAGAGATGTTTGGCTCAGGATTTAATGATGAACATCCAAATGAAATTGCAGCTCATTGGATTGATGGTTCTGCTGGGTTAGAAAAGAAGAATTTTCATCTAAATCTTATATAGATGAGTGGTATTCAAAAGAAAAATAGGTCAAGAAGTAAAAATAGAGATAGAATGAGAGGAGGGGCAAATACACCAGGTACTGGTGGCAGCGGAGGTGGTAGCGGTAGCAGCGGAAGTGGTAGCGGTAGCAGCGGAGGTGGTAGCGGTAGCAGCGGAGGTGGTAGCGGTAGCAGCGGAAGTGGTGGAACTAGCGCAAAAGGGGGGCAATTAGTGAAGAATGACAACGACAGTGTCGGCAGCAACCCTGATGAAAGTAATGGAGAAGCAGGTATGCCAATTATATTTTTAGATATGCTTTCAAAAATTATTTCTGATGTCTTTCAAGGTAAAACATATAAATTAAAAAATTTTAATGATGATCAATTTCTTAAAGAAAGGGTGGATGCTTTAGTTAAAATTTTAAATCTCTATAAAACATGTGTAGAAACCTTTAAAAAAGATAATATAACTGCATATTTTGAAAATTTAGAAGCATATCGTGAATTTATTGCAAAACTTTGTTACAGCATCGCCGCAATAAGACTTAATGAGGAATACCAAGCTAATACTAATATAGTTAAGGTAGGTGCTGTAACTCAATTTGCTGAATTAAATATTTTAGCAAATGGCCTATATGAAGGGACATTAAATGATTTATGGTCAACTGATTCTGAAAGTGAGTCTAAAAAATACTATTTTGCAATGTACAAAGGTGTACTTGGTGGTGACATAGGTGATGGTGATGCAGGCGTATTAGATATTATGAATGCTCTTTGTCAAAAAGAAAAAGAGGCAGATATGACTTTTAAAGAAAAAGACTTTACAGACTTATTAGCTAGTCAAGCTTTAGCGTCACATTTAGAAATTTTAAAAACGCTTTGTGAAGGAGATGCTAATAAAATGTATGAAACTTATGAAAATTCTATGTATATAAATTATGCTTCTTTTTTTATAAAATCATTGCAATTAAATGGCGGATCATCTCTAACTCCCCCTCCTCCTCCACCTCCCTATGATCCAGAATTAGATAAATTTATAGGTAGGAAATGTTTAGATATTTTAGAAGATGCTGGCATAACAAGCCGTGCAAATTTAATTAAAGCTTTGATAAACCAAACAATTACTGTAAGCCCTACATTAAATGAAGAGTATTCATCATTTATTGAGCCTATTGGGGCTACTACAAAGCTTAATGATGAACTTACATTATATGATAAATATATTTCTGTTGAAAATGCATTACGTACTAGCTATGCAAATGATGGTAAGGGAGAATCTACCGCACTTGATGAAGAAACTGTAAAGAAAATAATGGAACTTGCCAAAGTCTCATTAACATATAATAAAACAACCGGAATTCAATTTGATAGAGGTGATGGTAAGGATTATAGTAGATGTCTAAGAAATAATCAATTGATGGCAATTATATTATTTTTAAATATGAAAAATCTTCTTATTCAGGCAGGTACAGGTCAGGGCAAATCATATATTGTTGCAGTTACTGCAATTGTTCTTAAATTATTACATCCAAATAATCCTATTCATGTAATTACTGCAACAAATGAGCTTGCAAAAGAGGGATATAATGATGTTGCAGCAACCTCTTACGCAGAAAAACATCATTTACATCCCGTTGAAAATCTTGCAGACTTATTTAGAGCTTGTAAAGTTAGAGCAAGTTTAATTAAAACTGACGCTTTTAAAGGGTATGGTGCAAATGCTATTATTTATGGAACTCCGTATGACTTTATTTCTTTAGCCTTAGAAGAATCATCTGAAAAAAATCTTAAATATACTGACCCAGAGCTAGATCGTATAATAATTTTAGATGAGTCTGATGTAAATCTTATTGATTCTGCAGATGGATCAGTTAAATATACAGATGATGATCCTGATAATGCTCTCATGCAAATAGTCTTAAATGAAATTACAGAAATTGTAAAGAAAGACACAAGTCCTATAGACATTGATAAAATTACTAAAGATTATATTGATACAATTATTGATACGTTATCAACCAATGACTCTGTTAAACCAATCTTTTCTACAAATAAAGATTTTAAAGAAAGGTGCTTGCGTGAATTACCTAATTTAATAAAAAATGCATTAAAGGTATACAAAACTACCGAATATGAAGAGGGAGTCAATTTTCATTTAAAAAAGTCTCTTCTAGATGAAATAACAAGTATAACAACAAAGGGCGCTATTGATGATCCTAAGATTAAAAAATTTTTTGAAACACTTCGGGGATTATTTAGTCAAACTACTCAAGATAAACCAAATATGGAAAGAATACAAAAAGAATTAATTATTGCACTGGAAGAAATTAAAAATGGTGCAAGTATAGCTGATATTATTACACAGCTTATATATGATGAACATTCTGCTTTTAATAGAATTATTAAAACAACTATTGAAATGTCAGAAATTAAAAATCCTAATATATTTTTTGCATTAATTAATGATGGATCAATACAATATTTAGAAGGTTCTGGGCAAATTATAGGTAATATGACATATGGAGGAGGAATTCAACAGTTTTTAGAAAAAAAATACTTAGACAAAATAGTTACTGATTTTACATTAAGCTATAGATCATTTTCATTCAATAGATATGTAAGAGAGTCAAAACATTTATTTGGTCTTTCTGGTACTGCAGGTTTAGCAAAAGAGCTTCGTGAATTTCAAATGAAATTGTGGAATATAGAAGAAAAACCTGTAGTCTTACCTGATTTTAAAGAGAAACAATTAAAGCATTCAAAAGATATAGGTGGCCCAGATGATCAACGTAAACTAGGAATAGATGAGTGGAATGCAGCAATTTTAGCAGAAATTGATAGAGTAACTAAAGACCAGCCTGTATTAATAGTTACAGAAAATCCAAAACGAGCAGATGATCTGACTGAATTTCTTAAGAAAAGTGGCAAAAAAGTTGGATTTTATATAGAATCTACTAATTCATATATTAAAGAAAAAGAATTAAAACCTAATGATATTATTGTTACAACAAATTTAGGAGGTAGAGGTACTGATTACAAGATAGAGACTGATCCTGACAAAACAGGATACTCAAAAGGTGGACTTCACGTTATAGTTGGATATGAGACAGAAGAAAACCGAAATTTTCTGCAGGCAATTGGTCGTGCAGGCAGAGCAGGAAATCCAGGTTCTTGGATATTAATTAGTAGTGGTGACCCTTTAAAAGGAGCCAAGTCAGTTGATAATATTAAAATGGCAATAAGTAGTAGTGTGATAAAAGATCTTCTTTTTGAAGTGTATAAGTATTTAGAAGATTTACATTCTGATAGTAAAAGTATTGCAAATCCACTAAACCCACAGCAACAGGTGCAGCAGGGGGGTGCTGGGAATGGAGGTGCTGGGAATGGAGGTGCTAGTGGCAAAGATGATCGTATGATTGGACTAATAGGACAGTGGTTTTCAAGAGAAGATATACAGCAAGAGTTTGTAAATTTAATATTTACTCAAAGTATACCTCTACCAAAAACATTAGAACCTCGTGAAAAAGTTGATGAATATATAAATTTAGTATCTCAACAAATTATAAAAAAGATTGAAGGATTTATTAGAACTTATAGTGAAAAGGCATTATCAGTAAAAGATGTATCAGATAAAATTAGACCTTTTATAACTGAAATAATTAGATTAGAACTACCACCATTTAATGTAGAAATAATGAATAGGAGAGCACAATTGACAGTACAGGCTGCAGTAACAGCAGCGTCAGCCGCAGCTAGAGCAGCCGCGGCAGAAGCTTTGATAGCAAAACAAAGAGCAGAAGCAGCAGCAGCGGCAGCAGCAGCAGCAGCAGATGCAGTAGCAAAACAAAAAGCAGAAGCAGAAGCAGCGGCAGCAAAAGCGGCGGCAGATGCTGAAGCAGAGGCAAAGGCAGCAGCCGCAGCAGAAGCAGAAAGACAAAGACTAGCAACAGCAGCAGCAGAAGCAGCAGCAGCACAAAAGAAGAAAGAAGAAGAGGCGGCAGCAGCAGAAGAAGAACGCCTACGTCAAGAAGCAGCTGCAAAAATCCAAGCAGCAAAAGATGACACAGAAAGGAGAGAGGAAGAGAAAAGAGAAGCAGAAAGAAAACGACTTGCAGAAATAGAAAAAGAAAGGAAAAAAGCAGAAGCAGCAGCAGCGGCAGCAGCAGCAGCAGCAGAAGAACAACGCCTACGTAAAGAAGCAGAAGCAAGAGCAGAAGCAAAGAGAGAGGAAGAAAGAAAAAGAGTTGAAGCAGAAGCAGCTGCGGCAGAAGAAGAAAGAAAAAGAGTTCAAGCAGCAGCAGCTGCGGCAGAAGAAGAACGCGTACGTCAAGAAAAAGATGCATTAGAAAAAGAGAAAGAGAGAAAAAGGCGTGAAGCAGAAGCAAGGGCACAAAAAGAAGAAGCAGAAAGGCAAAGGGTTGCAGAAGCAGAAAGACAAAGACTTGCAGAAGCAGCAGCAGCAGCAGAAGCAGAAAGGCAAAGACTTGCAGCAGAAGCAGCAGCAGCAGCAGAAGCAGAAAGACAAAGAGTTGCAGCAGCAGCAGCAGCAGAAGCAGAAGCAGAAGCAGAAAGGCAAAGACTTGCAGCAGAAGCAGCAGAAGCAGAAAGACAAAGACTTGCAGCAGAAGCAGCAGAAGCAGAAAGAAAAAGACTTGCAGCAGAAGCAGCAGAAGCAGAAAGAAAAAGACTTGAAGATGAACAAAAGAAAAGAGATGCTTTAAAAGATCTTGAAACTGATGATATAGATAAGTTAACTGCCGCAATAGCTGTAGCAAGAAATTTGGGTATTGTTGTTACAGATGCTGAATCTAAATTAGCTAGACTACAGGCAGAAAAAGTTGCTGAAGATCTTAAACAGGCAGAAATAAATAAAGCTACAGCAGAGCTTGTAAGACTTGATATTAGTATAGAAGATCTAACTGCGGCAATACTTGTTGCTGAAAAATTAAATGCAACAAAAAATGCAGGTATTGATGTTAATCCCGCCAAAGCTAGATTGGCTCAATTGAAGGCAGAAAAAGATTTAGCAGAACTAAAAGCTAGGCAAAAATCAGATGCTGAAAATGCCCTTAAGACTGCTAATAATATAGAAGCATTAACTGCGGCAATAGCTTTTGCTCAAGGATTAAATAATGATGGTGCAAATATTAATCTTGATGACGCTAATACAAAATTAGATAGACTTAAGGCAGAAAAAGTGGCTGAAGATCTTAGAAAAGCAGAAATAGCTAAAGCTACAGACGCCCTTACAAGTGCTACAACTACAAAAGATTTACAAGAAGCTATACATGCTGCTGAACAATTAAATGCAGAAGGTGCAACTATTAATCTTGACAATGCCAGAAAAACATTAGCTGAAATGCAACAAAGAAACCGAAATGCTAGTGCAGCGCAAGCAAAAAGAGATGCAGAAATAATTGCAGCAACTGCAGCTCTTAAAGATGCAACAACTATAGATGGATTAGAAGCAGCAATACGTGTAGCAACACAGTTAAAAATTAACCTTGGAGATGCTCAAGCTAGATTAAATACAATGAAGAAAAAAGAAGAAGAAAGAGTTGCTAAACTAGCAGAAATAACTGCAGCTAGAAAAGCTCTTTCAGATGCTATTAGTACAGGTACTATAGAAGCTTTAAAAGCAGCACTGGCTAGAGCAAAAACAGCAGCAACCATAGCAGCAGGATTAAATGAAACTATTGACACTTCTGCTGCCGAAGCGGCATTAGCCACATTGATGGCAAAAGAAGCAGCTGAAAAGGAAAAAGAAAGAGCAAAGAGAGCAGCTATTGATGCTTGTAATACTATTGATGATATAGATAAGCTAACAAATGCAATTCAAGCAGCAGAAAATCTAGGTGCAACTAAAATAGAATTAGAAGGTCCAAGAGATAAATTACAAGGATTAAAAACTGCAGCAGAGGCAGCAGCAGCAGCAGCAGCGGCAGCAAAAGCACAAAAGGAAGCAGAAGAAGATGCAGCCATTGCAGAACTTTTAAAACATACCACTGTATTATCACTAGCTATTGCTACTGGTAAATTATTACAAAAATTTCCAGGTATTGATCAAAGAAAATTAGATAATGTCTGGAAAAGAAAAAGAGAATTACAAAAAGCAGAAGATGATGCAAGAAAAATAGCAGAAGAAGAAAGAAAAAAAGCAGAAGAAGAGGCAAAAAGAAAAGCAGAAGAAGAAAGAAAAAAAGCAGAAGATGCAAGAAAAAAAGCAGATGATGCAAGAAAAATAGCAGAAGAAGAAAGAAAAAAAGCAGAAGAAGAGGCAAAAAGAAAAGCAGAAGAAGAAAGAAAAAAAGCAGAAGATGCAAGAAAAAAAGCAGATGATGCAAGAAAAAAAGCAGAAGAAGAAAGAAAAAAAGCAGAAGAAGAGGCAAAAAGAAAAGCAGAAGAAGAGGCACGTGATAAACCAGGTGGAGGTGGACAAATTATTAGTGGAATACAAGGACAACAAAATTTAAGTAGGCCATTTTTTTATTGCTGGGAAGATCAAGTTCAAGGATATCAAGCATCCAATCAAATAGTTGCTATAATTTCAACTCTAAAAAGACTATCAGATGGACGGCTAGTACCTAAAACAATGGAGGATTTGCATCAAGAGCGTAAAAGTCCAGCAATATTTGGTTATGGGATGTGTGTTAGAGTGGCTCACGGAATGAAACAAGGTTACTATAAAATAGTATCTGTTGATATATATACTACTGTTGAAGAACGCTTTGAAAAAAAAATGCGTGCTTTAAAATTAGAATTAGATTTAACAAAGAATCCACAAGAACAATATTGGAGTATTGAAGAAACAGAATTAGAAGCAACTGACAACCCTGTTGAAATTCATTGCCCTATAACTCGCAAAGAAAAACCACAATTTCCTAAGATTATTTTTAATTTTGGAAAACTTTATAGCATTGTCAACGTAACAGGATATAAAAGTAGAGAAGAAAAAGAGAGAAAAAATGAGTATATTCAAAAAATAGAGCAACAAAGAAAAAGAGGAATAGAAAAACAAAGTTATATGGGTGTTTTATATGTAGGTAATGAGACCATAGTTAAACTAGATCCTAGTGTAAAAACAAAAACTGGGTTTAGTGAATTACCAACAAAAAGAAAACCGGGCAAATTTGGATTTTTAGACACAGCATTTCCAGGACTTGAAGAGCGTGTTAGATTACCAGAAAAATTTCATATATTTGATCTAACTGGTATTAAATTTGTTGACCAAAAACAAAAAGAAGCAAGTGAAGGAATACAAACTGAGTTTGAACTTGGAACTACTACATTTACAACATTTATGAATAAACGTAGTTATATATTAGTAACAAGTATTGAAGAAGCTACAGATAAAGATGCTTGGCGTGGTGGTAAAAGATATACAAGACGCAAGCGTTCTTCTAGCCCTAAATCTAAGACTTTTAAACAAAAACATAAGTCTAATACTACAACCAATTCCTCAAAACGTAGATCTAGATCTAAATCAAGAAATAATTCTACAAGTAATTCTACAAGGTAAATAGGTAGCAGTCTAAATGTTTGATGCATCAGAAATAGGCCTAAGTTGGCGAGGTACACTAGACACATTGTCCACTGTACCCCAGTCAAAATGTGCAGCTGTAGATGACCATGGTCTTATGAAAGACTATACCGGCAAGCTGCGTTCTATTCTACAGATAGAGGAAACTGTAGTAGATTCTACTTTTGGAAAACTCGTTTGGGCTAAAAGGCGTTCAGAATCTTTACAATCTAATACTTTTAAAGATGTCCTAGTAAAACGGCCGTCATCACAACGACACACAAAGCAAGAAGCTGTAATCCAGTGGCTCTGTAATAAAGCACTTGCGGCAGCAGATCTCTCTAATCATTGCCCTGCAGTCTATGATCTTTTTACATATAAGAATTCACTCTGGTTCACTATGGCCCCCGTATATAATGCACCAATTTTAGATGCCTATCTCAAGTCTCTGCCAACATGGCGTATGAAGCACCAAATAAATGGTCATACTCTTCTCAAAATTGTCCTACAAATAGCCATGTGCTGTCGCGTGCTAGAACAAATTGGATTCAATCACCGCGATCTGAAACCAGATAATATTCTGATAAAATCTGAAGATATCAAAGTCCATGTATTAACTTCCCAAGAATATATAATAACTATACAACAATCTCCAACAGCTATTCTTGTGGATTTTGGCTTTTCTTGTCTCGGCCCAGGTAAGGCCCCATGGATCCAAGCAGGCGATGACGTCTTGTCTAGCTTTGATGCATGTCCCAGAGTGGGTCGTGACATATTCATGCTCCTAGTCTTTCTCCTCTGGCGTAAAGACATACAGGAAAGTCTGACCGACGAGCACTTGGATTTTCTGAAATCATCTTTGCGTCTAACAACGGAAAGATGGAAACAGATGCAACGCAACTCTAATCCTGTAGAGTGGATCTATACTTTAATAACAGAGAGAGGATTTGAATGCCCTGCCTTAACGCCCTTGACATGGATTCAGACTTGTGCGGCCAGATTTCCTGAACTTGTCTCAATAACAAACCAGCCAGCCTCTCTGACGGTGTAGCAATCATGAGGTACAGTTGGCCCAAACCACTTATCTGGGCAGCATATTACACGTTCAGCAGGATCATAGAAATAGGAATTGAGCCAAGCTGCCCACCAACTGTAGGAGGAATTAGAGAGAATGAGATGTTTAAAATAAGTCAATGACGTAAAATCCACGGGCCCTTTTCCATTTATAATGAGATCTCCCTCATTAAATAAATTCTCTTTGACCCACTCAGGATCTTCAGAAAACCAGCACACGGACTGTTTTGGATGAAAGGGCCCAAGTCGGTCATCAATGAATTTGCGTGCACCTCTATAATAGTTGGCAGTACACGTTAGATGATAGTCTGCAGCTTTCAGATAATCCCCACGACGTACATGTGCTCCAATCCAAGAATGCTGACCAATCATTCCAGCACCTACTAGTGATTGTATTGAATGCATTATTAGCGTTTGAGATGGTTTAAATAAGATGCGCAGATCTCCTGCGTATTCATTAAAATACAGACTTGATTGAAAATATCCAGATAATCTGTAATATCCAGTGTTTGGTAGGGTAGATGGATCAGGCAGAGGATTGTAGGCAAACCCTTTTTCACTAATAGTAGTCCATGGTAATGACGCATAGGTTTTAGCAGAAAGAAATGTCCATGTGGAAGGATCCAAAAACTCCTCCCAGACAGGTGGTCTATCTGGAGGGTGGTCCCATGTTCTTAGTAGAACAAGTTTCATTGAATAGCGTTTAGCATAGGCAAAGGCCGTTGCAATCTGGAAAAGTTGGTTACCTAGACCTCCCATCAGGTGGACTGTTAACATTGTCTGTGACTGTGTCTGTGACTGCATCTCTGTGTAGTTTTATAGAGGGCTGTTTAGATAAGTATAAGTAGGCTGGGACTACTCTTGGTTTTATGTATGGTGGGATAGGTTTCATAGGCAGAGGACAAGTTCTATATGTGCCAATAACAGCCCATCTGGGTTGTAGGAATTTATCGGCCATTTTTCTAATCTAAAAGATGCACTCTAAATTTATGTAGGGAAGATGACAAAGGCTGCAAAAGAAAAAATTCCAAAGGCAGTGAGAGAGCAACTATGGGTGCGTGACATGGGTCTGGCATTTCAGGGAAAGTGTAAGACTACGTGGTGTAAAAATACTGTGACAGTCTTTGATTTTCAATGTGGGCACAATGTACCGGAATCCAAAGGAGGGCCAACTACACTTGATAATATGGTTGTAATTTGTTCAAGATGTAATTTGAGCATGGGAAGTCAGTATACTTTTACAGAATGGTCTCGGAAATTTTATATTGAAGTGATGCCAAAACGTAATTTTATTCAACGGTGGTTTGGCTGCTTTTTTTAGATTTGTTAGAAAAAATTGATTGCCATATTTTTATGTTAAATGTAACACTTGATATAAAAAATGTCAATTAACCCTCTGTATACTTTTACTGCTCCAGTCACTGTGACTGTGACAATGACAACAAGCTCTTCAGGAAATCTCTCACGATCACCTATTACGTTTAGCTTTTCACCCAACTTTTCTCAGATACCTTCTGCATCACCATCTTTAGCATCTACTTCGGTTTCATTTTCAGCATACACAACAATGCCACCAATGCCAACAATGCCAACAATGCCTAGTCCTACACTCCTCTGGTCTCCTGCCTTACCTTCTTATTCATCCCAGCCACAACCACAACCACAGCCACAGCCACAAACACAAGACTCTAATGGTCTATCAACAAATTCAGTAATTTTGCTCTCTAGTATCCTAGGTTTGATTACAGTTCTTTCCATAATCAATGCAATTCATTATAACCAAAAATATAAGCTTGAAAAGAAAAAGCGACTTATTGAATACAGATCTAGCCCTCTGCAAATACATTCTCAAGTACGCAGTATTTTGCCAAGCTAGACTACAAATAAAGTTAAACATAAAACACATTTTTTAGTCCGTATTCTCTGATACACTTATCTAAGAATACCTTGCATTGAGGACAAGGTGTAGAGCATTTGAATTGCTCATCGCCTTCAGATTTAGGGTTCCGTGAAACACGAACCACATACATAGTGGCTCCTGCCATCTCATGGATGTTGCCGAGTTCTTTAATAACATTTTTTTCAGCGTGGATACTGGACTGAGAATAACCAGAACCACGACTACGAGAACCAAAGCCATTTGTAGCCTGGGCAATTATCTTGCCTCTTTTGATCAAGGTTGCAACGTGAATAGAAGCAAAGTGCGCATAGCGCAGATTAATAGTACGTGGATTACTAATAATCTGATCTAGTAATTTTTGTTCACTTTGTTTCATTTTGAAGTTGCCTTAGTTGACCCAATACAGGGTATCAATTTTTTGCTAACCACACCCTCACCTTTTCCTTCAGACCCATCTTGTACTTGGCCCAGGTCATCAGAAGAGTCTTTCGGTACTGCTCCATCTGTTCTTTATCATTAAGTAAATGCTGCATTAGAGGAACAGCTTGCTCCCAGCCATAAATCTTCAGAAAAGGTATCTCATTGTTGAAAATCTCTAACCAGGTTTCTGTAGCTGGCTGATGTAAGAAAAGCGGAATACAGCCGCAGTCTAGCGCCTCGTAAAATCTGTATGTTTCCACATTCTGACCTGCAGGACAGGGTACAAACTTGCTATTTAACAGAAGAGAAATATACTCATCTTCTTTTAGTTGCCCAGGATCATTCCAGTCCTCAAACCATTTTACGTATCTAGGTTGTATTGCATCTAAGGGTGCCATTTTCTTAGAACGTTCCATCCAGTCTGTACCGGCAAAGGACCAGCTGAGCTCACGAAAAGGGAGATCTGGTGTAGAGAGATGAGGTACATCACGATTGCCTCGGAATTGCCAGTGATAGCCTAGTGGTATTACAAGAACTTTCTCCTCAGGAAGATCTGGTCTACTATACATTCTTAGGACACCTGTAACCTCTGGCCAAGAATAGAAATCAATAGGGTCAGTGCCATACTCATCGGCTAAGTGAATGACTTGAAATTTCTTGCCAGAGGAAACTAGGGTTGATAACCACTGCAGCTGTTTATCCCAGAGAGTCTTTATCACAATGACCACAATTTGCTCATAATCTTCTAAAGGGTCTGATATTGATACGGGTTCTATGATGAAATCTTGCTGGAAAAGATCTTGGAGCCATTTGCCCTCGTATAGGCTGCTAGTCGTGACTTTGCACTGATCTAAGCTGACGAACCGTGGCCCTTTCTGCTTAGGCACCACTTGTAAAGGTTTAGCTACTGGCGCAGCTACTAACGCAGCTACTGGTTTAGCTTCGCTTTTAGCTACTGGCACTGGAGGATTAAGCAAAGCCTGATCTACCTCAACAATAGATGCATTTATTTGCAAAGGAGACCCTTTAGCCATCTGCTCTTGAATTTCTTCTGCACTGAACCGCTCATCATTATTCCACAGATCACTATCAAAATTATCTACACGGCTAAAATTATTGAACTGTGCTGTCTTATAAGCAGGATCATCATCCTGTGAAGCTCCAGCAACAAGAGGATCCAAGACATAGAGATTCATCTTGTCAACCCTATTACAGACCATATGATCAGCACTTGTCCAGTAACCATCTCTTTCTAAGATAGAACCCAAGATTTTTTCTGCACCGCGTCTAGACAGAACATAGGCATAGGCACAGAAGTGGAAATAGGTATTTGGCTCCTTCTGACCAAAAATCTTATTGGGTGCAACCTTACAGAGACCAGGTCCAACCCTCTCTAGAGTATTAGCAAATGCGTCTCTATTAGGCGGCAAAATGCCACCCAGGTAGACACAGTCCCATCCTGAAGGCAGAGACTTGTAGGCAGTTGTCCACGCCTCACGCCATCCTTTAACTAACCTTGCATCATCTTCCATGATTAAGAATGACTGAATATCTGGTGGTTCTGAGATCAACATATTCCACAGTTTCAAATGACTCAACGCACAGCCCATCACGGCCTTCTTCCAAAAAAAGTCATTAGTCTTAAATAATCTAGTAAGTGATGGCGTCAAAGATAGCTTCAGACCATCATAGGCAGCTAGCCGGCGTACATGCCCCTTCAAATCAGGATGTGCTTTTAAAAAATTCTCTTTACGATCCTGTCTCCTATCCAGATTAATGACAAAAGCGTCATCAATCCCTTCTAAGAGAGGACAATGTGAGACAAATGACCCGCGGTGTACATAGATAGATAGACCACTGTGAAACGTAGTTCTTGCAGATTCAGATCCATATACATTATATAAAGGATAGCGTTTGATACTCATGCGACTTGATAAGATACTCAGAATACTCTGATCATGACGGTGTCCTGTATGATGGCCATCGGGGCCAATACCTGTCCATTTTTCACCCACAATAATATCAGGATCTTGACCTAACTTATATGCATCGGCAAAGAGTTTTATAGGTGTAGTGTGGCCAGCAATAAAGGCACATGAGCCAGCCCAAATTTGGTGGGCTTCTTTCTCTTCAGCTGTCACTTTTAGAAGCTCACAGAAAGTCTCGTGACACCAGTGTTTATTTTTCTGCATAGAATCCTCCAGAAGTGCAATACCATTAGTGTGAGCATCCTGCAGCCATTCTGTAGGCCATCGGAGTAAGACAGATGCACAATCCATGTAAAAAATAAGTCGCCCCTTCAGAGCTTCTTCTCTGGCTACTGTATCTAAGATCCAGAGTTTCCAGGCGTAGTGCTTGCCTGCCCAGAAATCTGGAAAGCCTTGAGGTGTAGCAGTAGGGAATCTGACAAACTCAACATCGGTAAATTTCTCTTGGGTCATTTTTAAACTAGAATCTGATACATCAGATCCAACATAAACTCTTGCTTGTTGTTTGTGAGACTTTATGGAATTGAGCCACATGATGAGAAAGGGCCAGAATCTCTGTGTTGCAGCCGTTATAAACAGGGGGCTAGCCCCAGGATTGCTGACTACTTTATGGGCCTCCATAACTAAAGGTTTAGAATCAGCTACTAAGGCATTATTTACCTTTATTTCTTGCTTTCCTGGGTTAGTTCTCATCGCATCAGCCTCTGCAGAAGTCTTTGCACCTAAGAATGACGGCAAACCTTCAACAAGGTCACTGCGACCCGCTACCATTATAAAACGTCTGACCATCTCGGCAAAGGTGCGTCTGACTAGATCACGAGAATAGGAGCTGAGGGCCGGCACTGCCTGCATCTCTTTCATCTTTATAGGATCAGACTCTACCTTGTCTACAAGTTCAATGAGGTCCGTTTCAGACTTACAGTTATTTGCATTTAAGAACCCCTTCTCATTAAAATCGCGGCCGACCTTAGGATCACCCCAATAAATAGGAATACATCCAGCAGCCTTGGCGTGCAAGATCTTCTCAGTAGTATAGCCAGGCGCAGATTGATTCTCATAGGCTAGACAAAACCTATAGGTCTTAAGAAACTCGTGCTTGAGAAGTTCACCACCCCCACCACCAAGGCCGGCAAAAATGTCTGAGCCCATATTGTTATAGAGACGCCCCGCTGAATCAACGGTCTTGTACTTATTGAGAGTAGTGAATGCCTTATTTCTGATAGGATTTCTGGGATTAGTAACTACAAAAGCACAAAACTTTGATCTATTACTGATATTAGCAGGATTTACAGTTGTACATGTATCAATAGGAAGAGGTAGAGGATTTCTGATCTTTTCTAAGTCAGCACCGAACCAATCAATCTCAAACATCCAGAGAGGCATTCTGAGATAGGAATTGTCTGACATACTTGGTAACTCGTATCCGATATTGAGTTTTACAGATGAATCAATAATAGGTTTAGTATTTTCACCGGTAAAATGGACCTTGGGCCAGTCAGCTGAAAGTGAGCGCCATTCCTCACCAAAAGGACCAAATATAGTGAGAGATGGTACGGAAGTACCAAGAGACTCTATAGAATGCCCTTCCACTTTTACCTTAGCTTTTAGTGCAGTCTCAAGTGCCAAAGTGAACATATTGTGGGACTCGTTAAAGTCATCCCACATATCGGTAAAGAGAACTTTGAAAGTACTTGTAGCTGCACTTGTAGCTACACTTGTAGCTGCACTTGTAGCTGCGCTTGTAGCTACTGGCATAGCCACGCTTGTAGCTACGCTTGTAGGCTTAACTATTGCCTTTTTGTATAAAGGCATATTCATCACCTTTGTCACTGCTGCAGCCCATTCTTGTGCCTTTGCCAACGGATAGAAACGCTCAATAATCCTCTTTCGTAATTCAGAAAGCTTCTCTAAAGAACAGGCGTAAGAAACCTTTTCCGTATCCCAGATCAAAGTGTGAAGTGCTTTAGCAGCTTCTGTCACACTGTTATTTGAATAATAGAGTGTGTCTAAACCTAAACCCATAGATCTCAGAATCTCGTTATTATGTACCACAGGAATACCGACCCATGCCGCCTCCAGATTTGCAGTTTTCAGAGTCATAAACCGTGTATGGCTAATAATAACAGATTTGGGATCGTGTACCCAATCAATAATACGTTGGCGACCAATGAGATTGAAACTTACGTCAGGCAGTGATGAATGTTTCAAAACATTCTCATTAAAAAACTTATTTTCTTTCAAAACATCCATATTGTGAAATGTAATACGGCTGAGAGGCATTTTCTTTGTCAAGTGTGCGTGTCTTACAATCACCATAGGTAGTGTACAAGAAGACGTGCTTGATGCATTTGTCTCTGACACATGGAGAGACCACTTGGTATCCTGTTGCTCTTTTTGTAGCATATCGTATACTTGAGTCCACGTAGGGCTCTTAGTAATCTTTCTATGTGCCTCTACAATATCTGGAGTCCAGATCCATGGTATGATATCAATCGGCACACCTGGATATAGCGTCTCAAGATAAACTACATCATCGGGCTGCGTATAGATATCAGCAAGCCAGATTGTTGAGATCCCTGTTAAATCCCGAGGATTCTTATTTGAATACACCGTTGCCTCAATATCTGAAAATAGTGACGGCTTTCTGTTATACCACACACACTTGTCAGATATAACCCTCTCAGCAGGAGTCAAGAAAAAAGTGGTTTCAATGACTAGATCTAACTTTTCACTACTCTTTAGTTGATCCTCTAGCTTGACCCTTTTTGGAGACTCATCTTTCAGCTCATGAACATCATCCCACCAATCGGTATCTTGTTTATGCAATAGGATGACTTCAAAGTTCATAGCTTGAAAGACTTTTGCAATTGCGAGGCTAGCATTTGCATGACCTGCACTGAACATGGAAAATCGCAAGTCTGTGGTAATTCCCACGCGCATTCTACCAGAATCAAGAACAATCTTTTAGACCTCTAATTCATTCAGTTCTTGCCTGTACCCTTGCATCTTAGAGTTAACAAGTTCAATATCTTTCCTAAAGTTTGGATCTATGATAAAGTCATTGATGAAAGGAAGAATAATTACATTTACTACCTCCATACCCTTCAAATACTTTCGGGTAAAGATAAGCTCTAGCAAATTAATGGGCAACTGATTATAAATGACTGAGTGATAATTGAATCTCCCTACAATTTCTAGGAGAGTGTCAATATCATTCAAGCTGTACTGAAGAATAATATAGGTTCCGTTAACTAAGACCTTTTTTGGTTGAAATTCATGATTCAGATATGCAAGAAGGTGTGCATTTGGTTTTATCTCAAGGAGCTCCTCTAGTAGCTCACGCATAGCAGTGTCAAAGTAATTCTCTCCTACCTTCCTAGATCCTCCAAATCCACTAATGAGCTTGACACCCTTCTTGGGCTGGTAGCCAGCTAGGACCATTGACCCATTTGTAAAGATACAGCCAGCACCTTCAAACTCAATAGTGGTTGCAGTCTTAGGAGGTTCAGGTTTATAAAGTCCGAAGAAAGTCAGAATAGATTGAAAGCAGGACATTTTGGTGTTAAACACCTGAATGACTTGTTTACAATCAATTTTTGTACTTTTTTAGAAAAAAAGTACGTCAAAAAAAGAGCACCTATTTAGAAAAAAGTACGTCAAAAAAAGAGCACCTATTTAGAAAAAAAGTACGTCAAAAAAGCAGCACCTATTTAGAAAAAAAGCGCGCAAAAAAGGAGCACCTATTTAGAAAAAAGTATGTGAAAAAAATCAAAGTATATCTAACCCAACAAGTCTTGCCAAGCTTTCTGAACGTCAGGATTGTACGGAGAATGTCTCCACTTCAAAGTCTCAGCAGAAGCCCTATACCTCTCCTGGCTGCTAGCGTGTTGTTGTGACCGCATCAAAGCAGCAGATCCTTCTACCACACTATGTCCCTTGTAATAATAACCAACATCGTGCCAATCTGGCGCATTATGAATCACAGGAAATCCTGCAACTAGATACTCCAGTGTCATATAGTTATACTGATTATTCCACTGGTGACAGACTCCAGTGGCGTGAGGATAGTCTTTCATTATTGTAGGAATATCATGGCGCCCACTAAAAGTAATCTTGCCGTCCTTCACTAACTCCAGATTCTGAAAGATAGTCTCCATGAAAAAAGCATTCTTCATCATTCTGTCCCCATTTCCTACAAGAACTTCTATGGGTCTCTTATTCATCCTGTAGTTGCGCTCAACAATCATAATAGGCACCAGAGCAGATTTTTGAAAACTGATATTTGGTTCCAAGATCACAAAAGTCTCTACCTCACCAGCGGCTCTAGGGCGCCATCTCAGATTTCTTGTGCCATCCAAAGTTAAGATAGATGGATCCCAAACATAAGGAGCAATCTTCATTGACTTGGGTACAGGCTCTACGTGATTGAGGACTGCTGCGTACTCTTCGTGTTGCTTATAGTGAGGAGACACCCAGATCTCATCTATTTCACCAACGACGTGATGGGCAAAATGCATACCGTGATAGAACATTGGGGTTTCAATATCAATATTCAAAATATTACCTAGATACAGCTTGGCAACACGTGCTCCACTCATACGGAATAGACGCCGGAGACTGGGATCAATACTCATTCCAATCTCAAGATAAATGTGGATAGGAATAGGAGACTTGACTACCTCTTCTACCGTGAGCATACGAACATGGCGTAAGATAGAAGGTACATTATTAATGTCTTTTGGCTTATCATTCACAAGAAGAATAGGCGCATATCCCATGGAATCATAGAGCTTATAGAGAATGTAGACGTTCTGAAAGAGACCATTGACAAAGAGTGAGTTATCATGGATGGTGGCGGTAGCTAGCAGGATGATCTTTCTTGACTGTAAGGGTTGCCAGGGGATAGGGAGAACACGGCAGGAATCAGAAGGCACTTTAGCACACTGATTCATACCTGGGAGGCCATCCAAGGAAAGGGAGTCCATTGCTTTTCTAAGAGTATAAGTTCTTAGGCCTTTCTTATACGGACGCAATCCATAAAAAGGGTGCTGAAGCAAAAGCGGCGCCATCATTTGACCAGGAATAAGCAGTGAATCCTGTAGTTGCTATGGTATCTAGAGTCATGAAAACGGGTGAAGCACCAAAGAATGTTGCAGTGACATTTGGTATACTAGTAAATGCAGTTGCAAATGTTACAGATAAAGTACCAGTTCCATTTGTAGTATTTGATCCTGATGCAGTAATTGTGCCTGGACCAGTTGCTCCAGAAGCACCAACTAAACCAGTTGCCCCTCTAGGACCAGTAGGGCCAGTTGTTCCTATTGTCCCAGAGGGACCAGTAGGTCCAGTAGGCCCTAATGAACTTGAACCAGATCCAGTAATAGTGCTGGTATTAAGATAGACTAGATTACTGTTAGAATATAGGCCCACATTGCTCGCAAGATTCAAATTTGCCTCAATGTTTATAAAAGGGTTTGCGGGTGTGAAATTACTGAAATTATCAGCAAAAATAGTGTGCGTCGTAGTATCAACCATAGTTAAGATATTAGCAACTTGCCCTTGAAGAACTGTGGTCGCATCGGTACCACGAATATCTGAAGCAACATTTTGAAGAGGGACGATATTGACAATGAAAGGGCTGGCGTTAGTAGACATGCTAGTTATCTTATAGTTATGATTTTAGATCACTCCTTTCCAAAAGGGCAAACGAGCTCAGTATAGTCGGGGGGCGCAGCCATTTCAACAGAGATTACATCACGAGCCCAAGTGCCGACCAGATTCTCACATGAGCCGTGATAGTCACCACCACCACGCCCATTACCTTCTGCAGTAAGAAGTGAGAGAGGATGATAGACTCTACCAGTCTTTGTGACATACTGCTTCTTTGTGTGATTGACGATGAAGTTGTAGTCCTGCATGATATTAGAGAAGTCTATACGAGTAGACATTGCATACTCCTTGCCCTCAGAAAGACGATGCAGATTCTCTTCAGATCCGGGCTCGGGATCAGCATAATCGCCGGCCCAGACAACACGCGTCTTATAAAACATACCAAGTGGGCTCAGAAGGAACTCAACTGCGCACATGAATTGACTGTCAATGTAGGAGTGCTCTATAAGCTTCATACCGTTATTAAACATATGAGAGTGAATGGCGGCACGAATAAATTCCTTGTCGGCATCGCTGGCCTTCTCGGCAAGAAAGAGTGCGTGATAATACTGACCCATAGTGTGCTATTCAGAAGATTAACAACTTGTTCAATTTTTGCACTTTTTATAAAAAAGTGCGCAAAAAGAGATCATCCTTTTTTGCAAACTTTTTTTCTAAAAAAGTTCAGTCTAAACCCGGATTCTTTCTATAAGACAAATCACACCCTACCGTAGACATGAACCAGGATGCAGATCTTGATTCAGAGTGGACCGATGAAAATAATGCAGGGGCAAATTATGCAAGTTTTGCCAGGCAACTTCTGTATGACCGAACAAGTTACATGGGCAATAATTCCTATTATGCCTCTTTCTCTACTATTATAAATCGCGGCCCACAGAATTCCCTCATTGTCTTTGATAACCCCCTTCCGGAGAATGCACTGAAGCCCTATGGCACTACAAAATTTGCAACAGCACGCAAAGATCAAACCACACTCTTTTTAATTGACTCTAAAAATCGTGATAGAACTGCATATCCTCAGCCTACATCTTTCACGTTGAAACCACCGCGTGTCTATCAAAACGTCACTAGTATCCAGGTCACTGAAATAAAACTCCTTTCATCTTTCTTTTATTTTAGACTTGCTAAGGGCAATACATTCTTACCAGTTATTGAACGAGGTAGGGAGACAATAAACAGATTCTTAGGATTTCCTCTTACATATTCTGTACAAGTAGCCGAAGGCAGCTACAATATTGGTGATCTGCTGAATACCTTACAGATTCAAATGAATTATACACCACTTTTCTATGATTATCCGTCTGGATTTGCAGGATTTGTAAATGCCTTTACTGCAAACGGAGACTTGAGTGTAAACTTCAATCAACCTGGTGATACTTACTACGATGCTCTCAATAAAAAGTATGTAACTAATCCAACAATGGATCAGATCACATCTTATTACTGGGGTTCTCGGTATGCAGGTCTGACCCAGTATACTGTTGATCAGGTAAAGGTCGCCTATTACTACCCAGTGCTCTACGAGGTCTTCTTGGATACCACAGACAAAGTAGTCTATCCTTTTTTAAATTTAAATGTGCCTGCTGGCCTATTAGAAAATGGTGACACAGTTTACACACATATTATCTTTAATGCATCTGGAATTAACGACCCCATTCTACTTTTTTTAATCAATATAAATATCACTCTCTTGGACACATACAGACTCAATCACACTTTCAGATTCTTTTTGATTAACCGATACCAGCTCGCATACGATTCAAACAGTCTAAGAGTGAATATTACAACTCTAACTCTGAATACATCTCTGATTAACTTGATCAACTTAACAAATGCCAGAAATCTGACGACCATCATTCAAAATCTGGGTCTGACTCCACAAGGCTTTTCCAACACTTCCAATACTCTAAATCAGGCAAAGGTTGTCTTTGCAGACATGTACAATTACATTCAGACTCAACTGACCACTTATTTTGCAGTGAATTATGCGACTTATGCGGCCCAGTACTTTCTCAATACGGGCAATGTGATTTTCATTCAGAATGGTCTGAATGCACTGGGTGTGAGGACTGGTTATACTACAGAATACTTACAATCAGGCCAACAACCTATTGCATCCACACTTGCCTTGTACTCTAACTCTCCAGGATACTGGCCAAATTTCATCTCGGCAAATACCTATGTTGCAGGAATGACATCACCTCTAGGAGGTGGAATCAATCCAGACGGCATCAACCCCTCTACGTCTATGGTACCCTATAGTATAACATCAAGCAACTTTCAGTTTGGCCTTCAGACAATTGACTCTTCTAATTTTTTTATTCAGACTTCTAGGGCCACCAGAAGTGTGGACTGTCTTGCAACAATTAAACCAGCGCAGTATACGGTGTTCAAGTTCAGATCTCAAGTGCGTCAAACTCTACAGGTAGAGACACTGCCACTCCCCTACTATTATCGTTTTGCAGACTATAACCAGCAAGGTTTTATTAAGGGTATCTTAGATCCAAATAATTCAAATGTGCCACAAATATACTTCTCTACTGCCTATCAGTTTCTCTATCAGTCAACAAATAAATTAATGGACTCTTCTAATTATAATACTACTAAACTGCAAGATGTTGCATCTCGGTCTTTTCAGACAGCTTTTGTCTCCTCACCAACTCTTGCCTTGAATGTTCAAAGTAATTTTGCGCAGTTTGAGTTTATTGCACCTTGGCCACCTGGTATAGTCAGCACGGGTCTCTATTGCTATAATACTTCACTGTCATTTATTGGTGTAAGTCAGACAGATTCTAATATAAGTACTAACCTTGGAACAAATGTAGAGGCCTATGTCTACCACGACAGAGGTGCTTTCATGGCAGATTTAGCAACACCTTACAGAAGAAAAGAAAACCCGCTTCATTACATTGTCTCCACATCTGCAACAACGGCTAGTTCAGATCTCACTATACAGATTAGTACTTTTTCAGGTCAGCGGTACTATTCAATCTTCAGAAGTGCGGCTCTCTCTTTTGCAAATATGTCCTATAGGCCAGTCGTCTACACTGATAGTAATTATGTGAATATACAGACTGACTATATAAATTTCAGCCCCTTTGATAACCCTTCAGCTAGATCAAATCTGACGAACTTTCCTTTTGTTCAGAATTACAATTCTAATTATCTGCAGCTACCTATTGGGTCAACCTTACAAGGCATTGATCCTTCTGATGATAAATATAAGATCAGTGTTTCAGTTCAAGGGAAGCCAATTGGATATGATATATCAGGTGTAAGTGATGACTTGACTGACTATCGTGGATATATAAGTGGGCAACCAGGCTTTGTCCCTGATACGATTTTCCGTATTGATCCATCAAATCAATTTACTTTCCAGGCAATTGACCCTTTTGATCCTGTAACAGGCTCTTATTTTGACCCAGGTACAGATAATAGTATCTTAGAGCCAGCAACAAATGAAGTCTATAATTACAAGGGGACATCTTCATCTCAAATAAAGATTGTGCATTGGTATGATGATTACTATATTCCAAAACAATTAGATGACAATATCACAACGACAAGTACAATTGGTTTCTCACCCTATGTCTGCTCTATTCAAGACTACGTCGCAGGATACCCTCTTGGCTCAGATGGAAAAATAGAGTTTGGCCGAGGTATTAATGCTATTGGATTCTTACCAACTGATGGTGTTTACAATGTCACTTCATTTAGTTTCAAGAGTGCAATTTATCCATTGGGAGATGTACAACCAACTGTAGAAGACCCGAATTCAGCAATTCAATACATTGGTGTCTTTACAGGATCCTATTTGGCCAGCAAGTTTATCAATATTTCTAGTGCGGTAGCAGTCTTAAAATTCACGCAGTCACAGGTATATGCTCCATCCACTATAGATTATACGCCTGGATTTGGTGTTGAATTCGGATCATGGTATGAATTCGGATTTGATCCTAGTTTTGTAGCTTTGAGTAATGTAAAAATCAATGGTTATACCCAAGGAAGTAATGAGCTAGTAAGCTATGATTCCATGTACTACATGGTGCCATTTAATGCGGAAGGTTCTAATCTGACATTTACAAATCTTACAGGAAGTTTACTACCCTATCCTCTTTCACAGGTAGTCAGTACAGGAAGCACCTACTTTGGTCAGACCGTGAAATCTATTGTAGCTACTACACCGCAAAAACAATACATTATGCCGTCAACTGTTTCAGATGCTTTTGCTCCATATGGTCCACAGGGCCTAGTCCCTTATACTCAGTCACAGTATGAGCAGTCTCAACCTATTATGACAAATTCATTTGGGTTCCGTGAGTTTCAGAAGTTAGTGACAAATCAGTTTGCCCTCTTTCCTTTTAGAACTACATTTTCTAATTCTCAAGGCTTAATCACAGCTGCCAATGTTGGTCTAACGACATTTGTATCAGAATATTCTGATACTATGTATTTAGTAAATTCCTTGTCAAATATGGCCAATATATCTAATGTCCTTTTTACAAATCAGGGCTCATTGTACGCCAGCTCAATCAGCACATCTATTTCACTACGTGGGGGCACAATATCATCAATGCAGTACTTAGTTAATATACCTAGTACATTAAATAATTATCCTTATGTTGGCTTGTCAAACTTCTACAGTACCTTCCTCTTTCAAAACATGGATGCAAATGGTACTAATTCTAATATAACTACTAGGAAACTGGATCTGAATTTGCAAGTAAATACTCCTTTCATAACAACTTGGCTTTGGGGAGCTGGTGGCGGCACATGGACAGGTGGTCAGGTAGCAACATCTAATCAGATGGGTGGTGCTGGTGCATATGCAAAGGTGCAGATTAATATTCAGACTCTTGCTAGCCAATATGGTGTATCTAGCTTATACTTAGTGGTAGGTAAGGGTGGTAATCGTGATAATGTGACATTTGCAAGTAATGGATCTATACAGGGCTATGAGCAGCCAAGATATGGTGGGGGTGGTACATCACTAATTGAAACTAATGCAGGATCTCCTGCAAGTAGTAATATTCATATACAAGGTGGTGGATTTACGGGTATCTTTCTTGGATCTAACTTGACCAGTGCACTGCCTCTCATTATTGTGGGTGGTGGTGGTGCAGGTGGTGGTTATAGTATGGGTGGTCCTGGAGGATTTGGTGTGACACCTATTCCTCTAGCTATTGACAAATTCCCCTTTTCTAATGTAGATCTGACAACACTACTTTATAATAAGATATCTATAGGATCTGTAATAGATTGGTCTGCACTATTTCCATGTGGTGCACGGGATTATAGAGGTATAACATTTAGAACTGAAACTCCTGGTGGAGAATTAACTTATGATAGGAGCGTTGCAACATCGTGGTTAACTGATGGAGATTATGGTACATTTTCTTATGCTGCACCATTTTTAGGAAATCAGTTTTATAATTGTTTGAATGGTCCTGTAGGAACATTTGGTATATCTCCCAATGTAATTTCAAATTATGCGGTAGGTCTAAATCAATTCTCTTTAAATTTTAATTCAAATATTTCGTCTATTGGAAAAGTCAGAATATATTCATATTATCCTGGGAATCCTACATTACCAGTTGGTTTCACAGTATATAATGATATTAATAAGTCTCAAATGTTATATTCAAATTATTCATGGGATATAACTGGATCAGCTGGAACGCTCATTTTGTCAAACTATGCTTTTACACCTGCTCTAGCATCTACAGTCTTACAAGTGTGTTATGAATTTCCTATTACACAAGAAATTATTAATACGCCACTTGTAACTAATGGATGGGTAACATGCGGTGTAAATCTAAATGAATATGATACTTTACAATACAGTCTAGACGGATCAAACTGGGTGAATATCAGATCTCAAACTGGTCCTCCAGGATTTGTACCTTTGATTAGAACAAATGCAGTTATATATGCTGGTATTCCATCAGGAAATGGTGGTGGAAGATGGTATGCTTGCGGGTCTAATACAATTCTGAGAAGTTCTAATGGTCTGGACTGGTCTGCATCTAATATAACCAATCCATATACGGGTGGATCTCTAAATGCCTTAACTGTCGGATCTAATTATATCTTGGCAGCTGGAACACCCGCAGGCACATCAAATTCTATCTTGAGAACAACCAATGGTACCACATGGGATTATACGACAAGTGCCTTCACAACAAATGTTACTGCATTGCGCTATACTAATCCATTAGTCTGGGCTATATCACCTACTGGATCACCTTCATTGAAATATTCCTTGACGGGTGCTTCTTGGACTAATATTGCTCTGGGTGTTGGTATTTTAACAGGTGCAAAGGATATTGCCTATGATGGTATATCAATGTATGTTGTGGCAATGGGTACAGGTGCAGCACCCCGAAACTCACCTTTAGTATATGGTACTGCTAGTTCATTGACAGCCGTTCCAACAACATGGAGTGCAGCAGTGGCAACAAATTTAGCTAATTTTACTTGTAATACGGTTTGCTATGGGAATGGACTCTTTGTTGCAGGTGGATCTACCAGTGATGGGACGTCGCCTGCCAAGTGGAGTTCAGATGGTATAAATTGGTTTGATACTGATGTGATTCCTCAAACACCTGCACTCTTTTCTAGTGCATTCTATAATAATCTAAGTCCTGATTTTATTCACAGAGCTGGAACAACCCGAAATGCCTATTTTACACCACTATTTGATATGATTATCTATCAAATAACTTTTGACCCCAATACTGAATCATTTACGTCTATGGGCCGAGGAACTAGTATATTTTTTAGAAATGCAGGAAATAACCAATTATCTGTTCTTAGAAGTTTCAATGGTGTTAACTGGTCTCTATCATTTCAAGGAGCTTATAACAATAATTGGGATGGCAGTGATACCTTTGCTGCAGCATTTTCTGGAGGATATGGCCCTCTGACTATTATTCCTAATCTCTCTACACTCTATGTTGAAATTGCAGTAAATCCAAATATTTATGGCCTTGGTCTAGATTTCAGTGCAATAGCTGAGATAGAAGTCTATTCTAAAGGATTTTCATTAGCTTCACAGACAGCTTCAAATACAGTATCAACCGTCTACGATAATAATTTAACAACCTATTGGTGGCCGAGTGAGTCTGCTGTGGCTAGCAAGTCATTAACAGAATATAATTTGACATTGAATTTATCAACTCCTCAAATCTTGCTGAGTAAACTCAGATTGTATACACCAAATAATTCTACCCGATATTTCACTGGAATGACTATGGGTCTAGACACATCACCTAATTTTGTATTCAATAATCCATCAATAGGAGCAATTAATTTCGAATACGATCCTGCAAATAATCTTTCCTATTATGATGCTATTTTTGTTCCACCTCTATCTAATGTATCAACAATCTATATGAATATTATTAAGACAACCCCAACAAGTCTTCAATTAAATGAGGTTTTAGCTGAAAATGATCCTAATAAGCCTATTAATTTCTATAAGCCAGACACTATCACTTTTGTTGCGGCAAGTACCGATGGAAGCCCTGATAGTACTGGTACAACTCCAGGATATCCTTTAACAAATATGATAGATGATAATTTACTAACGTTTTGGACTGCTACACCTAGACCAAACCCAGGTTTTACTGTAAGTTCTAGATATGAGCTGAATTTTCATTTTAATACACCTATACCTCGTATTAATTTTATACAATTCTATACATTTTCTTATTTTGCTGGTGGGTATACTCCATTTGGTGCAAGTGGAGTTATAGTCTACGCTGATTCAAGTAAGACTTCTGTTCTATATTCAAATGTAATTGATCAATATTATACTTCACTCGGTGTAAATCAGTATGGCTACCAAATGGTGGCATTTAATATCATCCCTTACACGGATGTATCTAATATTTACATAGAGTTTATAAATAAAACAGTAAATGATGGTGTTCCATTACGTATTAATGAAATTTATTTTGTGAATATTGGTCTTAACTTAGACACCCCTGCTGGATACACGGGCGGTTCAATTACTGATATGCAGCGTATCACAGTCCCTTATTATTTATATGACGGTGGTGGTGGATCCAATGGTATTGGTGGCTTAGGAGGTGCTAACTTAAATACATCAAATGGTGGACCGACTATAATTGCCACTAATGGTCTCAGTGGTACTTACTTGAAAGGCGGTAGCCCAGCATCAGCTGGTGAAAATGGTGGATCATATAGTAATATAATTTATGGCGCTGGTGGCGGTGGTGGTGGTTACTATGGTGGTGGCGGTGGCGGTATAGCCTCCTATAATAGATCAGGATTAAGCGTATACGAAGGTGGTGCAGGAGGTGGTGGAGCTGGTTATTTCATTCCTTCTACTAACCTCATTACTCTCTTAGAATATGGCGTGGCAATTCCTGGAAATCTGTTAACACAGACACCATCCAACTATTTTCCTCCTAATAAAACCGTACAAGATGCTTTGATTGCATCAAGTAATATGGTCCCTTATACAAATGAATTAGGATATGGTGCAGGTGCTACTCAGACATCAGATACAGATCTTGGCCAGGGGGCGCATGGTGCAATTGTAATAAATTTTGATGCTCTAGCAGTTGTTCAGCCAATAGGCAATGCAAGGCAGACACCCGCTTTTGTGGATGGATCTAAACTAACTTTATTCCAGGCACCTATTTCCTACGCTAGTGATACACGCGTCTTGCCCTTTACCGCTTATATAGACTCAATACAGTATAGCCCATTCTCAAACTATAATTGGGTCTGGTACCAGGCATATCTTTCTTTGACAGGATCTTCACTAAATCCTCAGACAATGAAAGCGACAACTCAGGAACCGTATCTACCCACTATAAAATATCCAGGACTTCCTGCAATTGTATATACCGCAATAGAAGAACAGTTTTTCAATGTCAGTAGCTTTTTTAATGGTGTAACTTCAAGAACAACCCCTATTCTACAAGGTTTACAAACTAGTTTTGAACTTTTCAATCAATATTTTATTAATACTCCTTATACAGATCCTAAGTATACTACATATACACAAGTCTATTGTCTACTAGATTACCTGAGACAGTCTTCCAACTTATTAAATCCACACATAGACTCTATCACATCACCGTTAAATAGAGTCTTTGGAGGCTTACCTGGATTTGGTTACTGGGCAAATCCTTTTCTTACAAATGTCAGCTATGTGGGCTTTGATACTGGACTGAGTCTTCTACCTCCTTCTCAGGTATCAACAATTAGTCGTAGCTCTGATCCAGTCACAGCATTCTATGGTCTTGCCTTGGAGCAAGATTTAATAACAGGTATCTATTCAATGAAAAATATAATGGCATATAAGCCTAGTTTATATGATGCTTCTAATTATGGATCTAATTGGTTAAAGGTTACACAATTTAATGAATCTTTCATAGTGAATTCTCTGTCAAATCCCTATATTGCCAGTAATATTCCAGTACAACCTTATACACTCCAGAGTGCCATTGGAGGTAACTTGCCTTTACTAAATTACAAAGTCTACACTAGTCCATTTCCACTTAGCAATAATAAAGTTGCAAATGCACCCATACAAATGATTAATGATTTCCAAGGTCAGTACGCGTATTTATACACATTTCAGAATTACAATCAAGCAGATTTGAGTACTACACATTTAACACAGATTTTACTGACTTCTAGTATTATACAGGTCAATCAGCTCAACATAACCAATCTTTCTAATGCGGCAAGTAATATTATTGGCACAGTAGTCTCAGAATATAACAGTCTCACTGGTCCAAGTACTACCTTGCAGGCAGTAACCCAGTTTGGTTTTAACTTAGGTTCAAATAATCCTCTGAATCCTTTAATAAACTTTAGCTCTGGACCATCTAATTCTAATTATTATAATACATACTCAGTAAACTCACCCATTAGAGCAAGCAATGTGGGCAAAGGGTTAACTGACTATATTGGCAACTTATTTGTGGCAGATCGTCTTGGTTCATCTAATGTCTATGAAAATGTCTGTACAATTCAGATTTTCCAACAGCCGTTTTCTAATCAGAATATGAAGGTTGCGAGCCCAAGTTTTATTTTGAACCAATACAGAACTGGTAACTCTAATCCCTACTATGACTATCTAATATCACGATCTCAGAATATCTGGCAGCTACAGGGTACTCAGAATCTATCTACAATTTTCGGTGCAAGACTAATCTCACCATACGACTTTACTGTTACAACTAATTTTGCTAATCAGATATTCTATCCCACACACAAGATCATTCTGAACAAGACTGCCACAGGTATTAACCCTATTCAGAATACAACTGATTTAACAAACTATCCTTCTTATCCAAGAACCCAATCATTCTTCTATAATAATTTCTCATCACTCGTACAAGATATCAGTGGACAGTTTGCTGTAGAAAAAAAGTCTAATTTTGAATTTGCAGACACAGAATTCTCAGGCTATTTCTTCAATTCTTACATTCAAAATATTAATATGAAAGAATCAACTAACTTTAATAATGCTAATAAGGACAGCTTCAATTATCTGGCCATAAGAGCATATTCACCTTCTGAGAGTTTCAAGTGTTTAGTCCGATTTTACTTGCCTGGCCGATATGACTTTGGCTACATTTCTCTGAAAGACTTGTCTAATGAGGTTATAACTTTGCAATCCAATACAAATGTAAACCCTGAGTACTTGACTGTCTTAGGTGAATTCACATCATCGTTTGCTATATCACGTGTCTTTGGTTCGGTAGGTCTACCTGGATACAGTGGTTCAAATATTACAAGTGTAACCTTTGGTGATTTCTTGAGTAAGTATAGTTCAGTACAAGGTATTATTACATCTAATTCTGGCACTATAAACACAGTAATCAATGGGGTTCTTGCTGGTCAGAAGGCTCTAATCACAGGTGACTTGCAGAATATTTTACCTGCTTACGTGGCAAACCGAGAGAAGGTATATGATCCTATAGAATTCAGCCTACCTTTTTCTACTATTGCTCAGGCTTCCAACAGAACAATAGAAGAATATGGAATGGGCTACAATCTAGGATTTGCACAACTTGATACAAAGTTTAATACAAATCAACGTGCAGGATCTTTTTTTAAGATCTTAGATGACTACATTTTCATGAAGATGAATCCAGAACATAATATGAACCGTTTAGATATCAGTAGACAGGAAAATTATTCAGTGACACATGATACCCAGGCAGAGTCTCGGCTATATAATTGTAAATTAATCTTAAATAACTTTGGCACGTATGCGACGACCTTGGTTCAGAATCCAGTCTTATTTAATCCGCCAATTGGAAGACTGGATAAGCTGATATTTTCTTGGTATGACAGAACGGGTGCACTGATAAATAATGATGAATGTGAATGGAGTGGATCAATTCAGGTTGTTGAGACAGTTGATGTGGCAACGGCCGATTCTCTAATTCCCAAATTCTAGTTTATAAATAATAATATTAATGCCTTTCTCAATATACAAATGTGTAATACCACTTACGTGTTCAGGCACATCAATGTCTGAACAAATAGGTTCACCGTTTGCCTCCATTTTCTGCTCTTCAATAATCTCTCTATACATTGCATCTACTGCAGCAGCTGCAGATGCAAAGGATTTAAAAGCCATAGGATATGGCTGTCCGTTCTCTATGACAATATAGACACTCATTGTTAAAAATACATACTCCATATACCTTTCAATTTTTCCAATACAAAATAAAAAAACAGTATGATCAGATGTCATCGGCCATTGACCCAACAAATGTATTTGATCCCCTAGGAACTGTTAGACAGCAGGGAAGCTTGGCAGGAACTACTCCTGCACAGAGCTCCACAACAACGCCCTTTTTTCCTGCAGTCTGTCTGTCTACGCATTGGGATCCCACTCGTATCTATGCTAGAACTGTACCTACGCAGCTTGTATCACTTCCTGTAGACTTCCGCCCTTATACGAAAGTCTGCTTAGACTACAGAACTTCTGCTCCCGAGCAAGCTGCCCCTGAGGTCCCAGACAATCTAGTCTTTCCTGGTGGTGGTGATCAGTACCCTCCTACACGCTACATCAATAACATAGACAGAGAGAGTCTTCTGAGACGTCTAGATAGGCCTCTGGGCACTTGCGATCCAGACCAGTATTACCCTCCCAAGTCTGGTGACATGTATGTTGATGGGATGCTGGTTCCTAGAACTCCTAAATTAAACTCCAGATTTGTGGATGAACTCTCTATGCCCCAGGCACTATTAAGAAATGGACCCTATGATTGCAGAGCTCAGGCCGATAAGATTAACTGGGAGAGATCTCCAAGGCTGTTTAATAACACGACAAAGCAGGACAGATATACGGCACCGCCATCAGTAGAAAAACCCCGGCAAAATATCTGGGCAACACAGCTAAGATGCACTGACACACCCCTGTCTACACATAAGACTGCTAATGGTCAAAGAGCGTGGGGGCCTGGTAGTGCTGCAGGATGTCAGCTGAAAGAAAATTTTTGATGTACATTGCGCTAATAGGCACTTTTTCATTTACACTAATGCTTTAAGGAGCGGATGATTGAGTGGATAGTAATCCTCTTAATTATTTTATGTATAGCTGTCTGGTATTATACCCAGTCAGTCTCAGAATACAGTTTTTCTCAGATTAAAGAATCTCAGATATCTATGCAACTTACTAGCCTCTGGGAGGAGAGAAAACCCGTCATCATTTCAGAAGTCCGACCACAAGAAATCTGGTTAGCAAATTCTTTGAAGCAGACAAAGTTTTGGGGTGCTCAGTCAATTTGGGAAGACTATGATACGAATCCTGAAGCCCTAGTACCATCAAATCACGCTCAGCAGATGGCGTGGGCTGAGATCTTAGGTATTTCTCAGATTCAACGGGATACTTTATTAAAGTGGTTTGAGTTACATCAATGGATCTTTTCTGTAAGAACAGAGGCTCACTTGGGTGCTGAAGGTCTGAGACCAACATATGGCTGGGCTACGTCATATAGTTGTACTCAGGGTGTAGCAAGATGCATCTTACTTCACAATGCCCAGAAAGCAAAGTTGCCGGCAGGATGGAATGGTCTGAGATGGCGTGATGCTACAGTGGCTCATCATCCTTTATGGATCCAGGTGCAGTATATTGAGATCATCTTGAGACCTGGTACCACCCTCATAGTGCCACCCCACTGGATTGTGGCTATAGAGCCTTCTAGCCCAAAAGATTCCATATGGTGGGTAAGATCTGATGTGCATCATCCTATTAGCGCAGCAGCCCAACGAATCAATGAACGCATTTAACTAATAAAATTGTTTCACTAAATGGCTTCTATCTACTACAATAGATGTCCGACATAGAATCAGATGAAGATGTAAATCAAGGTGTCAACGATTCTATGAAAGCAATTCATACAATGGTTGAGCAAATTGCACATAATGCCAAGCATCTTTATAGTAAAGCTGTTTCTCTGGATCAGCAGATTCAAAATCCATTAGCAGCAGATATCTGGGCTCAGACATTTAAGTTACATGAGAGGGCCAGGTCATGGGCTAAGAAAAATATGGTGGCTAGTAAGTGTTCTCTGTGGCAAGTAAACAAGACTCTGACTGATTCAGCAAAGAAGGAGGGCCGAATTACTATTGATGGGCAAGTTACTTTGACTAGGGTTGAGGGAGAAATCTTAGACTTATCCCATGAGACTCCAGTAAGTATTTGGAAAGTTTTGGGTAAACTCCCTAGGTTCTTCATCTGATTTATCTTGGATCACGCAATTCTAATTCAGCCTTGACGCCCATGATCTCTTTATACAGCTCTTCTACTGGGCATACTTCTTCGTGATCATCATTATGAACAATTGCCTTTGTGGGTGCATAAGCAAGTTCATTCGTATTGGATGCTTGGGCAGGACATTTCACAAAGAGACTGTAGGCAAATCTGGATGTCAACGATGATGCCTCTAGGTGAGACCAAGGATTACTGAAATGAAAAAGTGGTGGTACTCCCTTTTTTATTTTAATGATAACTAACCGCTGTATAAATAATGGTAAGGAAAGACCATATTTTTGTGTTAACTTGAATAAGCAATATGTAATTAAAATTGTCATAGGTTGTGTTATAAACACCGTCATTAGCTCAGATGTAGCATAACTAATAATGATTTCTTGGCCAACAGATGATGGATGACTAGCTGCAAAGAGTAAGAGGTAATTGAGACACCACGCTAGCCAACCACCTGAGCATATGAGAAATAGCCACCCTTCCTTTGTGTGACAAGGCAGATAATTCCAGAAAGAATCATAGACTTCACAGGGAGGATACTTGGCCTTGAATACAGTAATCATCTTTACAAGTAATTCTTTTTGACTCATTTTACTCAGTTGTTTATTTTCAGACTCTTCATTATCCTCATCCTTAGGAGGCTTACAACAGAGATACATTAGAGCAACATCTAGGAGTGATTCTTCATCACCACCATCCATCATAGCTAAAGCCTCAGCCTTATCAGCATCTTTTGTACTATCTTTTCCAGCAGTTGACTCTGCAAGTTTCTTTTTATTTTCAATATATTTTAGAGCATATTTCTCAAACCGTGATCTGCGCATGTATTCTTCGTGTAATAGAGGAAACTTGTATTTGAATTCTGCAAGACCAATTTTCCCCAAGGAAGAAAGAATGAGAGAGACAACTGGAAAGTTCAGAAGACTTGTAATAATAGATAGAGCAAGAACATCATACCATAACATACCTTCTTTCCCAGCTGCGCCATAGGTAAATCCATAGAATAGGGCAGTTATAAAAAGAGAGTGATATTGGATTGTGAATAGAGCAAGAAGACGGAAGACACGGGCTAACCTGGGGTCGTACCGAAAGAGAAATTGTACACGACTGTGTTGTTGAATTATACGTTGACAGAGGCTGAGGGGTTTTGTATTGACTTGAGAATCAGATTTCTCTGTTTTTGTCTTTTTATTTATCTTTGTACTGGTTTTAGTGGATCCAGCTTTAGTAGATTTTGCATCAAACGTGTAGATTGCCGTATTAGGAGCATTATCAAAGACTGCTCTAATTGTAGGATCTTCACACAGATTTTTGACATATTTTTTCGTAGTCAAAGTATCAATGCGCATAGATAAGAGGCCGAGTAACAAAGTTACAGCAGCAATACCTCCAAAAATACCAAACCACTGTGCGTATTGTAGTAAACCAGATAAGGAATATACATTTGCCGCATTTGCAAAGACTGCCTTATTTGCTTCGGCCATTGCGTCAATACGACTGGTAAAATCAGTCAAGTGGGTACATGCACACGATATACTACCGTTCAACAAGGTAGTTATACAACCGTCAGTAGACCATTTACTCTGAGAAGTAGACCAGTAGAGACAGGTTGGTGTTAAGATAGGTTCAGGGCATTGAAATGTCTGAATAGAGAAAGGACCCGTATCAGTGCAATTCAGAGGCTTCCAGAGGCCAAGAAGACAGGGAACTAACCAAGATGCCTGACCAGTCTTAATAGCCGTTGTAGAGAGAGATAAAGCATCTCCAGACTTCTGATACACTTGGCCCACATCACATCTTGCAAAATAAAAAGGTGGTGTCTGAAACTTGGGATCTGATAAATTTAAAGCCCAGTTAAAGGAAATAGGAGTTGTCAGATTTGCAACTTTTAATGTACTGCCTTTAGAATCTAAGATATTTAGTGAGAGTGGGGGTGAATCAATAGATTCAGAACTCAGAGCTGCGTGGGGGTTTGTCGTCCACTGGATCATAGAGGCAGCTAGTCCAGTTCCTAGAGAGCTGAGTGGTGGTAGAGAGAGATTTGTAGATCCTACTTGCATGGATGCTGTTGCGGTCGTATCTATGGCTTTCATTTTCATTGCAAAAGCTGGAGTGCTAGCTGAGAATTCTCCACCGGACTGTTGCATGGCAGCAAAGCCAACATTGTTAAGAGATCCTTGAATCTGAGATGGATTGTAATAAGAGAGATCTGAAAGAAGGTCCTTTAAATTGTCTAGACTCATATTTTGCAAATTTGGTAAGGGGGGAGGAGGGCCTCTGGGGCGTTCAGTGGGAAATGCACTAGGGGTTAATGTTGATCCACTAATAGAATAACTTGGACTTGCTGACACTGAAGTATAGAATGTATATGATGACTCTGGTGATGGACTTGGTTTTTCTGAGACTGACCACGTATATGATTCTGTTGCCATCTGAGATACCGTATCTAATAGAGAGGCCGTTTGAATTTGAGACACTGTCTGAGAACTTGAAGTAGACTGAGAAGGCGATCCAGAAGAGCTTATTGATCCAGATACACTAGGTGAGCTTATTAAAGATTTAGATAAGCTAAAACATTCTGAGAAAGTGGGTGAAGGACTAGAAGAATCTGAACTTGACGGTGATATTGAATTCTGTGAATAGCTTGCTGTCTGAGATGCGGGATCTGAAGGTAGGGGAGAATATGTACTAGACTCAGATTCTGATGCCATTGAAGAAAAGCTTGCAGATGCACTACTAGAAGTGCTTTGTGAGCCACTACTAGAATAAGATAATAGAGCTGATATAGAAGGACTCTGTGAAGTACTAGATGAACTAGATATGGAAGGGGACTCTAACGGTGACTGAGACGCAGTTGCCGATGAAGTGGGGGATGGACCACTTATGAATTTGACAGATGCAGTTAGACCTTTATATGTTGTAGATGTGAATGAGGTAAATTGTATAGTCATAGTATTTGAAGAAGAAGTCCAGTTATAGGGCCACTGCATTGAAGATCCAAAGAGGTGGACTAGCTGTGGAGAAGATATTGTAGGGCCATCATATATATAGACACTATCACAACAAGGATTTGTATCTTGAGATACTAGAGTAAATTGTACAAGTTCACCTACATTTGCACGGAGTATAGATAAACAATTGGTATATATTGGATATGGCCCTGCACCAGCATAAGAATGTGTTTTCCAGACTCCTTCATATCTAGCATTGTTCCCACACAAAATAAGGGGAATTGCAGTACTAGTTGGTTTTGTAGAAGGAGATCTCTGTGGTGATCTTGTTAAACTAGTCTTTGGACTAGCAGATGGACTTCTAGATGTATATGCAGAAACTGACATTGTATATGTGGTGGCATCTGAGATATTGGGAGTTATACTTGCAGTTCCTGTACCTGTAGGTGTTCGTGTGCTAGATGGTGTATCTGTTCCTGTTGGAGAATCTGTCCCAGTAGAAGAATCACTAGGAGGATCTGGCGATGATTGACCGCCACCCATCTTTTCTATTCAGCTATAAAAATTGTTTCGGTATGATAGTCTCTGGATGGCACACCAAATGGACGAAGATCAAAAAAGAGCAGTAGATCTTGCATTAACAGGTAAGTCTTTCTTCTTGACAGGAGCGGGCGGTACCGGGAAATCCTATGTAATACGCAGCATTGTAGAAGCACTGAATCGGGAAGGAAAAGACGTAGCTCTGACGGCAATGACAGGGTGTGCGGCATTACTTTTAGGGCGTGGTGCCAAGACCTTACATTCGTGGGCAGGAATTGGTCTTGGTAAAGAGTCTGCTGAGATCATTGTGAGCAAGATTAAGAAATCATTTAAGGCAAAGAAAAACTGGTTGTCTATGGATTGTCTAATCATTGATGAAATCAGTATGATGATACCAGATCTTCTAGATAAGCTTGACTTGATTGGGCGTGGCATTAGGAAAAACATGGGTAAGAGACCTTTTGGTGGCTTACAAGTTATCTTGGTGGGAGACATGTATCAGCTTCCTCCTGTTGTTATGGCTAAAGAAGAACAGGAAAACACGTTTGTCTTTGAGGCTAAAGTATGGAAAACCGTTATTCAAGACTATGTTATCTTAAAGACTGTACACAGACAATCTGATCCTGTTTTCTTGAAGATTCTAGAGGAGGCCAGAAAAGGGAAGCTGAGCCAGGAATCCATTGCAATCTTACAGACAAGGCGTAATAATCAGTGGAAGAAGCTGGAGATCAAACCGACCCTACTCTTTACAAGGAGAGCAGATGTAGAACAAATTAATATGACCCAGCTTACAAAGTGTCAGGGGCCTGATTATATATTCAAGGCTAAGACAGTCTATTCACCTGCTGCATTTGCTATTCACGCTTCAGAACAGGAGAAGGCATATGCTATAGAGAAGATGGACAAGAATGGCGCCTATGTTCCAGAGCTCACTTTGAGGGTAGGTGCACAGGTTATGCTCTTGACAAATAAGGATGTAGAACACGGTCTTGTTAATGGCTCCAGAGGTGTGATTGAGCGTTTCTGTGATGGGCCCCAACCTTTGCCAATGGTGAAATTTAAGAATGGTGAGGTGATCATTATTGAGCCAGCTTCATGGGCCAGTGAAGACCTAGAGGGATTTAACAGAGAGCAGATACCCCTTAGGCTTGCTTATGCAGTCACTATCCACAAGGCTCAGGGAGCCACTCTGGATTGTGCCTTGATAGATATTGGAGATAATACATTTGAATATGGTCAGGCGTATGTGGCCTTGTCACGGGTCAAGTCTCTGGATTCTTTGTATATCTGGGATCTAGCCCCTCACGCTTTCATGGTACATCCGAAAGTCAGAGACTTCTTTGATCAATTGCCTGCTAGCACATCAGCCCAGATCATTGTCAGATCTACTGCATTGACGGATTCTAATGACCCTGTTAATGATGATCCTTGTATAGAGCCTGAATAAGGAACTAGAATAATGCGATTAATGTATTCGGTTAAATAATAGATTTCAGACTTTTTTGTTGGTACACTCTTAGTTCCAGCAATGGAATGCAAAATACGATCAGCGGAAATCTTTTTGACTTGATCATAGAGGTCTTCTGATAAAAAGAGAGTCTGTTCTAAAATAGTGACCAAAGGAGAAACAGCTAAAAATCGTGTCATACAGAAATGCAAAAAGATGAACTCGGACATTGAATTAAATTCGGGCGTTTTCCCAGTTTGCATTACCCTTATTTTTTTAGAAATAGATTGGATCATTTCAACGGCCTGAATAAATAGAGGTTTCTTAATTAAATAACTGCAGTACAGATCTAGATTCATAGAGATTATATCGTTGGAATTTGCCTGGTATTCTTTTACCTTTGGATCATTTACAAAAGCATTAATCAATTTACCAGGATCATAATTATCCATACCATTTTTAAAACAAAAATCTATGAGTCGGGTCTCAAAGGGAATTTGACGAAAACCAACATACATTGGAATTCTTACAGTGTAGAAACGTTCAAGATAATATCCAAAAAAAGCACCCGATGTTAATGGATCATTTAGACGCCGGAAATAGCATTGACCAAAGTCTGAAATGCCAAATTGTAGCTTAGAGCCTGATGCTCGGATAAATATATTTTTATGATGTAGGTCCATATTTATTAATTCTAGGGTTGGGTGGTGATAGAACTTTTGTAAGATATTTAAGAGTGGTGGAATTGCATCATTGATAGCTTTTATAATAAAACCACTGGGGATATTCTTTTTTTCCATTTTCTCTACCCATTGTTCAAGTGTAGACGGATATCTTGAAATAAACATCAAGTTGTACTTGTCAGTTATACCCGTTTTAATTAATGCACCTTTCAGTTCAGTGCATGCAAATGGTTGAGATGTTTTCCATGCAAGAAGTGCATCTTTAGACTGCTTGTACTCACCTAGCTTCTCTTTGGAAGGTGGGTGTTGATCATTGGCAGGAGAGCACATTCCGCGTATGCCTGCAAGAAATTTTAGAGAAAGCTCTTGGCCTAGTATATCTCTTGCAGCTTCTAGATAAATGTGTTCAGAATCACCCTTATGAACAATCTTACCTACTACACTTGTATTTGACCCTTGAGATATCTGACCTTCTTGTTTTCTATCTGCAGCACAAGGCCATAGGGGCTGAGCATATACACATCCTTCTGCACCTTCTCCTATAATTGCACCACCTTCCATCTAGTTAACCAAGTCTAAAAATTGGTTAGGTATAAAAGTTTCCATTTGGTACTACTATATGGATAAAATGTCCGAAATGATTATATTGTCCAAGTCCAGAATGGAGCAGCATCTTGCAACTATTGTTTCAGAGCAGCCTATTATTAAGGGATCTCCTGGCCGAAAACCCCGGGCTGCCAAGCTTGAGCCACCTGCGTTAAATTTGCTAGAATCTGCAGGAGCTGCTTGCGCTGCCGAACTAGGAGCTGCTGCTGTTGAGATAACAGAGCCTCTTCTGACTCCAAACCCTAGACGCCATGTTTTATTCCCTGTTGAGCATCCTGATATCTTTGCAATGACCAAGAAGGCTATTGCGGTTTTCTGGACTGTGGAGGAGGTTGATCTGACAAAGGACATGAAGGACTGGGCTAAACTGGATGCAAATACACAGCACTTTATCAAGCACGTACTCGGTTTCTTTGCTGCGAGCGACGGCATCCTCATGGAGAACTTGTCCTTGAATTTCCAGAATGAGGTTCAGGCACCTGAGGCACGGTTCTTCTATTCAAACCAGAACTTCATGGAGGCTATTCACTCTGAGATGTACTCTCTGCTGATTGACACCTACATTGATGATAAGACAGAGAAGCAGAAGCTTCTGGAGGCCGCAAACACGATGCCGGCTATTCAGAAGAAGGCAGAGTGGGCTATGAAGTGGCTGGATGCTTCTAAGGCAAACTTTGCAACAAGACTGGTTGCATTTGCGGTGGTTGAGGGCATTTTCTTCAGTGGCTCCTTCTGCTCTATCTTCTGGCTCAAGAAGCAGGGTCTCATGCCTGGACTGACTACGAGCAATGAGTTCATCTCTAGGGACGAGGGGATGCACACGGATTTTGCGTGCCTTCTGTACTCTAAGATTCAGACTAAGTTGAAGAAGAGTCAGATTAACAAGATCGTGAAGGAGGCAGTGACAATTGAGAAGAACTTTATCACAAAGGCTCTACCCTGTGAGCTAATTGGAATGAACTCGGGTCTGATGAGTCAGTACATTGAGTTTGTGGCAGATCGTCTGGTACAGCAGCTGGGTTACCCAAAGATCTTCTCTGCGGTAAATCCCTTTGATTTCATGGAGCGTATTTCTCTGGAGGGCAAGGATAACTTCTTTGAGAAGAGAAATGCGAATTATTCCAAGGCGGGTGTGGGCAAGACCCAGGAGGAGATGAGCTTCAACACAGAGGTGGACTTTTAAATTTATTCTGATTCACAATCAGAAGAATGCCTCTAACACCTTTTCAAATTGGGACACAAATCGGTGGATTAACAGTAGCCGGATTATCTCTCTATTATCTTAAACATCTAGAAACAATTGGCTGCAAGTGTTCTATGAATTATAAGAGAACATATATAATGTTCTATCATATTTTTGGTTTAGTATTCGGATCTGCACAATTATTATCAGGTGGTAAGCTTGCTGAGTATATAGTAGAGTCTCGGTATGCAATGCCTTTTCTATCAGTCTTAGTAATTGCAATTATAACAAATATAGTTTTCACCTTGATGTACATTGAAGAATTAAAGAAAGATAATTGTGAGTGCTCAGAATCTGTTTTCCGGACTATGATGTATATTTTATCTATTATTGCTGCTGCAATGTGGTCTCTACTATTAATATTTGCTTTGATCGCTGCTAGCATATTTACAAATTCTAAAAGTCTATTATCATTAGCTATTTTAATATCTGCTATCTTACTTCCTGTATTAATTATAATAACTGACCGCAGAGGATTTTTTACGCAGAGACTTAAGCTAAAAAATGAACCGTCCCAAGGCACATAAAGCAGTATGCCCAGCCACGGAGTAGAGATCATTGACGGAATTCCCGTATATCTGAAGGGTGCTAACATGTTTGCTTTTCGGCCTGAGCAGACTGCAGCAAGCACCGCAACAGCGACTATGGCAGATCTGAAGCTCGGAACGTACGATGCAGCTACAAAGACAGCTACGTGGATCCAGCCTCCAGATGTATGGCTGACAACATTTAGGGAGAGTCTCGCTCCGAGATCTCGCAAGGTATAGTTAAAAAATTGATAGTTAGATCTATGTATTTTTTACCTATACTACTAACCAAATGCCATTTGACCCGGAGATCCAGATGAAAAAGCATATTGTGGAAGCATGGGGTCTCTGGTATGTCCAGTGGCAGACACAGAAAAAAGAGCAATTGCGAAGACACGCAATGTCTACGCAAGTGCGCTTGAAAGAGTTTGAGAAGCATTTATCAGTACCTGTTGGCAAAGACCTTCTTGGGAACACCACACGGTGATACTTGATTTTGCCGCCCGAGTAGGTACTGCATACGCTCAAAATCAGATTTAAATGTGGGTTGACCATTTGCCGCACTACCAAGAGTGCCAGCTTTAGATGCTGCGACTGTAGCAGCCTTTGCCTGATAGATTGTATTTGCACCATTTTGAAAAGCAATTGTATTAAAAGTAATGGGTGCAAATTGCTGAACAATACAGGGACAATTAGCCATTTTCTACTCTTAGTCTATACTTTTTGTACGGGAACATAATTTGCATAGGCTGGATCATTTTGAACAAGAAGTGATAGACCGAGAGTATATTGCGCCCGTTCTTCTGTACTGACAAAATCATAGTATGTCTTAGATAAATTACCTGCAAGACGTAGTGCAGCTACATTTGCATTATATGCTTCTACACGTTTAAAAATGCTGACTGCAATTGAATATTTAATTAGTTGTGCATAAGTAAGAGCTTGCATTTTACCTAGTGGAAAACACGTTGTGGACATCTACCTATTCTTCAGAGAAAGTCTTCTAGGTGAACTGCGACGTTTACCTTTTTTGCGTTCATGGCCTTTAACAATCTGTTTACCACCTACATAAACTTGTCCAGCACCACCACCAGCAGCAGCAGCAGGCGCTTCACTAACTTCGGCACCTGCGACTAATTCTGAATCTTCAGCAGTTTCCTCTTCCTCAGGACCAGTATATATATCGCTGGCATCTACCGCAATCGGTTCTCCTTTCTCTCCTTCTCCTTCATATTGATCAAAACAAAATAGATTATAATACAACTGAAATATCCATCTTATATTTTTATTCATATATACCATATTAGATTTCATATAGGCTATATACTCTTCTTCAGTATCTATTGCCCCTAGTTCATTAATTTTTGCATCAAATGTAGTTTTATCTGCTTCAGACCATGGTGTATCTAGTTTCTTATATTTTAAGATTGAATTTAATAATCGTATATATTGTAGAACATTTTTAAAAAAATATTCTTGTGCCTCATATTGATTATTTACAACTTTAAAATAGGCATCTTCTTTTGTATTAATTATATAATTTAAATCATTTCCTGTAAGGTCTGTAGTTTCAACAGATAGTCTTCCAGGCAAAGAAATATAATAGTCATTCTTGAATGAATAATCTATACGCTTATTTATTGTACCGAATGCCTGAATGGATACATCAATAATACCATCTATAATGGCATTACCTGTCTTATTTATTAATGATAATTCTTCAAGAAACGGTAGCACTGTTTCTAAAAATGACCCATTAATGATTGAAATTAGTATAGACTCTCTAGGACTAAATGGCGCATTTCTATGAAGCGTATCCCAAATCGGTATAAGCATATCTATATAGATTTGGTACCATACTAGGTGATCTTGTGGTGTTAACGCACCACCTTTTTGCATTTTTGGCTTATTAGGTCTTGATATAATCTTATGCGATGTATGATCAGATATCGGTACGGGGTCTAGCTTATGGTTAGATGCCCTCTTAGGAGAAATAGGTGCTCCTATAATTTCATTGATTGAGTCTATAATTATCATACGACATACAATTTGATTTGCATACTCTTCAGACTTCAATCCGAAGGGAGCATCGCCTAACTTTATAATAGACTCTTTAATGTATTTGTAGAATTCTTGAGGTGGCAGTTTATCTAGATCAATCGTTGCATTAGCTACATGTTTGCTTTGGCGTCTAGATTTTTTATGACCAGCATGCCTAATATCTTTTGTTCCACGACTTCTAATACGTCTAGTATTTCTACCATGATTAGCCTGCGTAACACCGCCCTGCTGGCTTCTAAACTTAGTAATTAATTCTTCCAATTTAGCAGCTGCATCAGCATAAGCAGCCTGTTTTACTTCAGGCTTTGCCTCAAAGAAGCCATCTTTAATGCCAAACCCCTTTAGTATATCATTAATCTTTATTTTCTCTGTTTTCACTTTAATCTTTATAGTTCTGGCCAGATTTTCTTGACCAGTATACCGATTAATAAAAATAATACTATTTATTATTTCTGGCATTATCTCATTTAAACTATTTAGTATGGGAAAGAGAGCCGAATCTATAATCCAACCTTTAGGAAATTCTTCACCTCCACCTCCACCTCCACCTCCACCTCCACCTCCACCTCCACCTCCACCTCCCCCTCCACCTCCACCTCCACCTCCACCTCCACCTCCACCTCCACCCGCATCCTTCGTATAAAATAGTTCATTTTCATCAACCTCTATAAATGCGCATGCTTTATTAGGTGCTGCTGCGGTCTGAGTAATATTCAGTGATCTAGGTATAATTTTAATAACTCCTTCAAGGCTTTTATCTAATGTTATAATTTCTCTTTGAAGATCTAGAAGTTCAGCCTTGTCTTCTACTTTAGATAGTAAGGCAGATTTCAACTTTGCAAGATCATCTAGTTGTACCTGGGTAATACTATATCTAGATAGTCTCGCAATGATAATAGAACTTAATTCTCCAAATTTTGTATAAGACTTTTGTAATTCTGTAATTATCTTAGTATTTGATAAGATGTGCTTATGAATTATGTATTTGAATAAATCTGTATATTCTGTACCTGGAGTTGAGAATTGGATGAAGGGTTTGGATAATACATCGGTTATATTAATAAAATATTCTAATACAAACTCTTTTACATTAGTAAATAAACGTGTAAGTTCAAATGCCTTATGAGCATAATTAATTACTATTTGTTGCTTCTCCCGTGCAGCTTGATCTTCAAGACTTAGACCGAAGGATTTAGGGAGATTCATACGGAATTTATGTCCTCCTGCATCATGAGTATGATAGATAGCGGGTTGTTCATTCAGCATCGCATAGACAAATTCAGGTTCATCACCACAAAACATAACTGCATTATGATACTTGGCGCCATTTGTATTTTCATAGTCACCAGTACGCTTAGATGTAGTGTATTTTCTGAGTAATGCTGGGTTAGATACTTCACCTGGTTTTGGCTGTATGAGCTTTAGTGTGATATTTTTTGCACTATTTACTGGTGTATGGGCTCCAGCGATATAATTTTCAGCATCTTTCTTTAATGATTGAGCTTTTCTTGCTATAGTAGCAGCAGAACCCGTAAATAGAGATGTTAAATCCGAATGCATAACAATATGCAAGAATAGGTGACTTAGTGTTGGACCAGCATTTAAATTATCTATTCTTGCTGGAACTTGACCTGGTAGAATTAAAGAGCTTTTTCCAGCATTTTGCATAAAGTAGGCATTTTCTTTATAAAATTGTTGATCTGGATTTGTAGAAAATGTCTGAAGAGATCTGAAGGATGAGGCAGAAACATTTACATTTGGCATTTCTAGTGTCTGACCCTTTATTTGTGATAACCCAGCGGGATCCCAGCGTGTCTGAGGAATATCTAACTTTTGAAATCTTGTAAAATTTGCAGGAAATAATTTTCTAGGAAAGGTCGCTGTATCTTCTACTATTTTTAGTCTTCCACCAGCAACACATTTAGGAAATATCATATGAAGAAAGTCAATGAAATTTTCTTGCCATACATCACCATAAACTACATCAGGTATCCGTAATTCTATAATAGATGAATCTGGTAGAGGAGCTGCTGCTGCAGCTCCACCTGCAGGTGGAGCACGAGCAGAAAAATATCTACCACCATCTGGTATTTTAATATCTTGAAATGCACAACCTTGAGGCATGCTATGAATATTTGATATATGTGCTTGTATTTGTTGAGCATATGTTTGATCTAATGCAGTAATAAGGGGATTATCTAAGAGGTTAGTAAATGTAGCATACATTGACTTTTCAAATGTATTCCCACCCTTTATTGTAGAATAAATAGTTCTAAAATTCATACTAGGATCCATCTCATCAATAACTTTATTAATGATAAATTTTGCTCTTTCTGAATTCGTACCAGGAAGAACTAATGATATTTCCCTTCTATTACCTTCTGTTCTGCTAGTTTCTTTAAAGTCATGAAAGGTATCACAATATCCAACAACATAAAATAGATATCTTTTCCATGCTCTTTCAGCCTTCGCTTCTGCATCATCCTTATCAGGATGAGCTTCTGGTAGGGTACTCGTTGTATAAATAGTTACTTGAGGAGCAGCTGCTGCAGCTGCAGAACCAGCACCAGCACCAGCACCAGCACCAGCACCACCAGCACCAGCACCAGCGCCACCAGCACTCATCTACAAGATTCTTATGTTTAAATTTTTACAATTATGCGAAAAAAAGTTGAGTGCCACTTTAGCCGGTGGTGATTTAACAAACAATGTGCGATCAGTGTTCAAAAATCTATAAAACAGACAAAAAACATGACCCTTCTGTCTGTCCTATTGCACTCTCTCTCACATGTAGTTGTTGTAAGATTAGGGGGCATTCAACTCTGAAGTGTCCTAGATTGGACCTTTGGAAGTCTAGAGTTCCAGAATATATTGAGCAGCTTATCCCTCTTTCTCTTCGTATTCACCACAAGATCCCTTTTGATCAGAAAACCCCCATTTCAAGTGTAAATCTGAAGCCATTTCCATGCCCCCATATTATTTCTGAGTTTGCAAAGGAGAAGATGGAAAATGCCAGAAATCAAATCAAGGGGCTTCCACTAGTTGAAAAATCTGAACCTCAAATATATTCTGAACTGCACTGTAATCAGTGCAAGCCAACTTTGGAAATTCCAGAAGATAAGGATGGTTCCTATACTGCGAATATTCGGGCAACTCTTGCAAGCAATAATTTGCCAAATTCTTCTGGAAAGGAAAATCTGAAACTAATTACTAATTTTGCGGCAATGAATGGAAAGAAGCTTATTCTTACAAAAAATGTAGTACCAGTTCAGAAAGATGAGAACCCAGAAATACAGGTACAAAAAAAACAAATCAAGGTCAAGAAGGCACAAGAAGAGCCTGCGGAATCGGCAGAGTCAGAAAAGCAAGAAAAAAAGCCTAAGAAGATACTCAAGACTAAGCAGACGTCCGGGAAGGCTGCATAGAGGTGGTGCTAGTGGCGGTAGTGCAGGGGGTGATATTCCTGATGATGCCCTTGTAGATACTAAGTTAGAACCTGAAGATCCTCAATCACCACCTGTTCTGATGAGTTATAAACAGGCTAAGAAAGAAGTTTTTCACGAAGACTCATATATCTAAGGCCTAAATAGGCACTCTTATTTTTATTGTAAAGATGCCGAACGTACGAGGAGGAAAAGGATACAAGAAATTCAAGAAAGGTGCTAATGAGGAAGAAATACAATTTATAGAAAAGGAGTCGGATCAATTTATAGGATGTGTAATTAAGTTGCTAGGAAGTCTGAACGCAAGTGTATTCTGTGAAGATAATAAGACTAGAATCTGTAAGATTGCTGAGGGAATCAAAAAGAAGGTGAGGTTTTATGTGGGTGATATAGTCTTACTAAGCTATCGTGATGACTTATTACCCAAAGAAGATCTTGAAAAGGGTATGCATTCTGATAGGGGTGATATCCTTGGAAAATATCCTGCTGAACAATACTCACAGCTAAAAGCGGCAGGAATAAATCCCCACATCTTTCGGCACATTGACACGATCACGTCTATGGCAAAAAGCTTTCAAAATGGTGAAGACAAAAAAGCCGAAGCCATTGCAGCAGCAGCAACAAATGATGATTTGTTTGAAGATGCAGAAGAAGAAAGGGAAGACTATGTATCAAAACCAAAGGTTGAGTGGAAGGCACTTAGAGCTGCTGGCGTGAAAATTCTGGCCGAGGATGCAAATGAGTTGGCTGGAATTAGTGCATCCAAACCTAAGAATGTCTTAGAAGAGAAAGAAGTGACATTTGATGAATTATAATTATGCGCTCATAATCAATTATTCATTTATATTATCTTGCAGATATCTTTAAGATGCAAGATAATATAACAGACTTAGAATCTGGATATGTTCCAGGAACCGCATTTGCCTCAGCTAATTTCCCGGATGCAGATGGTGCTTCACCAGTCAATTCATTAGTATCAACCGTGAATTCAGTATCACTTTATCACCTTAATGATATTAATGAGAAGTTCCAGCAGACTAAGTTGTGGCGTAAAAAAGTTCGTGATATAATTCAATCACACCAAGAATCAATTATTGACTTTTTAATGCAGACACCTCTTCCAGAAAACCACACTGTAAAATTTGCCCATCAGATTCTGACAAAGTATGGGAAAGTTCTGACACCAAGTAGGGCCAGTGGGTTTGATACGAGTAAGGCTTCACTTATTTATCTGAAAGATTTCATCGTAGAAAACAAGACTACTGGAATTGAGGAGTTGAATATGTATATTAAGTCTCTAGAAGAATACAAGAGTTCAGACACACCATTAGAGCGTTGCTCATATATAATAAAGAATCTGATTGATTACATGAAGATAATTGGTGATGAACTCATAAATCTTGATCAGGACCTTCAAAAGATGTGCAGAACTCTAGATACAGCAGCTGAGAAACTCATACAAGTATCTAGTTTGGATAGTCTTGAAGTAGAGGGGTTCAATGAGATGATAGAGAAATATATTGAACGCCTATTTGAAAAACATCCTATTGAGAAGTTGTATTGGGAATATATGAGCACAGTTCAGAAATACTCTGCAATACGTGAGATTTTAACTTCTCACCGAATTATGAATTCACCTGAGCCACTGTGCTGTGTTTGTATGTCAGAAGTTGTGATTATGGCTTTTATTCCTTGTGGACACACTTTCTGTACAAACTGTTCTAAAAAAACATTGACGTGTCATGTATGTAGACAACATATTCAAACTAGAGTGAAACTATATTTTAGTTAATTTTGAGAACAAAGTCTCCACGTTTCAGATACTTGGCTCTGATCTCATTGGCCTTGTCTTCATCTAGCTTATAGACCTCAATGGCTTTTTCTACAATCCGACAGGCGTAGGAAAACCAGAGAGTCTCTAGAAATGAACTGCCGACTTCAAGAGGTGTCATGGGGTTGGTAGTGAAACATGGTGGCACGCAACAGTTAAATTTTTAACCCAAAGTAGATGGATCTACTCCAATCAATGGTAGATTCTGTAGAGACTTCACTAAATTTAAAACTGTTTTCTGATAAAAAAGAAGCATCTTATCATCATATATTTAAAAGTGATTATGTATTATTTCCAATGAATAAATGTAAGGATTTAGAAAACTTTAATTCTGAGGTCAGACTTTCTGATAATCCATATCCAGCAGATAACCGGCCCAGGGGGAAGGATGACTTAGAATCTGTAAAATATCACAGAAAGCAAATTAAGAAAAATGGTTACACAGAACCTATATGGATAGCTAAGAAGGGTAGCCGATATATAACACTTGATGGTGTTCATCGTCTAGTAGCAACATATTTAGAGAATAAGAGAAGTATTCCAGCCTATATTGTAAGTATATAAAGGCCTAAACTGCCTACGACATTCTATCTTAGAAGTATGTCGCAGATCAGCAAAAGTACAAGTGAAAGCTCATACATGGATTTACAAATGAGCCCTGAGGAACAGCAGGAGTTTCAGAATCTGCCTGCACTGCTGACGGCGTGGAAGCGGGTTCAGGAGGAGAAGCGTAAACTGCTAGAGCAGAAGCGTGTAATCCTAGAGCAGATCAGTGAACAGAATGCCAAGTGTGCGGCAATGGAGGGGACAATCATGGGGACAATGAAGAAACACAGCATCGCAGCCTTAGATCTGAAGTCATCCAATGCACGGGTTTTGTATAAGAAGAGTGTAAGGAAGGCACCTATCAATAAGAAAGACATGGTAAAACTTGCTGCGGAGCATTTGAAGTCTGAGGAGGCGGCAAAAGGTCTCTTAGACTTTTTGGAAAGTAAGAAGGCAGTTAAGACTAAGGAGGCACTGGTCTATGAAAAAAATCAGCTTGAATAAGTAGAGAATGCCTGTACCGGTCTTATCTAATCTGATGCGTGCTGCAGTAGAAGGTTACACAAATCCTGGAGGTACGGAGGCTTACAAACCCCCGCCGGCGTATGCAGATGCTCTGGCTTCTTTATTGGCTTTCTTTTTAGCACTTGCCCTTGTTTCTTTCATTGGTCTATGGCTGTGGAATAATAGTGTAGTACCACTCTTTGAGTTTGCTCGCCCGGCTAAGTCCATCTTTCAAATCTTGGGTTTGATGATCTTTGTATCCCTCATACACGCTTAGTAATGAGGCTCAAGATCTAGACTTAGCCAGTTTACACAAATGCGCTCGTAATATCCGCCATCAATCCAGCTATGTGATTCATTGAAATCATTTACTTGGATTCCAGCATCTGGATAACAATGTAGGAGCTTCTGCTTTTCACACGGGCCATTAGTCCAGAGTACTGCAACATGCCCTTGATCTTCTACGCTCTTGTAATCACGTAGAAGAAGAGAGCCGACTGGATACTCTTTTGTGAGGTCTATAGGCTCAAGAAGTCCAAGAGAGTCTAGATACTCATACCAGACATAGGTTCCACCGGCATAATACATCTCAGACTTGACTCCAGGAACAGTCTGACCTTTTCCAAGATGGAGTAAGTTAATGAGGCCGGCACAGTTACATCCGGAAGTCTGAATTGTAGAAACGCTTGGAATAGTCTTGCAATAGAAAGGGGCTTCTTTTTCCAGAGTTGATTCACCATCTTTCCACCAGACATAGGGCGTCTTATTGATCAATTCTTTCACTAGGTCCATACAAAACTTAACCGTATATAAAAATTCAACTTTAGTATATTTTTTTATTTTTTTTAATTTTTCTAAAGAGCTTTTTTGCACACCTTTTTGCACGCTTTTTTCTAAAGAACTTTTTGCGCGCTTTTTCTAAAGAACTTTTTTGACATACTTTTTTTTTAAAAAGCGCAAAAATTGAATGAGCTCATGCCTGCTGAGTTAGTACACCCAAGCAGAAATGAGTCGCCAGAACAAGAATACCACATCTAACCAGGCTTTGACTGCAGAGCAGATCAGGGCAGCTCCTCTGAGTGTCTTGCAGAACCAGAAGAAGATCATCCCTGCACACCAACATGATCTTCACTTTGCCGTGGATCAGGCAATGATGGCAATCTCGCACCAGTACACCACAAAGGCTCAGACACTGGGTTGTCTGCAGTTGACGACAAATGACGGCATGCCTATTGTAGGTGCAGTCTACCCGCAGTCATCTCTTTGGCCCAAGAACTTTGTCAAGAAGCATATGGGCAAGAAAGTGGTTTGCCACATGCCCTGTTGCACTGTGTACCACCCTCATTCACAAGACAACACTCTTGGTCAAGCCGACCATAGTTTTGGAAAGCGGGAATACCTGCCCCAGACTGGTTGGATCAAGGTAGAGTCACGCTCTAAGAGGAATAAGCGCCTGAAGGCTAGTCGGGAGCAGCATCTAGAGAATCAGTACCTCTACAATGAGGAGGACTATGACGCACACTCTTCTTACAGCAACTAAGTCTTTCTTTGTCCTATAACAAAAACAAAAAAAGCCTTTATTCTCAAAGGTTATAGCCCTAGGTGGGGATCGAACCCACAATCTTCAGCTTAGAAGGCTGACGCGTTATCCATTGCGCTACTAGGGCACACTTATTCTACTACACTTACTATGACTCAATTTTTTATCACCAATCCATACAGCGCTCATCTAGACATCTCCTAGCTTCCATCTCTAAAGAAGGTACTAATGCCAACGCACCTGGTAGAGTAATCCAACCATCCTTTATATACTTAAATACCCGCTCTTCAAATAATATTTTCACCCGTTGCCAATGTGCATCTTCTTTCCAATCAGGATGAATATGTTTATTATAAATAAGACATCTTGCAACAACATAACTGTCAAGAAGATCAGCGTGTCTTGCTACATCATAAGAAATCTGCCACTTTCCGTGATTAGGATACACGGGATTACCACTTAGATCAACCTGTTTTTTTAACTTAGAATAAGACATACTAGTTATAATGGAAATCAAACTGTCAGCAACATCATTTCCCCACCACATTTCATTTACTAACCAAGACTTTATTAAAGATGCTCCAACTTGTTCATCTACATACTTGTGATCACACATATCATGAAGTGCAGATGCTACCATTGCCATATGGCGCTGTTCTTCTGTTATACTAGGAATGGTCTTCATTAATTCATCTGCAATTTGCATAACACGTATAGAGTGTTTCAGTCCGTGACTCTCATCAATATTGAACTTTTCACACGTGGCTTTGATAAAAGGCTCTATTAAATGAATCATCTTAATATTAATGAGTTTTCAACCGTATTCATTTTTACGCACAACCTAAAAATTGACTTTTATGCTCATTTCAGCAAGGTTAATATGCCTGTTGTTTGGATTCATCGCTATAATGCCTGTGATATTCTTGTTCAGTTTTCTGAGACGAGGAAACAAGATGCAATTAAATTTGCCCATACATTTCTTTATGAGACTGATGATGACTGTACTATTGAGAATGAGATCAGCAACAATTGGATTATACACCTAGGCTTCTCTTCGTCTGTACAGATTTTCCTCACTTTGTTGGATATCTTTCATCCAAATGATTATTTTAATATGAGCGCTAATCAAGGAACTTGGAATCCGAGAGGGTTTGCCCAGGTTGCTGAGGATGAGGCGAGAGATCTTGGCGTAACAGGAGAACCGGAGGGATTTGTTCCCTATTCCAATCAAATTATCTGGAAAAATAATTATAAGTCTCAGGCAGAACTAGACGCTGAACTTGATGCTTACTATGGAAGAGAGCCAACTGAGATGATTGTAGATGGTTAATTAATGATATTAGTTTGAATAAGATGGACCATCATATATGAATAAAATGCTCCAAGAACTAGTGGAGTAAGAATAATACAGGCCTCTAACAAAGTTGACCTGCTATCTTTAGAGTTTACAATAGTATCATCATAAACAGATTCTAGATAATCTACCTCAGCATTTTCATCTTTATCAACATTTTCATCTTTATTAACTATCATATTTGCTGGTTCCTCATTAAGTGATGGCGGGGTTGTCTCTTCCACATTTTTTACTGTATCATGCGGTGCGCACGTTAGATCTTTAAAGAAGTCACTGAAACTAGAAAAGCAAGTACTCATTCCTACTATATTTATCTAAATACGTTTTAGACCTTTGTCAAAACTAAAAATTGAACTCATTAGGTTATACGTAACTGAATAACCAAATAAATGCAGGATTTTAAGTTAGGCCTTGATCTGAACAAGACTTACTACCGTCTGCGTAGCCTAAGATCAGAGGGCTACTTTGTCAGCATTACACCACACAATGATGATTACATCGTTGAGTGCAGAATCTACATTACTGACAGGGATGATGAGACGGGGACTATTAACCTCTTAGAGGTACCTGCTGCACTTATCTATGATAATGCTCAGCTACGTAATGAGAACGAGAAATGTTTGGGCTGTAAATCCATTCCTGGAGAGGAGCGTGAACTTACCCGTGGCTGTATCTCGTGTCCTTTGAGTTGCGGATCTTTTACTCGGCCGTTTGCTTTAATAGAAAAGATCTACAAGGGAAAGCTGGAATCTGATCTCACCATTAGCGGCATTCCGCCACAGATGGCTTCTGTAATTTCAGCAGTATTGAAAGTCTAGATTATTGGTTATGTCTTTTAGCATATAATTCGTCGTATCTAGCTTGTTCTTCAGGTGATAAACCTCCTTGTGGCGATAATTTTTTTATTATTAAATTGACAAGTTCTTGTTGTTCATCGCCTTCTAAAGCTACTGTAACCCCTTGTCCATTACGTATTCCTTGTTCAAGTGCATTTAAATGGTTTCGCAGCATTCTTCCACGAGCTCTTGCATCTGCAAGAGCTCTTCTGGAATTCTCTGTTCTTGCCCGTGTCCAACGCATATCAGGTGGGTAATTAGCTATTGTTGTACGGCGATATGGGCGTCCACTATTTCTACGTTCTATCCATTTTGCTGTAACTGCACTACGAGATCCTCTAGGTACCGGTCTACGCCAATGTTCAGGATCTGGTAGGGTCTGTCGGACTTTCCAAGGATTCCATTCATCCCCAGTTTCATACGTATTTGCATAAGGGAAAATTGTGCCTACATTAGGATGAAACGTTGCTCGTCTTTTACGAGTTACACCTCTTGTACCACGCCTATGCCGGAGGCTCTGAGCGTGTGCAGGCATTCTAATAGAACGCACTATTATGTCTAAGTAAAAAATTGATTTTTTTACTCATCTAAATTTAGTATAGATGAACCAAATAGACGACTCTACTAAACTAGATATCAGCCTTAATGAGACATTCTTTCTATTGAGAAATGCCATAGCACATCTCAAAGAAGAACATCGTTCAAGTATCTTGATGAAATTTGCAGACAGTATGAAAAATAGGTTTCAGCTGGGTAAGGAAGAGATAAAGGAAGCAATTAAGATTGGTGGACACGATTTTAAAGAGCCACAGAAAGTGATTGTGGCCACGAGAATGGTTCCTGTTTCTCATCCAGAAGAAATGGGTGAAAATGGACTCATGTGGACAGATCTAAGAAGATAATAAAGTATCAAGTCCTTTTCTCTGCAAGTTTATTCAGCCTCCTTGAGGTTAGATACCATTCCTCCTCCATATAATAGGCTTGCCGCAAAGAATGGAGAGTTGATGGCATTTTTAGTCTCCCATTGGCATCATAAGAATGATCTTTCATATAGCACTCTATACACGTGCCTCTAGCAGAAGACTTACAGTCTGCACACCTATCTCTAGCCTCTTTAGACTCAGTGTTAATAGAAGACATATTGATATTAAGTATCCAGACTTAGAATAGATCAATTTTTTGACTATTTAATGCAAAAATTGAAACTTTAGCGTGTACTCAATATAGTACACGCTTCAGAAATGGCTAGCACTGACTCTCAAAAAATCCTCATTGGTGGTTGGGCGGCATTTGCCGAAGATGCTGGGGTAAATAAGAAAGAGCCAATAGAGACTTTTACTTGGCTATCTGACTCTTACTATGAGTACGAGGACTGTAGGGAGGCTCTTGAGAAAACCCCTGGATCAAAGGAGTGGCTGAAGACTTACACATTTAACAAAAAGGTTGAGGGCTTTCCATTTAGCAACCCCACCGCACGCTCATTCACACAACACATGACTTCTTGTCACAGTGGTCATTCTATTACTTCACTCTTGTGGAGTTACAAGTACGCCTTGAACAACTGGGATACCTGGGTGCACGCCAAGAAGCGGTACAAGGCTCTCCAGGAGTATCTGGAAAGCCAGATTCCCTTGAATGAGGTGCACGGGATGCTCTATTATTGTGCAAAGTGGTTGGAGAAAGATGGTCTTGGTGCTGAGGGTGCAGAGGCAAAGCTAAAAGAGCAGTGTGCAAAATACGAGTATCCTTTTACAAGCGTCTCCAATCTTAAGAATGTTCTTGACTTCATTTACACCGACCTTAAGACATTGGAGGCCGAGCGGAAAAAGGAGGATGATGAAAGGAGGCACCAGAGCTTGATTGGGAGTCTTGAGTTCCTTTATGAGAATCCGTGTCGTTGGTTTGACGGGCCAGAAGGATGTAGTCTCAGTCCCGTGCACCCTTCTCGCGTCTCAACAAGGGCAATGGACGAGATGGAAACAAAGTATCCTGGCTACAAGGATCACATAGAGAAGGTCGTCAAGGCAATTTACCTCTTTCGGAATGAGCCATATTTATACAATTTTCAAGAGAGGTATTCACAGATCTCTGCCTTCATGGACAAACACGGGGTAGTAGCTGGAGAAGTTGAGTAATGCAATTGTCAATAAAAAATTGAATACATTATTTTTTATGGGGTTAGTACCTCCTCTTACTCAAACAAGATGCCATCTAGTCTGAGTCTCAATACTTGCGTGCACATTGTTAGCAAGTCTCGTGGAACAAAAGAGACTATCACTATCCGAGAGGTCCTTACAAGGAGCAGTGGTAGTGCTTTTGATGCCATTCAGATGCTGGACGACTATGACCGACTCTGCAAGGAGTATGACGCAGAGGTCTCGGCCGAGTATGACAAGAAGTACTACTTGCCCTTTGGCTCCCACTTGCTTCCCCAGGAGTACCAGGACTTCCTTTGCATGTGGAACAAGATCATGACTGAGGAGACCGGCTGGTGGAATGGCCAGTTTAGGAAGGACTTCAAGGCTAAGTATCCCACGCTTTGGGCAGAGTTTAAGGCAGATAATAAGGTCTTTATGAAGCTCTACCCTGCAGAGGTGGCTGCAGTAAAGGCGTACCAGGCAGAATACGTGGATGAAGACTCTTCTAATGAGGACTTGCCTCCCTTGCCAAGGAGCCCTAAGGCTGAGCCTGGTGTAACTCCTTGCACTGAAGACCTCTGCTCTAACTCCTGCTTGGTTTTGGGTGAGGATGCACCTGCAGCACAGACAGTGGATGCGGTTGAGATGCTACCAGAAGTTGCACCTCTTGTTGCCAAGTCTATGCCTGCTCTACCTCCTTTGCCTGCTCTGCCTCCTTTGCCTGCTCTACCTCCTTTGCCTGCTCTGCCTAGTAGCCCTTTTATAAGTCCTGTAGCAGCCCCATTAGAGGTAGTTGCAGAGATCAGCAAGCCTGTAACGCCCCGCAATCCCCACTACAATCACTACAACTGGCCCTCTCCTCTTCCCAAGGTCTTTGTTCAGCAGATCCGTGGGCGCAATGCCTGGAATTACAACCACTGGCGATTTTCCAGAGAGGGTGCGTGGCCACAAGATTTCAAGGTTAGCTGGCTAATCGCTGGCAATACAGAGTTCAAGTTGACACACGAAAACTGCCTGCGATATCTTGCTTACCGCTGCAACTGCTCGGTAGACGAGTTTCTGCTGAAAAAGCCTATTGACGTAAATTCCAAGCTCTTCAGCCCGTACTCTGGCGTCAAGGGCCACTTCATAAGACGCTACTATTACTAGAGCCTCTGAAACACCTGTAAACACCATAAAAAAATTGAACTACAACCATTTTTTATGGTAGTTACCTTTCCTTCTGTAAAAAATGTCAACCTCTGACCATACTGCACGCATTGCTCGCTGGAACAAGTTCAAGACCCAAGCTAATATGGCTGGCAGGCTAGTGATCTGTGCTACGCAGTTCCTTGTGCATCCTCTAGATGACTTTCCAATGTACAGTCTTTACGAAATTGAGCCACACTGGAATGCGTGGGCTGAGCAAAACGAGATCTTTCACCGAATGACCTTGTCTGAAACATTTACAGAGCCTGTATTTCCCAAGATGCCTGCCGTTGATGCAGAGGAGTGCTGCTTCAAGATGTGGGGTCTCCTGATCCAAGTCCAGATAAATGGCACGCGCGGGAGCACTGATATTCTGTATGAGACGGTGCGTGAGATTGCAAAAAATGAGAAGTGCAAGAGCCATCCTGCAACCTGCTCTTGCCACGTGCCTGACCATCCGTGGGTATATCCTGAGGACATTGCGGCTCTTGCTCCCATCAATCCTCCGCACCGCTCTGACTGCAAATGTGGTGGCATGGAGCGCACTGGCTGGTGTAGGAAGCAAGATACTGTAGCAGCAGTACATCAGGAGGCAAAGCCTCAGGAAACAAAACCTCAGGAGACAAAACTCACAAACTACACGCACCGTGTTGACGAGTGCGCATGTGGCATCTGCTACAAGGCTCGGGTTGACTCTGGCACCCAAGAAGCCTACGAGAGAAAGGTTCACGATAGGTCAAATATAGCCCTTTGTGTTGCCTGCCCACAGCCTCTTACTCAGGCACAGCCCACTAAGTACACTCACAACGTTGATGAGTGCGCATGTGGCACTTGCCACAAGGTTCGCGTAGACGCTGGCACCCAGGACGCCTACGAGAGAAAGATTCAAGAGAGATCTAATGCAGTCCTCTCTCGCACAAGAACCTACGAGTCGGTGCAATCTAGCTTCTCACAAGCCTGTCTAAATGCAGATCTGGCCATTGCTAAGGCTACTACCATGTCTGGTGGCGGGCCAGACAAGCCCGACTTTGCCAAAAACCTCTTTGCAGCAATGGGTATTCCTCACGACTCCAAGTGTCCACATGGCCTTCCTTTCTACGCCTGCATGCCCTGTAGCCACTGAAGAATGAAGTAAACCAAAAAATTGAATAGAGTATAACGTGTCCATTTTTTACTCCCCTTTGCAAAAATGACAGACAGTATGCAATCTCCCTCGCAATTTGTCTTAGCGCCTGTTACACCCGTCCTGTCAGAGGATCCACAAGTTGCACCTGTCCTCACAGCATATGAACGCTGTATTGAGGCGTTGAAAGGTAAGAACCCTGGCATTCTTGTCTTTGACTGTGACTGGACACTCTATCCCTACGACTGTGACAAGCACCGCATTGGCCCGTTTGATTGGTCTATTTGTTATGGTGTCACAGACTACTATGGCCGTGCTTCCAATAGTTACACAGATGTCCCCAGTATCTTTGGCGCCATCATAGACTCTAAGATTCCTGTGGCATTTCTCTCCAGGAATCCTAGCAGCTCACAGTTGAGGCAGCTCTTATCTGTGATCCCTTGCATTTCAAAGGGAGGTGATGTAGTAAACTTTCTCTCAGATGCCATGCCTTCTGAGAACTACTTCCACGCCTACAGCAGCAATGGCGTTGGTAAAGGGAAAGACAAGCATTTTGCTGCACTAAAAGCAGCATCGGGTGTTCCTTTCAAAGACATGATATTCTTTGATGACTTGCCTGAGAATATTCAAGCGGCAAATGATCAGGGTACTAATGCAGTCCTCTTAGGAAAGAAAGGACTTACAGTAGAGGCATTTGAGGATGGGCTGAAGAGCTGGCATGAAAGGTCCGTGTGAAAACCTGCAGCTAAACCCTGGATAAAAAATTGAGTCGGGGTTTCCCTGGTTGTATGAGTGTGGGCAGGAGAATAAACCGTCTTAGCTCAGCTGGTAGAGCGTGTGGCTTTTAACTCTTAGAGAGTGCAACCACAATGTCGCGGGTTCGATCCCCGCAGGCGGTAACTTTTTTTTGTCTTTCTGCAGCTAATCACCAGTAAAGATAGAGCCATTCACACGAAAAGAATTCCAACAATACCCGTCCCATTCTGCACACTTCATGCACGAGGTGTGTTTTTTATACCAGTCAATTACCTTACACTCTGCACAACAGATCCACCAGTAAGCTCCTGTCTTGTCTTGCTCAAAACACCAGCGAACACGCTTCCTTTCGGCTTCCGCAGCAGCCTCAATGCCTTCTGGGCTAGCTTCATATTCTCTGAGGGCCTTGCGCTCAAGCCGTTCTTTTGCCTTTTGAGCTTTCTCAATGGCATTGGCTTGTTCTTGAAGAGCTCTGCGGAATTCTGGGCTGTCTTTCTCAAGGAGGATACTCCAGGAAAAAGACTGTGGATCCCATATGCCACCATGGCTCTTGATTGGCTCCTTGGCGTAGAAAGTCTTCCCACTAACCACGAGCTTCTCAGCAGATTGCGTAAATACGAGCATTTTAAAGAGTGAGTGAACTAAAAAAAAGCATTCATAAAACTCAATTTTAATAATAATAATTAATGAGAGATACAGAGACTATACCAAATGTAATACCGAGGAGAAATGCAATGAGAGCCGCTAGACGTAACTGGTAGATTGGCACGATTTCTTCAGATTCTTGGTTAATCAGAATCGGAATATCCATTGTAAGTAAAAAATGCTTTAGAAGAATCAATTTTTACTTAGAAGACTTAGCTTGTGGTTTGCTTGCGGCTCTTTTCTCCATTGTGGCCTCCATCATACGCACATGCTTTTGAGAGAATCCACCATTACGCTCATACGTCTCTTTGGCCTTGTCAGACTTCTTCTTTCTGCCTACCTTGATATTGTCCATTTTCCTTGTCTGGGGTGTAGATTCAGAAACTAGATAAGCAACTTCAATTTTATACAATATAGCAATAAAAAAAGAGTTTTGTGTTTTCTGTTTTGTTTTCTGTTTTTTGTAAACCTACTTCTTAATCCAGACTCAGACCTCGTTAATGTCCACCGCGTCATAATCCGTGTCGTCCAGATCGGCAGATGCAAAGGCAGAGGTCGGTGCCTCTCTGATGGCCTTGGACTCTGCTATGAGCCGCTGAATGTCCCTGGTCCATTCATCTACCTCCTTCTGCTCAGAGGCTGACAGGACGCTCGGTGCAGGGACTGTAATAGGCGATGAAGGAACACGGCCCTTGTAGATCGGACCAAAGCCGTCGCGGCACTCGTCTCCGTGATCGCCGTCACAGCCTGAGGAGGGATGGCAGTAGTGGCAGGATGGCTCTTGTTCCTCTTCTGCTTGCTGTTGAGCCCAGTCCTCAATAGGAGCACAGTGCTCCCTATACTCCTCCTCTGTCCAGCGCACTACCTTGTCTTTGGGGGGCAGAACACCAAGAGCACGCTGCAGCTCGTGAAAGGAATAGCGCCGAGGGGGCTTCTGTTGGTCCTCTTCCTTTTGACGCCAGACCTCCTCTGACTCCTCGGCTGTCACGCCATCCCACGCACCGTCAGCTGTAAAAGCCTTAGCCTTCTCCTTGGCCTTGGCTTGTTGCTCAGCCAGGATAAGCTCCACAATTATCTTGTCCAAGATAGCCTTAGTGTCCTTGCCGTCAGATGCCAAGATATAGAGGGAGTACAACCGGTCGTGCTCCTTCTGAGAGAGGCCCGTAACTATAGCGGTGAGATTGTCACGGTCGCAGGGCCACTCGGTCTCTTTGTAGTCCATGTTGCGGTCAGCACGCCAGCGCCAGATAGCGTAGTGCAACTGCATCTTGCACTCAAGAGCCTCCCTGACCTCCTTGAGAAGGCTGTTAATGAGATCCTCCCTTTCTGGAAAGGAGACACGGGCTATTGTCAAGGCCTGCTCCAGCAGCACGCTGTCCGTGGGCCAAGACTTGCTGCACTGCTGCATCATAGCGTTCTGGGTTGCCATTTCTCTTGTTGGGATAATAGACATCTATCACCACCGGGTACCTGTAGACAGACGGCAGCTGCTATTCAATTTTTTACTTGACAAAAATGATCTTGATCTCAAATAAAAAATGTTCTTATTTTTTCTGGTTTTGTATTTTTGATTTTGTCTTTGGCGTTTCTATGGTCATTTAGTTAATCCAGCTCCTCCAAGTTCTGGTTGGGTATAAGCGTAGGAGTGAGCAAGGGTGTCTCATTCTCCTCTGCTTCTAGTTGCTCTGCAGCAAGCTGTTCTGCAGCAAGCTGTTCTGCAACAGGAATCAAAAGCATAGGCGTAGAACAGCCGTCAGACTCGCTGTCCTCATTTGAAGTGTTGTAGCCAGGCAGAAGATTCAGAGGTGTAGGAGGCTCTGGTGCTTTAGGCACTGGTCCTGGGACTACTGGGAGATAGGGGCTCCAGAATCCAGTTCCTGGACCCGTGTCCTCAGATGTGGGCTGGTAGCCTCCTGCAAGAGCCATAGATGCCTCATTGCTGGCGTCAATGCACTGGCCACCAAAGAAGCACGCACAGCCAGCCGAGCAGTTCCCACTGGCTCTGCTAACCTCTCCAAGCCTCACGTTCTGGACAATACCAGCCAGCAAGCCTGCCTCCAGATCCTTGCAGCTGATGATGGGTACTGCTCGCGCTGGTGCCACACGCTTCTTCGCCCCACCTGTCTTTATGCGCATTGGCCCCTTTGGCCCTTTTCCAAAAGGCACCCTCTTGACTGGCGCGTGTTCCTCCCCAGGCTTGTTGGGGATAAAGGGAATGCCTTGCTGCTTGCACCACTCCTGCCAGGGGATCTTGCGCCCTCTGCGTTCGTAGAACTGGTGGGCAGCGCCCGTAAGACGCACGCAGGCAGATTGCACTGTTCCATCCTGCAGTGTACGCTCTTCAAAGAAGCGGCGGCCAGTGCCCTCCTCGCCTGGGTGGACATAGCGGCAGCAGCCAGGTAAAATCTTGCCATCTTTGTCCTTGATTGTAAAGACACAGCCAGCACCGTGGATGCAGGGCTGAGGAGAGTTCAGCTCCGGCGCATCCCACGCGGCATTCTCGTACCACTTGATTTGCTTAGATGCGGACATTTTTGCTGGCCAGTTAAATACACTGGGGTAGGTACTATATGCCCAGAATACCTTAGTATTCAATTTTTTCAAGGTAATAATAGAAGATGGCAGATAATGCAGGTGGAAGAGGTAGTGGTAGTGGTAAAAGAACAGGAACAAAGGCATCAAAGGCCGCATTAAGAGCAAGAGGTAAAGCTACGCACAGATCCCAGCGTAGGACAAATATAGCTCTTGAGCCATTTCTTACTGAGGGAGCCCATATTCCTGCCCATGTCTATCTTGCAGAGGTTATCAAGGTAGAAGGGAGTCATATGCAAGTTCTTACTAAGAGTGGCCATAAGGAGAAGGTGCGTATTTCAGGAAGTGCATCTGTTCCTCGTGCAGTTTACCATAAAATGGTTGGATCAGAACACGAGAAGATGTATGTCATCGTAGATGGTGGAGATGTAGTAGGCAATGTTCCCCACAATCTTGTTCATAGATTAAAAGAGAGAGTGGGTTGGCCAAAAGAAGCAAATGACAATGTATTTAACAGAAGTGAAGGAAGCGGTAAGAGATCTCACGAGAGAAATAGGAATAATAAGACAAGGCGTAGATCTAGACGCTGATCTCATTGAATCCAATCAGAATCAATCAGATAAAAAATAGTTTATCTGATTGTTCTGATTGATCTAGGAGCTGATTAATAGTATTGTGGCTTCTCCAGTGGCTCTAGATACAGCTTGGCCTCCTCCTCTGTGATGAACTGGTTGCGATCTGAGTGACCATTCACAAAGCAGGCAAGCCAGTGCACAATCTCCTTGGGGCAACCGCAGTCAAAGAGGCGTCTCAGTCTATCAGCGTCGTGCACTGAGACCTTCTCCAGCTCCTTGATCTTGAGAGCAAAGTTGCTGCCAGGAGGGATAGGGATCACTTTGTTCCTGAGGCACCGGGTGCCGGTCGTCTCTCGCTGCCTCATCTCAGCCATCATTGCAGGGGTTGCTACTGGGTTCTCACGGAGCGCCTTGCCTGCAGCTTGCCTCTTATGCTCATCCACATCGTAGATGCGGTCTAGTTGGGACATCTGCTCGGCCTTAGCATTCTCTGCAGCCGCCTTAGCATCCTCTGCAGCATTGATGTCGTCAGGAGTCTTGAGAGCATTGAGAAACCCATCTAGCCTGAGGCCCCAAGCCTCTATTGCGGCAATTGCCTCGGGAGTGGTACCGTCAAGCCTACTGGGCCAGAAAGAGCGGGATCCTGGTGTAGAGCGGCGCCAACCACATGCGTGCTTCTTAGACTCCATATCTGAATCCTCGCCGTCAAAGACCATGTAGACCTTCCACGGGTACTTCTCGGCATCAATCTTGAGAGGAACAATGACGCCTTGGAGGTTAACCCGGTTACACGCCAGACTGCTTAGTTCTTGAGCACCATAGGGGCAGGCTTGACAGTCGTGCGTATTGCTAGGGATCCGCCAGCCACGCTGCAGCCAGCCACCCGTACGGATGACTGTGTAGGTCTCGGAGGTAAGCTCTTCATAGACCTCGGCGGGCAGGTCTAGGAGGTTAACGCAGTTGTCTGTGCTTATGTCTTGTCCCATGGTGTCTGTTAAGGGCTGTACTTAACAGTAGACCCCTTACCTGTGTCAATTTTTGAAATGGCATTAGCTTGTCTTAGGATACTTTAAATACCTCTTCTTATACTTACGCGTACGACTCTTCTTATGACGAGTGTAACGACGTCTGCCTCCAAGTACGGCCATTTTTGCCATTATAGCTGCACGTAAGAGTGGATTGTTTCCCGCATAATCAAGTGCCTCCTTTCCAGATGAATCTTGCATTTTAACATATGCGCCATTTTGAATTAATGATGCTGCAATTGGAACATATCCATACTGGCTTGCTACGATAAGTGCAGTCTTTTTAGTATATTTAGTAGCAGCATTTGGATTAGCACCACGTTCAAGTAACTTCTGTACCATTTCCAGATGATTATTAAAAGTAGCATACATAAGAGATGTCGTGCCATCATTAGTAGAAGCATTTGGATTAGCACCACGCATAAGCAGTTCATGGGTTATATCCAGGCGGCCATTTTGGCTAGAATACATAAGAGATGTTTCACCAACTTCTATAGTAGCAGCATTAGGATTAGCACCAGCCTTAAGGAGCTCTTGTACTACTTCCAAATAACCTTGTAGACTAGCCAACATAAGAGCTGTAGCACCATCGTCCGTCCTAGAAGCATTTGGATCAGCGCCAGCAATAAGAAGCTCTTTTACTATTTCCAGATGGCCATATTGGCTAGCTATCATAAGAGCAGTTAGACCACCATTGCTCAATGACGACCCGTTTACAGGAGCATTTTGTTCGTGTATTAAGCTTCTTACTAATGGCAGGTTATTTTCCTGAGTAGCTAGAATAAGACTATTTATTAACGCATTCTCTTCTGCAGTATATATTATTGGAGTTGTTGTTAAAGAAGGCAAGAGAGGATGAGGCATACCCGCTTTTCTATATAGTGTTCTTAAAAAAATGCCCTTTTTTTAGTAGCGTTGCAAAGATATGCTAGTAAAAAATAGGATTCTGTACTCAATAATACTCTGTAACTGTAAAAGAGCTAGTGATTAACCGTGACGCAGTGCCCAGTCTGAGGCCTGTTCCTCTTTCAGCCTCTGCTCAGGAGTGGTTGTCTTGAGCCACTCACGCCACGGGGCCCAGTAATCTGGATTCTTGAAGGCGTACTCTACACGGTCATGCTTCTGCTGGGGTGAGAATTTGGGAAATAGGAGATTCACCTCATCGTGTATCTTAGCCTTTGCTCGTTCATCTGATGCCTCCCAGATCTTCAGAGCAGTTCCTGACGGCCAGATGTAGGGGGTGCCAGAAGGAGTCGCTGCGACAACCTCTGTTTGTTTGGCAGCCATGATGTCATCTCCAACTGACTTGGCGTAAAGAGCGGCGATCTCAGCAGAAAGTCCCTGAGCCTCTCTCTCAGCCTTGATTACTGCTCTCAGCTCAGCAGCCTCTGCGTCAAAGGCCTTCCACCAGGTATGGCGGGAAGCCATCTCAGCTTTCTCATTTATCTCACGCGCAATGGCCTCATGCTCAGCGTCTATGGCCCGTCGGAGGGCACCGTTTACCTGCTCATCTCGTTCAGCATCGGCGGCTTTGATCTCAGCTTTCTCCTCGGGGGAGAGATCAGCCTGGCGCTTCAGCGAGTTAAGAAGAGTGTCCATCTCTGACCACCATAACTCCTTTTGCTGAAGAGTTGTCAGGCGGGTGGGCCAGAAGGTGCGCTCATTCTTGTATGCGCCGACGCCATTGTCAGGCATCATTGTGCGCCAGCCACAGACGTCACAGGTGTTCTGACCGTCCTCTGAGAACTTGACCAGGTGGACCTTCCACTTTTTATAGGGTCCTGGATTGACCTCTCCTGCGGCCTGCTCAGCGGCAATGGTCTTGGAATCGTTGAGACCATCCCACGCGTGTGCGTGGATCCACCCGGGCGTCTGCGCATTCATCTGCTTGCAGTAGTGGCCGGCTCTTGGGATCCGAAACCCGTCTTGCATCTCGCCGCTGCTACGGATCACCGTGTAGGAGTCCTCGGTCAGCTCTTTGAACTTGCCCTCGGGAAGCTGCGCAAGCGGGAAGCTATTATCTTTGGTTAGTTGATTGCCCATCTTAACCAGTGAAGAGGAAGTACTATTAACGTATTGGTTAAGTCAATCAATTTTTGCATACGTTATTCATGCCTCTTCACCAAGAGGCACAGTGCAGAGTACATAAAAAAAAGAGAGAAAGCAGCGGGCGCTACTCTCTCTCTTCCCAACCGGCCGTTGATTGTTCGCTATGCACCTCCTCGCACAGCTGGGCGTCCATTAAAGGAAGGCTTAACAAAGCCGCCCACGTCGTGTCCTCCAACTCTCCTTGAGTCTGATGACCTTCCCCAGCAGAGCCTAGGCTCAACCTCGTCCAACACGTCCGCACGCTTCGTCCGCTTTGGATCTCTCGCGCTGTCATGTGCCTATGTCCACAGAGCCTCCCCTAGCTCCTTATCCACTCTATGCTGCTGCCTAGGCAACAGCCGAGATGTGTGCCCCTCCATTCGCACACACCCGTCATGCTCAACCGCTCTGCTCACATTTGGTCCTTCTTAGGTGCCAGTGTCAGAACTTCGTTTTCTCCGTGCACGCACGGTTACTAACTCTGCACGTCCGATACATCTGTAGAACCACGCAGCAACTTGACTGCGATCTGGCTACTTTCCTCCTCCGCTGGATTTCAGGGAACCACCCATAACCCTCGTAAAGAGGATTCAAAGAAAGATTCAAGTTTGACTGACGCCCCTACCTCGCGCCAACCTGTCATGCTCTTAAGCACGTCCACCGTCCAGAGCAAACAACTCTGAGCCGAAGAAGCGTTTTTACACGCCCACGTGTTCTTATCCGAGACAGGAGCTCCGGCGCTCCTTAGATGCCGATGGCATCTTGTCTCCGTCCTTCCAGCACCTAGCGCCCCGTCTCGCGCCGTCAGCGTCGCACCCTCCACTTTGCCTATGTTTCAGGCGTTGGTACGTCCGTTAAAGTGCAGGAGGCCATGTTCGCTCCTCCTCCCACTCCGTCCACCACTAACCAGCGCCCCGTCTCGCACTGATCCGTCATGCCCTCCACTTTGCCTATGTTTCAGGCGTTGGCACGTCCGTAAGGTGAGAGGAAGCAATGTTCAGCTCCTCCTCCCACCCCATCAAAGATCCTAGTTTACTTGACTGGCGCCCCTACCTCGCGCACAATCCGTCGTGTCCGTCCTTTTCTGCCTCCCCGCAGGGCTAGCTCCCCACCTTTCGGCAGGTGACACGTCCGTTCCCCAGCAACACCAGCACCCTGTAGGAGGGTATTGATGCTTCTGGTACCTACCACCACTAGCTTTTGGTGGTTCAATTTTTTTTTTTGCAGGCCGTCCGTACTGGAAATTGAAATTCCCCAATTACGGAGCGACGCAGCGATGGTCACAGAAGTACAAAAAAAAATGAGGTCCGTCCTCTGGTGTGTGCCTCCGCCTCCTCTGCTTGTCTTTCTGGCGTTCAAGACTCAATCGCACACACCCGTGATGCCCCAGCCGCTCTAACAGAGCTAAGATGGCACCTCCGCTTCTCTGGCGGCTGCCAGAGGAATGATCCTCCGTGTCCTTATTGACACGTCTGGGGGAGGGTTGCCAGTTCCCTATATCCCCCGACACATGCCCCTACCTCTGCGCATATGTCAGTCGTCAGCTCCGGAATGCCAGTCTCTATAACGCTCCCCTGGACAGGAGTGCGCCTAGTTGTCTGACCGATTAAGGACGCGGCCTCTGTGGCAAGCCACTTTGGATACGTCCAAACAAGACCTCTGTTAGAAGAGGCCCGCTCCCGATGTCACCCTCAATGCGGCGTCTGACGTCCTTACCACAGTGGCACGGCCACTGTAGTTGAGAGTTGTGGCCGGCCGGCCACCCTCCTATGCCTCGCCAAAGTCGGCCCGCTCTCCCTCTGTGCAGAGTGGATGCGGACTCCCAGTGGATCAGCAATGCTCTGTAAACAGAGCCGGCTTGCGGGGTATGCAGATATCCGTGGATAGGATCCGTTAGATGTCTGTATACTTTGTCTACAGCCCCAATGCTCTTTACAGAGCACCCCGCTGCAGACCGTGATAGCCTCCATTAAGGTCCGTTCTCTGCACCTAAAAGGCGCAGAGGGGTCCAATACACCGCTCTTGCAGTGTGCTACCTCCGTACCAACCACCCTGGCTGGTACAGGCCTACCTGGGCTCCAGTAGTTCAATTTTTTCGGCTTGGGTCCTCTGTAGCCCTGGGAAATTGAATCTTTATCTACAGAGGCGTAGGCTCTGTAGCCTCTGTAGCCTCTGTAGCCTCTGTAGCCTCTGTAGCCTCTGTAAGCCTCTGTAGCCTCTGTAAGCCTCTGTAGCCTCTGTAGCCTCTGTAGCCCCTCTATAGCCTCTGTAGCCTCTGTAGGCCTCTGTAGCCTCTTTAATTCAAGCCTCTTCTTCTGCCATTCAAGCCTCTTTCCTCTGCAATTCAAGCCTCTTCTTCTGCCATTCAAGCCTCTTCTTCTGCAATTCAAGCCTCTTCTTCTGCAATTCAAGGCTCTTCCCTCTGCAATTCAAGCCTCTTCCCTCTGGAATTCAAGGCTCTTCTTCTGGAATTCAAGGCTCTTTCTTCTGCCATTCAAGGCTCTTTCTTCTGCCATTCAAGGCTCTTCTTCTGGAATTCAAGGCTCTTCCCTCTGCAATTCAAGCCTCTGCAACCTTTATTCTATAGCCTCTGTAAGCTCTGATTTCTCTTCTTTTAATTAGAATGAAAGATCTTACTAATCTGCCTTGGAGCTTGATCTTAATAGCTTTAGCCTGCCTAGGCTTCCTATGGATTTTTTGGATAGAAATGACTAAACCTACTAACAAGCCAAAGAAGCCACGCCTCAGCGCACGCGACTATCTTGAAATGCTGGGGGCATTTTTGCTGGCGATTGGTCTGTATTCTGGCACATACATTTTGGCGATGCTCATCATGATAAAGGTCTTTAAGCCAGCTGTCTACAAATATGACCCTACCAAAGTCGCGTACTACTAAGAACTCCTCCTTCCTACAGTATTTTGCCTTCTTGATTATCTGGCCTCTGTAAGTCTCCGTATTCAATGCCCGCCTCTTGTGAAAAAAATTGAATGGGTGCAGGCAGGGTAGGGTAGGTCCCCCGTCTGATCCACATCAGACACCCCACCTCTTATCGCACAAAATGCCCACACTCTGGTGCCCCCAGAGTGAGTTTGCGTATGAGCGTGGAGCCTGCGGCCAGGGATGCTCTGGGCTAGCCTCTGACGGCGCTGACCATATAGGTGACGGCAGCTACACGGTCTCCTGGGAGTGCCCGCACGGCTCTTGGCTGATGCCTGCACAGGCCCCGACAGGCTGGACCTCTGCCGGCAGCCACTCGGTCGCCTGGGACAATGCTGAGATTGCAGGCTTCTGCGTCCGCTGGCTCCAGCACCGTGGCTGCCTCTCCTTCGGAGACATTGTCTTCTTGGAGGAGATGCAGTACTACGCCTCAGAGACGCCTCAGGTGCGTGCCGCTCGCAAAGAGGCAGAGATCCTCCGTGACGCAGCGGACACCACCAGGGTCATCGTCAGCAAGGTGGCCCGCAAGGAGGACAAGTGGACCAACCAGGGCTCTATGAAGTTCCGTGTGCCTCGGCCCTGCCGCTATGCCAGCCTCTTCCAGCAGCGCATCTGTGCCAACTGCTCTACCAAGTTGCCGGCTGGCACGGACAGCTGCTCTGCCAGGATTGTCATGGTGGAGGAGCAGGAGAAGAGGCGCGATGGACGCATGGCAGGCACCGGCAAGATGGTGGCCCGTCTGGCAGAGCCTGGAGCCTCTGGTGTCCGTATCTGCGGCGAGAAGCTGGCTGGCTGCTGGAACCACGACCAGCACCGGACGTGCATCTACGTGCATCCGGATGAGCCGCAGTGGGCAGCTGCCTGCGCTGGTACGCTCCGTGTCAAGGAGGACAACCGCCTGATCTTCTGCATGGCTGGCGAGGAGCGTGCAGCGGCTGCACCGGCACGCTTTGCAGCTCTGGGTCCTCAGCAGCAAGGCCACGGAGGCCAGAGGCAGCAAGGCCACGGAGGCCAGAGGCAGGGCCAAGGCTACGGAGGCCAAAGGAGGCACTAAGGTGGGCTGCGCAGAGTTAAACAAAGCAACAAAGAGTCGTGGAAAGCACTAAGGAACCTGAGCTGATTGGCACCAGAAGTTACCACCGCCCCTGGGAAGGCGGCAGAGTATGGGTATAGACCAAGAATGTGAAAGGACCTCCTTAGTGTGGAACACGCCAGGAAGAGAGTCTGCATCAAAGATAAAGCAGACCTCTTCTTCATTTTTTTATTGCTACGGATCATTGCTCTGTAGCAGTAAAAATTCAATTTGTACCCATCTTGCCCGTCTGGAAAAAAATTGAACCGGGGTTTCATGGAGTAGGTAAGTCCCCCATCTGATCCACATCAGATATCTAGCCTTTCACACGCCAAAATGCCTAGCAAGAAGAACATCAAGAAGAGCGCTGCGGCGCTCTACCAGAACGCAAAGGCGATTGACAAGGCGATGGACGGAGGCGCGACCTTCGGCGCGGTGCTGAGGCGCCTGGGCAATGGGGCCTTCTCCATCCAGCTTGATGGGAAGGTCACGGTCCAGGCTACTCCTCGCGGCCTCTTCACGAGCGGTACCATGCGCATCCACGTCGGCCAGCTGGTCATCGTGGAGGGCGCAAGCTACACGCGACCGTGGGAGATCGTGGGGCTCATTGACCAGAAGAGCACTGCAGATGCTCTGGTCAAGGGCGGCCGCCTGTCCGCGAAGCTGGTTGGCGTGGCTAACGCTGCCGGCGCCGTGGAGGAGGAGGAGGCACCAAAGGAGGACCTTTTCCTGCCTGCTGAGGGTGAGGAGGACTTCTGGACTCAGGGTGTCGCTGACGTCCGCGGTGGGCTCAAGGCCGAGCGCAAGGCCCAGGAGGAGGCAGCAACCATCTCCGCCCGAGTGGCCTGCCTCAAGAGCGACAAGGCCAAGAAGGGCACGGACGGTGGCGTGGCCGTGGGCGACCTGGCAGATCCTACACTCTTCAGTGGGGATGAGCAGGAGCGCTTCAAGCGCTGGCGCGCCCACAAGGCCAAGAGGGCTGCAGCAGCCCCAGCCTCTGGCGGCGCTCTTCCTCCTCTGACAGAGGAGGACCTCATGGTCCTGTTCAGGGACGAGGCCGAGGCCGCCCGCCTCGCTGCAGAGCTCGCCGCCGCTGCCACCGCAGAGGCCGACCGCGCCCGCGCAGAGGCAGGCAGGGCTGAGCTGGCTGCCAGGCCCGTGAAGGAGAACTGGGACGACGACATTGATCTGGACGATCTGTAAATGTAAAACAAAGAACTAAGCAAAGACAAAGCACAAAAAGTCGTGGGAAGCATGGACTGGATTAGAGAAGAAGGCGCCAAAAGTTATCACCACCCCTGGGAAGGTGGCAGAGTATGGGCATAGACCGGTCATAGCCCTGCGGGGATATGAGACCTTGAAAGAACCTCTGATTAAGGAAGTGTGGAACACGCCAGGAAGAGATCTGCATCAAAGATAAAGCAGACCTCTTCTTCATTTTTTATTGCTTCTTACAGCTCGTGCACCTCTTCAAGCTCCTAAAAATCAATTTCCAGAAGGGTCTGGCGCACTGAAAAAAATTGAATTGCTGGGCCACACAGAGGCCTGTACCCCTGGCTAGCTATATCACATAGTTAGTTCAAAATGCCAGCCTCTATTGACTATTCCACGCTCTCTCTGCAGCAGCTGCTTGCCGAGCGCACAATCATTGACGAGAACATCATTGCCCGCAGCTCTGGCGTTACACCTGCACCCTCTGTGGCCACCAAGGCAGGCAAGACCCCGAAGGAGCCCAAGGAGAAGGTCAAGCGCGAGGGAGGCCCTACCGCCTGGTCTGACTGGTGCACTAAGATGATGATTGACTGCGCCGCAGAGATCGCCGCCTACAAGGAGGCGGCCGAGCAAAAGGCCGGCGCGCACTTCAAGTGGATCAGTGTCAACAAGGGAAATACCTCTCCAGAGTGGCTGGCGTTCAAGGCTGAGTGGGACGCTGCGCACCCGAAGGAGGCCAAGGGCAAGGCCTCTGAGGACGAGGCAGAGGAGAGCGACAGCAGCCCTCAGGGTGGCGCCGTGGCTGCCACTGCGCCTGTAGCAGAGAAGGTGGCAAAGAAGCGTGGGCCCAAGAAGCTGATTGATATGACGGCCAGCGAGAGGGCCGCACACGACGCCAAGGTGGCCCAGCGTAAGGCCGAGAAGTCTGCTGGGGCTGCCGCGCTGGAGGCAAAGGCCAAGGCTTCCGTGGCTGTGGCTGCTGTGCCTGTGGCTGCGCCTGTGGCTGCGCCTGTCGCCGAGGTTAAGGCTGCAGAGGCTGAGGAGGCCGAGGCAGAGGACGAGGACAGCATTGAGCTGAAGATCTTCACACTGGACGGCCAGAAGTACATGCGCCCCTGGAGCACCTCTGCAAGTGACTGGGCCACCGGTGATCTCTGGTACACTACCAAGAAGGGCGAGAAGTCCCACTACCTGGGCGAGCTGATGGAGGACGGCACCATCAATGGTGACGCTGAGGAGCCTCCCATTGCCTAAATAGTTAAGAAAAAACACAAACAAAGAAAACAAAATACAAAACAAACCCATTTTTTATGCAGGTCCTAGCGCAGTCCATCGTATAAGAAGCCGGCAAAGAGGCTTACCGTCATATTCGTCCTCTACGAAACCTACGAAGCAGCCGGCTAAGAGCTCCTTGACTCCTTTTTGTATGGTAAGGAGCGATGCCCGGTCTATGCTCTGGGCTATCTCTATCGGCAGGTCCATAGTGATCTCCGTGTAGCCGAGCTTGGCTGCGTCCTTGATGCAGCGGTCTCCTCTCTTACTGAACCAGTATAGCCATCCGTCGGCAGTATCAGACAGAGAAGCCTTATCGGCCTGAGCGGATCTCACAATCTCTCTGAGGTCTTCTGCACTCACTAGGCTCATCTATCTCTTCTTTAGAGTGAGGGACTTAGGTCTTTAGTCAGGACTAACAGTAAAAATAGGGTTTTATTTTTTATGAAAGGGAGTGAACACAAGAGGCTTAGAGCACTGAACCGGGCTGCGGAAGTGAGTAGAGCTGGGAGAGCTCCTGAGGATCTATTGTCCAGTTGATGGCAAAGGGAGGGCGTGAGGCGGCGACTTTGTTAAACTCCTGAGGCGTCAGCTTACGGAGAAACTCTGTGGGGAACTGGTGGAAGTAGAATCCGCTGGGGCGGTCCTCTGTCATGGCCGGCATGGGAGAGTAGCGGTATGGGCCTGTGATCCTACGGATCTCTCCTCCACCACCAATTCCCTTATCGTATGCCACAATGATCATCTTCCCGATGTTTTCAGTGCCGCTCTTCATAAAGCTGTGCACTTTCTTGGCTGCTGAGCCGCCGACGAGTCCGTTGTCATCAATCTTCTTTACAGCCTTCATCTGCTCCTTGAATTCCTCCTCACTCTTTGTACGGAAGGGCTCTGCGCAGTCTACTGCAAGCTGGTAGCTACAGGCTATGAGGTCTTTGAAGTCTGCAACCGTCACACGCCCCTTCTTGATATCGTGATGGGCAACTGTAGCAAAGACAGCCATCTCAGACCGCTGTGGCTCCACAACTGGCTCTGCAAGAGGCACGGGTGCAGGCGTCACAGAGGCTAGGATCTGAGCCTCTGGCTCTTGCTGCTTGCTCTCAGCCCAGACCGGCCTGGGGTAGTCCAGCGTGTCCAGTTTCTGGTTCAGCTCCTCAACCTCCATGCTGATCCTATTCATCTGATAGCGAACACTCTCATGCTCCGCTTGCAGACGTGCAATCTCCTCCAGAAGCTTCCAAGACTCCCGAGACTTCTTTGAGAACTCCTCATTCTTGGCGGCGAGCATGTCCTTCAGTGCACGGATGGCTGACATTCTTAATTGGTTATGAGGGCACAACCGGGGTACCTACCACCCTCATGCCGCTAACTTCAATTTTTTTTAATGAACCCTTTAAAGAGGGGTAATATTCAATAAGAGTGTTAAAGAGGCAGCTTTAAAGAGGCTATAATAGTCAAAAGTGAAATTGAATGGCCCAACTTTCCCAGGGTCAGTACCCCCTTTTACCCCACAACTTACTATCAAAATGGTCTCTGTAATCACTACCCGTGACAAGAAGCCCTGGTCCGTGGCGGTCTTTGAGACGCATAGGACCCACATGACCAACTTTGTCCGCAGCAAGATCCTCCCCAAGCTGGAGGACGCCGAGTGCCGTCGCATTGTCGTGCGTGCACCCGTCAAGTCTGGCAAGCGTGAGATGGTGGAATACATTGCCATGCGTGACTCTGTGGGCGAGCCTAAGAGGAAGCACGCCTTCATCTCCGCCTGGCACCGCAAGGCTGATGAGGAGCAGCGTGACGAGCTTGGCGGTCAGAACATGAAGGTCTTCTCCATCATCAATACTGCCAACCTGGCTGTCTGCATCACCTGGATTCAGGAGCAGATTGCTCTTGGGCTCCAGGTGGTTTTGCATCTGGATGAGTGTGACCACGGCTCTGGCTCCACGCAGACGCTGAGCAAGCTCTGGCGTGAGGTGCGTGATAATGAGTCCGTCTACAACGTTCTCTACAGTGCGACGCCTGAGGAGGTCCTTTATTCTGGTGAGGTGGATAATGAGGAGCTGAACTCCATGATGGGTGAGGTCCTTGAGGGCCACCACGTGCGCTACAACCCTCCTCAGGGCTACTGTGGGCCGGCCAAGTTCCTTGATGAGGAGCTTGTGCATGTTGCACACCCCTTCTTTGAGAAGGGTGCTGACTCTGTCTTCACCCTGTCCCAGCAAGGCAAGGAGATTGTGCAGGACCTCAAGGCCTCCATCCAGGCCGGCGACGTCAAGCGCAACGTGATCGTGCTGCGCCTCTCTTACGCTGACGGCGGCAACAAGAAGGAGCACAAGGCCATTCACCAGTTCATCAAGCACTGCGGCTCTTTTCCCGAGCTGGAGGGCTTTGACATTGTGGCTGATGTGGAGGACTCACTGGACTCGCGTGAGTCTTCTGTGATCAAGAGCACCGTGGAGTGGTCCAACCCCGTCTACTGGCGCCGCAACATGCCCGTTGAGACGCCTACCATCATTGTCATTGACCAGAAGTCCTCTAGGTCTACGGAGTGGGCATGCCACGACCGTATCTTTGCCACTCACGACTTCCGCAACGTTGCACGCTTTAGCACGATCTCTCAGGCCGTAGAGCGCGTTAACCACTATGAGCAGAAGTATGGTGGCTTCCAGCGCATCCGTGTCTATTGCCACAAGAAGACCTTGCTTCTCTCTGCAGGGCGCATTGGCTACGAGGCCTACTGCACTGACCTCTGGGAGTCCAGGAAGATAGACGCTAGGACTTCTGCTGAGCAGCACGGCGGTCAGGAGCTCTTCATGCTGCGCTCGGTAAATGACAAGAAGGCGCACCCCAAGTGGCCTGGGCCAGTGGATGCCAAGACAAGGGACAGGGCGCTCCAAGAGCTGGAGTGCTACGCAGATATCAGTCTCTCGGCACGCGTGGCTGGCACAGTGAGGGACATGCGGGTGTATGAGACCCAGTTTCACGAGGTGACCCCAGAGACCTGGGCAACCTTTATCAGCACGCTGCGCCTCGGGCGTGCCATGACCCGCTCATTCAAGAACCCCTTTCCTCTTTCTATCAAGAAGGGTCTTGTGCAGACTGCAGAGGGTAGCAAGTACATGGGCTACATGCTGAGTAGGAAGGGTAAGGATGCCTGGCGTGTCCTAGACTTTGACAGGGATGTTGTCACACAGGAGTCCTGGGGCCACACTGCAGTGGGCACCGACGGCATGGATAAGGACCAGAGGGTGATCTGCTACAAGGACGGCGTGCTGGGCGTGGCAGTGCGCGTGGACACGGGTGAGACCAAGAAAGAGAACAGCCTCAAGTCCTACCGATCCATGTACGGGTCTGGTAAGAAACCTCTGAAGCTGAATAGGGCAGTGGGTGGTGCAGTGGGTGGGGCTATGTAATACAGAGAATAGGACAAAAGGACCAAAAAGATACTTACACACAAATCAGACAATTTTTTGTTTAAATCAAAATTGAATTGCTCAACTTAGTCCCAGTCAGCACCCCCCCTTGCCCTAGAAGTTGATACCCTCTGGCAAGATGGCTGCAGAAAGGAAGATGGCTAGGGAGCTTGCAGCACTGAGGGAGGAGCGGTGGTCTGATTGCGCCCGCGGTGGAAGGTGGCGTGCCGAGGAGCGCTATACTCCCACTTGGGAGCCTGTGAAGAAGAGACTAAACCTAGAAATCACTACTGCCCAGTACCGCGAGAGGTTGCGCCGCCAGGGCAAGCCCATTCCCCCGTATAAAGATGTAAGTCACATCATCGCAGCCTCCCGCGGTGGCGCCAACCACGTGCACAACTACATAATCTGTGACGCAAGCCTCAACCGATCAATCGGCAACAGGAATGACTCTGTCTTTGCAAAGAGAGCGGGCCTTGAACAGACCAAGAAGGCTGTAAAGGCCAGTGAGCGTCTGGGTGGCTATAAGGGCCCATCTGCTGAGGAGCTCTTCTATGCTAATGAGTCTAGTGAGGAGGAGTAAGGTCTAATTCAGACTTGAAGATTAATGAGAAGAATACCTATTTTTCATTCTTAGGCCCAAATTCAATCTCCAGAAACCCTATTTCACATTGAAAAAAATTGAATTAGGCAATAGGCCATATAGCAAGTACCCCGCTTATTGGCTAAACACTAATAAGTTCTCAAAATGTCCTCCATTACTCTGACTCCCCAGATGCTCGCTGTGCTGGACGCTGCCACGGTGGCTAGGCTGCAGGCCTTGGTGGCTATGGCTGCGCCTATAGCTTCGCTTGCGCCTATCTCTGAGCCCCAGGTGCTCACGCCAGAGACAGCTGCAGAGATGAAGGTGAAGAAGACTTTGAGCCCCGAGCACTTGGCAGCCATGAAGGCAGGGCGTGAGGCAGCCAAGCTGAAGAAGCAGCTGTCTGCACCTGTGCCTGTAGAGCTAACGACCGCTGCACCTGTGGCTAACTCTGCAAACAAGAAGGATGCTCGCAAGGGAGGTCCTACTGCCTGGGCCGATTGGGTCAAGAAAGTTCTTGCTGAGAATGCAGCAGAGATCACGGCCTTCAAGGAGACTGCGGAGAAGAAGTCTGGTGCCAGCCTGAAGTGGATCTCGGAGAATAAGGGTAAGGCATCTCCAGAGTGGGTAGCATTCAAGCAGCAATGGGCACAGGAGCATAAGTCTGCCTCTGTTGCCTCTGTAGCTTCTAATGCTGAGGAGGTGGTTGTACTCACTCCTGCAGCAGCTGCTGTGGCAGTGCCTGCAGCTACGCTTGTGCCCGCGCCTGCAGCTACGCCTATAGCTGCGCTTGCAAAGAAGCGTGGCCCCAAGCCCCTAGTGGAGATGTCAGAGGAGGAGCTCAAGGCCTACTTGGAGAAGAAGAAGGCCAAGGCTGCTGCTTCTGCATCAGCATCAGCATCTGCATCTTCTGCTGAGACTGAGCCTGAGTCTGAGCCTTCGGCTGCCAATGCGCTTATGGCTACGCCTATGGCTGCGCCTGTAAAGAAGCGTGGCCCCAAGCCTCTTGCCTCTATGACGCCCGCTGAGCGTGCTGACCACGATGCCAAGGTGGCCCAGCGCAAGGCGCTTAAGGAGGCCAAGGCAGCATTGGCCATGCAGTCCGTGGGTGGTGGTGTTACTGCAGATTAAGTGTCTAGAAAAAAAGAGTAAAAAACAAAAGATAAAAGACAAAAAACAAAAGACAAAATCCAAAATCCAAAATCCAAAACCCCAAATTTTTTATGTTAGTAAAGAGTTGTACCGTATAAACAGGATATAAATAGATAAGCTCTTCTTAGAAATGCACAATCTTTATATGGTGGAAGTATATCTTCTAGTCCTTTTTTTTTACTTGATGCTGAAGTTCACAGTACCCTCTCCCCGAGACGAGCTCTAGTGAAAAATTGAACTAGAGTACCGGCGTCTAATACTTATCTACCATGCAAACTCCTATGTCTCGTGACGCTATGCGTGGACTGAAGGCCAAGGTGGAGGAAGAGGCACGTCTTTATAGAGTTAATAGTATTGTCAGAAATATCTACAGCGCTGCAATCTCTGTCGCCAAGAATGGTGATATGTCTCATAAATCTGCTATTCCCAGAACGCATGTGATGGTTAATGCAACTCCTAAAGCCGCCAATCCCTTTGGCCAGGCACATCATCAGGGGTATGGCCCAGATCCCTTCTATCTAGAGAACATGGTTGACATCCTAGATGGCCTCCGAAACCTCTTTCCAGAGTGCACAATCTCACATTCCACCCTCTCACAGGGAACCGACGGCAAGTTCTACGACATCTCAACTCTGGACGAGAAAGTCCTTCCATTCATCAACCGAGCTCTTGACCAGTCATTCATCGTAATTGACTGGTCTTAGATTCTTTAAGATAGCTCATCTTCTACACTATTTTTTACGACAGAGTCCAAAAACCACATTGAAAAAATTGAAACGCCCAAGGCTACAACTATCAAGTACCTACTCTTAACTAGTACACTTAGTTAAAATGTCTGCCTACTCTTCCATGACTCTGCCTGAGCTGCTGAACCACCGTGATCAGATCTCCGCCGAGATCTTCCGTCAGACGGGTGATGCAAGTGTGGTCCCCATGGTCTCTGCTAACAGCGCTGGTGGCAAGGCTAAGCTGACCAAGACTGGCAAGATCCGCAAGCCTTCTTCTAACAAGGGCAGGCCCAGTGCACGTGGCGACTTTACCAAGAAGATCACTGCCGAGCATCCAGACCAGCTGGCTGCCTACAAGGAGGCTAACCCAGATCAGAAGGGTCCTCACCTTAAGTGGTACAAGGTCTACATTGACGAGCACAAGGATGAGTACGAGGCTTTCAAGACTGTCTGGGCTCTGGAGCACCCGAAGGAGTCCTTGGACAGTGCAGAGGGTGAGGCTGAGAGCGATGGCGTAGCCGCAGAGGCCACAGCAGAGGCAAAGCCCAAGAAGGTTCTCAGCGCTGAGCATCTGGCTAAGATGAAGGCTGGGCGTGAGGCTAAGCTGGCTGAGAAGAAGGCCGCAAAGGATCTGGTGGAGGCAGCCGCAAAGGCAGCCGTTTCCCTGCCTCCCCTGGTTGAGGATGCTGTGGCTCCACACACCTCTGTGCCTGCGCCTGTGGCTGCGCCTGTAAAGAAGGGGCCTAAGACGGTGACAAAGAAGGCTGCGCCCGTGGTTGCACCTGTGGTTGCACCTGTGGTTGCACCTGAGCCTGTAGTTACACCTGTAGAGGCAGAGCCTGAGGAGCTTCCCTTCAAGCACAATGGCATGACCTACATCCGCATTGGCGTGGCAAAGGCCGACGGCAACCACGAGTGGGCTTCTACTGACCTCTGGCACAGTAAGAAGGGCAAGCGTGCCGGCTATGCTGGTGAGCTGATGGAGGACGGCAGCATCAATGAGGATGCCGAGGAGCCTGCCCTGGTCTAAGCTTAGTCTAAAGTAAAACACAAAAACACAAAAAACATCTGCACTACTCTATTTTTTATGTTCGTAAAAATTGAAAGTCAATCTAAAGGTAAAATAAGTACCCGTTACAACAAAAATGTCTCTCCCTTCTGGCACTATCAAGCTTGCGCCCGTGCGTATGGGGGATCTGGTTGCTCCTACTGCTACTGCTGCTGCTGCAAAGAATGGTTATCTTGCTCCTCATCTGAGGGGAGGTCCAAAGGAGCAAGAGAAAGAGGTAAAGTTGGATGCAGCCAACTTTCCTTCTCTAGGTCTTAATCCATCCAAAGGTCCCAAGGCTTCGTGGAATAAGACTCAAGTGGTCACTGCCTCTAGCACCATACCTACTCTTGTTCCTACGGTACAAACTCCTGTAAATTTGCCTAACTTCAAGGCCACGGTGGATGCCTGTCTGGAGAAGGAGCGCCTTGATCAGGCTGAGAAGATGAAGCAACCCGAGACCGACTTCAACAAGATGACGAGGGAGGAGAAGGAGGCTGACGGCTGGACCATGTTGGCTCTGAACCGGGCCGCAGTGTCAAGCTTTATAGATACGCTTGAGGAGGAAGAGTTTCCAGAGTGTAGTGGTACTTTTACCTTTGCCGAGATGGCTGCTCTTCGCACAGACTATGAGAAAAGAGCAGTCAAGGAGATGAATATTTACAGAGACAAGGCTGCCAAGGTCTCGGCATTTTAGAGCTTGTCTAAGATCTTTGGATTTGCGTGGACCACGTAGATTGTACAGAGCAACATCAAAAAATAAATAAAGAGCTCAATCATTTTTGATGGTCCTGCAATCAGATCAATGATGATGTAGGCTATTCCCCAGATAGCTATCCACCAGAACTGGATAATGGTCAAAAGAAACAAAAAATGCAGAGTGTCGTAATTGGTATAAGCCTCTTTTTCTATAAGAGGCACCTTCATATCTAACTATGAAGACTAATTTTTGGGATCTGTGACCGGCTCTGTTAGGCTAGCATCCAAGTGACACTTCTTTTTACAGAAGGTTGTCAGATCCATGTTGCCAGAAAGTCTCGGGAGTCTAGAAGGACAACACCACATATAGTCCATGATCTCAGTGGTGTCTTCGGGGTCTACAATGGGTACATAGTCAAGCTTGAAGATAAAATAGGTTCCCCCCGAACCAGACTTGTTAGAGAGAAACCGACGCTCGTTGACGGGATCTTTGCCTTCAAGATTGATACCGGTCTCCTCCTTCAACTCTCTCAGAGCAGCCTCCAGTGGCTTCTCCCACGGATGCCCGTGGCCTTTTGGGAAAGACCATTTTTTACTCTGCCGACCTTGGACAACAAGAAAGTCGCCATTTGGCGAGACAATAACTGCACCATAGACCTGAGAGTCTACACAGTGTGATCTTGGTATATAACTTTGAAATGCCTTTGGAAACATAATTGCGTTATAACCGATTGGTATAATTACTGGGCTAAATAACCCGTTCAACTTTACACCATGAATATGGAACTCTGGGTATCCTCTAAACTGCAGTGTGGTCTTGGCAATCGGCTTTTTCAGTTGGCTGCTGCCAAGGAGGCTTCTGAGATGTGGTCTATACCTCTAGTCTTTGCTATGCCTTATTGCTCTCCATCAGAGCATGGAGATTTCAATACTATTTTTAAACTGTTCCCTTTTATTCCAAAGATCTGGAAGGCAGAGGCGGAAGTGTCCATAGAACAGGAGGGTTGTTTTAAGTACAGTCCTCTTCCGTCTGTAAATCCGTCACAGCGTGTCTTGTTAAAAGGATTCTGGCAGTCTGCCGCCTATGTTTCAGATAATCTAGTACCTTCTTGGGATGCTATTAGTGAGCAAGATAAGGAGACCCTTCTGAAGAGATGGTGTCTTGAGTTAAAAGAGCAGCGGGCTAAGACAGTCTTCTTGCATGTGCGTCTAGGAGATTATACTATCTTGCCCCACCACCAGGTCCCTTTGTTATCTTATTATGCTAGAGCTATGGCTGCATTTCCTGAGGATACCAGATTTTTGATCTTCAGTGATGAACCAGATGGGGCTAGAGGCCTACCAGTATTTTATACAGATGGCAATGACAGATGCGTCTTTGTAGATGAACAAGATGAATACAAGTGTATGTATCTTATGTCTTTGTGTAGTGGAGCTATAACTGCCAATAGTACCTTCTCTTGGTGGGGGGCTTACTTTGCTAGATTAGGTAAGGAGAACTTCAAGACATATATGCCAAGCAAATGGATGGCTTCTTGTACAGAGCCCACTGATGCTATTTATCCGGCTTGGGCTAGTGTGGTAGACGTCTAGTTCTTCTTCCACCACTAGATGAACTTTTTGCAGTACCAGCACCACCACCCAATCGTGCAGAACTATTAGCCACTGCAGATGCAGCTGCCACAGGATTAGTAACAGGAAGCAATGAAAAAAGTTTATTATTCAAACCATCTGGATTATCATTTATAATGCCACCAAGTAAGAGCAATACTCTTTCAAAATTAGCCTTCACTTTAAAGTCTAATTCTGTTGTTGCTGGTGGGTGGGATAGAGATATCTTATACATATATCTGTCTGTTGGAGCAGGTGGTAATATATGTTGTACCGTAGGACCATATGGATATAATTGAACTTGCTCAGTAAGTCTTCCTGGAGAAGATCTAGTAATCTGTGTAGAAATGCTTGTTATAGCATTTTTTCTTATAAAATAAGACTTGGTTTCTGCCTCATATGATGTAACAGGATTCAACATTTCAGGCTTCTTTATTATTAATAAAGATCCTACAGTGCGTATATCCCAGTTATCTGCTGAATGCGGATCCATTCTAATATACTCTTTTTTTTAAATAAGAGCCTTTGCACACTTTTTCTAAAAGTGTAAAATTGAACTTACAAAGTCTAGCATAATTGGTACCATGCCTCTATGCAACTCTCTGAACTTAATCCCGCTTGGAAAGATGCAGTCTATCACGAACACCAAGAACACGGAATCAAGTGGATGCTCCAAGCCGAAGAACGCGGTTACACGATTCCAGGCACAGATTGTATTGTCAGGGGTGGCATCCTTGGAGATAAAATGGGTGTTGGGAAAACCATCCAGTCTCTTGGGCTCATCAGTAACAGTTATGATGGGCAAAAGACCCTCATCATCACCCCTCTCGCGGTGCGTGGTCAATGGGAGTCCGAGCTCCGCCGTGCAGATGTGAATCTCTTCCTTCCTCAGCAGTGGGGATCCAAGTGGATTGCTCAGCAGCCTCAGATCCCTGGTCGCAAGATTGTTCATCTGATCCACTATGACAAGGTCGCAAGCAAGCCCGACCTCTGTGCTAACTCTGAGGCTTACGACCGCATCATTTTGGACGAGGCCCAGACTATCCGTAATGCGTCAACCAAGAAGGCCCAGGCTGTTTTTAAGGCGGCCAAGGGCGTCAAGTACCGGTGGGCTCTGACGGGCACTCCTATGACCAACAGCATGGACGATGTGACGACCTATCTCAAATTCATTGGCTGTCCTACAGATCCCGGCAAGAAGTGGCAGGAGAAGTATGAGGTCTGGGCCAAGAATCTCTATCTCTCCAGGCAACTCACTGAGTGCATTGCTGAGGGACAAGAGAATATTGTGCCCCCAACACCCATTGAAGAGACTAGGCTGCTCAATTTTACCAGCACCAATGAAGAGATCTTGTACAAGGACATTCATGCCAATGAGGAGAGCAAGTGGCGCAACGCAAAGGCTCTTAAGGGCTCCAATTACCAACTCGCCATGTTTGCCATTCTCTTGAGGCTGCGGCAAGTCAGTGTCAATCCCCAGATCTATATCAAGGCAAGACAAAAGGAGGCCTTTGGTTGGTCTGGGCCCGAGTTCCATCAAGTGAGCAGGAAGTTTGACGAGGTGGCATATCTGATGAGAGAGGCAACCGAGAATAATGAGTCCCACAAGTGGATTGTCTTCTGTCAATTTCACGAGGAGATGGTTCAGCTTAATCAGTTCTTGAATGCCCATGACTTTGTGGGTCAGGTTCTCCAGTACCATGGAGGCATGAACATGCGGGAGAGGGAGCAGGCTTTGAAAGAGTCTAAGCTGCCTACGGAGGCTGGAAAGCAGGATGTCTTTCTGATTCAGTTGAAGGCTGGGAGCACGGGTCTTAATCTTCAGCACTATGATCGTATCATCTTTGTCAGCCCATGGTGGACAATGGCCGAGATGGAGCAGGCAAAGGCCCGTGCTGTGCGCATTGGGCAGAAGAAGGTAGTCAAAATCTACATGCTTCATCTGGAGACGGAAGAAGCATTCAATATTGACAAGTTCATGATGGACAAAGTCTTTGAGAAGCAGGAGCTTGCGAGTTCTTTTGAACGCTGGTCGGCACATCTGCGGCCCATAAACAATGAAATCTAAGACATCATCAGATGGATCAAGCTGTACTACCTGTAAAGTCAGGATCAACAAATCTATATATTTTTGTTTCTTTTTTTGTTGGAGTTGTTGCACTTCTTATTGCATATGTTTCTATTAGTAAGAGTGGCACAGTAGGGTCCGGCAATTGGCACGGAAGCGCAGCGGCAGAAGGCTTTCAAGGACCCAAAAGAGGAGTATCACATATCCCTTGTGGGCAAGAGTCTTCTTTTGTAACAAATCTGGCAGATCTGTTTTCTGCAAAGAAGTCTACTACGGAGGAGGGTGAGGCAGATTTGCGTGAGTTTAATATCATTCTTTCTAAACTCTGTTGTCTGAAGCATGATCTGATGAGCACGAACAGAGTAGTTAGAGCAACTCTAGAGTTACCTTTTGTTACTATTCATGACCGTGAATACATTGGTGATACTGCTGGACGCTGCTTCACTAACTCTCTCCCTCCCAGAGATCTAGATATAATTTTTGAGACATGGAAAGATCGTGGTCTAACCTTGCTAGATAAGCTCTGCACATCTTATGATCTGACAGAATCTGAGAGTTTAAACGCAGATAATTATTTCTTGTCTGTTTGGTCAGATACCTATGATGTGGCACGTACAGTGTGTATTCCTTGTAAGAAAGATGATTATTCTTCACCCCGTGACCCTAAAGGGTTTATGCATGAGAGTATAAGAGATCTGGCTGGATACTTTGGTTATTACTGAGCTTTACCTAAAAAAATGATCATTTGTCTCTAGTAGCTTAGTACACATGCAATCACAGACTCTTTTAGACGCATTCTATAATCTTAAGAAAAAGATTGTAGAATTGCCTGTTTCTGATAAGACAAGCAAGACTTTGATGGAGTCTTTAGTCTTACTAGAGCGTCAGTTAACTATAAAAGACGAAGTGCCTAGCTTAGAAGAGATTGACTTGGTACTGAGTGAACATAGAGAACCAAGCAGAGGAGCTGGCCCGTCAAAGGCAATGCAGATCTTTATAAAAAATGAACAGAGATTAAATGCAATAAGGATGGATTGGATAATAGCCTATGGCAAAGTCTGTAATGCTAGATGTGATCTTTCAGAGGCGGAAGCTGAGGCAAAAAGATTGTCTGACTTATATCTGAAATATATGGATTAGAGTGTGGGCGTAGCTGCAGGTGCCTTTGGTTTTCTGGGCTTCTTTGGCTTCTCAGGTGGTACTGTTCCACCCGCTGCAATAATCTCAGCCTCTTTTTGAAGACGGAGCCTTTTCTTTTTGTGACACCAGGCCCAGAACTCTGGTGTCCCATAGGATGGTGTAGGACCAAGATCTGTCTCCTTGATGGGCTTCTTCTTCTCCTCTATCTGGGCTTTGGCAACGGCAATGTCAAGCTCGTCATCTGTTGCTCCTTTCAAGAAACCATCTAGGCATGCTTTTGTTATAGAGCATTCGGCCCAGAATTCTGCATTGGCCTTCTTCTCTTGCTCTAACTCAGTGAGGAACCACTTGATGTCTGATTGGGGAATTGGCTCATCACGTGAGCTATAGTATTCTCGGAGTTCCTCAAAGGCTTCCATTGCTTTTGTCAGAAGCCCGGTAGGTATGGGAGGTACTGGGAGACCTTTGAGTGCGATGACTTTCTTGGACTTTTCTTGTACAGGTGGAACAAGCGGAGCTACAAGCGGAGCTACAAGCGGAGCTACAGGTTTCTTTAGCTTTAACACCTTCTTGGGCTTTTCTGGTACTGTAGGTACCAGAGGCACTAGAGGCACTAAAGGTGTCTCTTCAACTAGAACCTTCTTAAGCTTGAGTACTTTCTTTTGCATCTTGGCGTTACCTACTTATTTTACCATCAAATGATCAATTTTTTATTGTGCTTTTGAAAAAAAAGCACGGTTTAAGAAATCCCTACTATATATAGACAAGATGCTGCGGAATAGTATTATGGAGCTGAAGTTTATCTTATCTACTGCAAAACTTACACCTCAGGAGGACAAAGAGATCAGAGCCGAGTTGATGATCTTAGAGGAAGAATTGAGGCATGAAAATATTATAAAGAGTCTTAATAAACCCGGTATTTCTACATATGGATCCTATTTTATCCCTTACACATATATAAAGCTAGATAGCACATATAAGTAGATGCCTGCAACTCTTACTACTGAACTTCTTATACAAAATGAACCATCCCTTCAATCCATCATTAAGACTAATTATGGATTGAATGTCTCCTCTAGGGTCTACTATATTCAAGATGAGGATAATGTACAAACTGAGGGTCTAACAAAAGATGCTATTGCCAAGATTATTATCCGAGATATGAGAGTTATCTCTAGAAAGCCATTTGATCGTATAGATTTTAAAGAGCATATTGATACAATCTATGTCTGGTCAGATTGCAGAGTGACAAAGTTACCTGATGAGTACGCTGATGCAATTTTACAGTGGATCAATGAGGTCGTTTTATCCATTTCTTTACCCTCTATCGCCGAAATTTGTGACGAAACTTCCGAGACTTATGAGTCTTCCTAGTCTTTTTACGCTTGGCACTGCGTCTTCTAGAACCACCTAAAGACCCACTTGCCCTTTCTAATTCTATATCTCTATTATATTTTATTACAAGGTGTTCAGCCTTATTCAAATAATCACGTATTTGAATATGTTCTTCTGTTCTATCTTCTTCAATAGGTAAATCACGTATAGCTCTCTTTATTGCTTCTAATGTTTGAAGGCCGGTAGGGTTAGGTGGATCTATCTCCTGTACAAATGATTTAATTCTATGTGCACCATCTCCCCATGGGCCAGGAAGATCTGTTAATTCGTCAGGAATTGAATCTGCTAAATTTTGCATTTCTAAGAATACAGTAGATTGAAGTAAATATCCCTGTCCCATTTTGGTTGTAGGATCTGGTATTCCATCAATTAATACTATAGGAAATAGTATAGTTTCTAAATATTCTTTCATAGCATCAAAAAAACTAATCATTATATGCGCATTTGTTATTTTAGGGCGCGGATGAGAATCAAATAAAAGAAATTGTCTATCATCATATTCTGGCACAAATAAACATACTGTTTCAGGTGGTCTTGTAATTATTACTGCACTATATTCAGTATATATTTTTCTCATTTTTAAAATTGGTTTTCTAATATTTTCTACAAATGTAGTAAACCAGTTAGGTTCGCTCGTATCAAACTCTATAGGGACACCTGCTGGATTATCTTTTAAGGATAGCCCAAATTCTGGATTATCAAAGCGTTTGAATAGTTTAGTTAAGTTAAGATCTTTAATTTGAAATATATCAGGAACACCTTGGTGACCAGTTAGCTTCTTTGAATTAAAAATATATAGTCCAGTCTTCACAATATAGTCTATAGTCGCAGGAAATATTTTAGTATTTATATTTGTATTTATATTTATTGAAGGCAGTAATCTTGCTGCGATAATTGAATTAACAGTACATGACGATGGATCAATTCTCTCACCACCATTTTCTACTTTAGTGGGCTCACCATCCTTAAAAGGTGTATATTGATTTATGGTTCCTTGTATTATATCAACTTTATCTATTACACTAGGTTGTGTAGGATCATCATCAGCAGGAGCTGCAAACGCAAGTTTAAAAGGTTCACCTATTTCTGTATTATTTGGCAGTACAAGCTGCCATTCTGCACTCCCACTACCTTCTTCTGCCCCAGGCCCTGCTAGTACCAGATCTATATTTACTGTCTCACCTGGCGCTACGCGCCCTGGCACAAGCACACCATCTGATGGACCTCCTAAGAGTTCTCCACTGCGCAGCAGTAGCCGCACCCCCTCTGGCCATGGCGCGTGGCCCAGGTTGGTGGCTGCCAGGCGGTAGATGCGGCCTTGGCCGTCAGCAGTCTCAATAAAAGGTGCGGGAGAAAAGAGTAAAGCTCTTGGTATGGTATCAGCAGAACCGCCAGCACCACCAGCAGCAGAAGCAGCAGCAGAAGCAGAGGCAGAAGCACCACCTGTTCCAGGAGTAGGTTGTACACTAGATATATCTGTAGAACAAAAAACACATTCATTTAATCTTGCTGGATTTGATATCCTACAGACAGGGCATATTTTTTGTGGACCTGCTGCATCTGCATCTCTGGCGGCTTGAGATAATTGTTGTCTAGCAGCCGCTTCATCCAATAGTTTTTGTGAAGCAGCTGCTTTTTCCTCATTTTTTTCTTTTTTATATATTTCTATAGTCTTTAAAATATCATCTTTAAATATAGCAGGCTCACTATCTTTACCTGTTACATTTGTTCCAACTCTAAGAATATCTTTGCTGTCAAAAAAATAAAATCCACAAAAATCTGGTAGAAAAAAATGATATATAATAGAATAAAATGGCACAATACTACTGCTGAATCCACCATGTGTTACAAGTAATAAACTATCTGACTTATTTGTAAAAGCACCTTTTTCGCTATAAATTGCAGAACCAATTCGTTCGTTTGAGTTTGTATCTGTTAGAGTAGAATTCCATTGTATATCTCCTAGATTGCTAATTCCTACTGTTAGAGTTCCTGTTCCGCCATTTTTAGTATATGCATCATTTGCAGCAGTTATCTGATCTTGAAGAGATAATAATGAGAATGTTATACTTTTATCTGTTAGAAAAGTACGTAATACATGATATTCTTCACCTAAATTATTGTTTATTACTATTTCTGTTAAACCACATTTAGCAGCTATACAAGCAGCTGTTTCTATACACCGAAGAAAGGGAGAAGATACAATTTTTGTAATTTTAGTAAAATGTTGTTTAAAGGTTTCAGCTGTCTCATTTACACAATCAAAATCTGCTAGAGGCGGGTCATAAAGTCTTGTAGTTGTACGTTGCCATTTTTCTTTTTCATTAAATTTAGGATGTTGTCTATTTATTGCATCAAGCCTCTTTCCATGCCGCATGATTATAGTAACAGGCTCTGGTGTGGTTGTGATGGGTAGTGTTCCACCTGCACCTGCACCTGCACCTGCACCTGCACCTGCACCTGCACCTGCACCTGCACCTGCACCTGCACCTGCACCTGCACCTGCACCTGCACCTGCACCTGCTGCTTCTTCTGCTTCTTTTTTTAAAGCACGTATTATTGCTTTTGTTGCTTCTAATCTATCATTCTTAAATATCTTTAAAAATAATTCTGCTGTATCAGCTGATAAACCTAAACTGTTAATATATGATATATATTGTTGTTTTGTTCCATTTTCACCTCCTATTGCATGTAGGACTTCATTAACCCTTGCGTCTACTTGTGTTGCTTGCTGTATCATAGTATCTTTAGCAACAGTATAGACTTCTTCAAATTCAGGTGTAAGAGTATGAACCCGTCTATATAATAAAATATAGCTTGTTACAAAATATGATCTATATCCTAATGTATATGAGTCATCAATAGCTTCTCTAAATGAGTCATTCATTACTGATTGAGGCAATCCATTTTCAAATATCATATATACATAGTGCCCTGAATTACGTGATCCACCTATATGTAAGATTGAACCTTTTAATTCAAATTTGACCCCATTTAAATCAATTATAGGATCTGGTATAATAACTGTCTCTAACTTTTTTAAAGGTGGATTTGTTCTTATATCTCCAAATCTAGGAAGTTGGATAATTAATGATTCAGTAGTAGGCAATGGCATAAAGGTGAGTTTCTTAAATGGTATTGGTTTACTATAATTTTTTACTTCTTGCCCTCCTTCCAATTTTGTATTATAAGCCATTTCTGCAATATCTAGCTCTTCAATTTCTTGCATTATATTTAAAAGGGCTTGTGTAGTTTTCATTTGCATTCCCCTGGAGGTTAGATTAATCACATTAATTAATATTTCTTGACGCGGTGGTTTCAAAGTTGTTTTAGTGCTACCAATTTGATCTATTTCTTTTATTTTTAGCGAGTTTACTAAATCATTTATTGATTTACTGTCAAAGCAACTGAAAACATCTAAAATATAACCTAGCATTGCATTTGAATCACTTTGCAGACCCATAGGAAATTCTGTAGGGTCAGTACTTAATTTTAATAATGAGGTATATGTTGTAATAGCTCCTGTTAAAACTAACTCATTTGTATTTATTGCACCTCCTGCTTTTGCTTCTTCATCAAATAATAACTTTAATGCAAGTATTTTTTCTCGTTTAGTTTCATTACAATTTCCATAGCCTTTACCAGTTCTAAGAGGTATTCTTGTAATATCATCTCTAGTGATACTAGAAAAAAATGATCTCATTTCAGGAATAGATAATATTAATTGAAGGGCAGAATTCATATAGCATCTATTATATGTAAGTCCACCAGGGTTTTCTAAACCTCTTCTTGTTAAAGATTGAGTAGGATCTGGAATAAGTCCAGCTCCACCTGCTCCACCTTCTCCAAATACAACAAGTGTAGTACTGGCTGCGGTGCCAAAGATTGGATGTGTCCATCCAGGAGGTCCTTTTAAATCTTCATCTCCATATACTGCAAATTTTTTTGGAGGTCCTTGATAAAAAATTTCTCCTGATGGAGAAAATTTCATTTTTAATCCTTCAGGAAGTACACCAGGTGCAGCATATTGTCCTGTCGTCCCGAATTTAGAATAACTACTAAACCCACGCTTAGATAAACTTGGTCTAACCTGCCAGCCAACTGGATATGGCGTAAGTACCTGACCTTTTTGATATATTACTGGTTCTTTGTATTTTTCACCAATTAAATGTACTATACTACCACTTGCATCCTTATAAATAGGATCTCCATTAGCATCAAACTCACGATATACATCTGGAGGTAATTCACCAACATACTGGTAAGATATTAGTTTAGACTTCTTATTTTTAAACATTGGCCATGCATGTGTACTTTTACCTCTTAACTTATCATCAATCCTTCCATCATGCTCATCTTTGTAATGCCATTCTTTAGCTTCTTTAGACATTTCTAAAATGTGTTATTATTATAGAATGGTAAAAAAACTTAGTTTACCAAGTTTTTCAAGTCCAATGATAAAACCCCTTTTAATTGCAATTATAGTCGTAGGTCTTATTTTTGTCCTTGTGCGTAATATAGACGCTTTCAGTCCAGATGTATCTAATGCAATTAGAATGTATGATAATTCTATTACATATTCTCCCGGAGCAGTAGTTTCTTTCAATGGAAAAATGTATGAGATGGTTGAAGGTGCAGGTGCACCAGGATATCCTCCTCTCAGACCAGGTGATAAACTTTGGCAGGCGCTCTATGATAATAATACTACCTACCAGGTTGGAGCAGTTGTCAGATACAAGGGAATGATGTACCAGATGGTGGAAGGTGCAGGTGCACCAGGGTATGCTCCAGATAGACCTGGTGATAGACTATGGGCACAAGCCTATAGTAATTCAGCAGTCTATCGTGTAGGTGATAAAGTTACATTTAAGGGAGGTATGTACCGTATGGTAGAAGGTGCTGGAGCAGCTGGATATGCTCCAGATCGTCCGGGTGATCGTTTATGGCAGAAGTTATAATTTATTTCTTGTAAAACTTCTTTTTTCCTCCTGCAGCCGCTGCAGCTTTAGCTTTAAGACCAGCTTCAAAGATTTCACCTGCTTGTTGAGCCGTCATCTCCTCTATGTTAGTCTCCTTAGGAATACTAACATATTGTGGCTTTGCTTTTGCATTACTACTAGCGCCACTACCAACCTTCATCAGATAAGGTCCATAAGGGCCAGTCCTAATTTGAAATGGGCCAAGAGTCTTACTAGGATTTTCCTGTTTTGCCTTGATCTTGGCTATCACTGCATCTAGATCATCCGCTTCTACCAAGTTGACTCGTGTTGTATTCCATTCAGCATAGAAACCATAGGGCCCCTTCTTTTTATAAATTGTATGACCATTCCATTCACCCATAGAATCTCCCTGTTTCTGTGATGTGATTGATGTAATGAAAGCCTTAACTTCCTCATCAGATATGTCATGGAGACCTTTCTTGGGTATTGTTGCAGGCCATCCATAAAACACAGTTTGTTCTTTGGTTGCTCCTTCTTTCAGCAGAAGTGGGCCTTTGGCTGTTAGAACGGCTTTTAAGCCTGCTAGGTCACCAGAGAATTCCCGGCTTTTACTATTAGTGCCTCCAGCACCTCTGGCAGTTCCAACACCTCCGGTCCTTTCACTTCCAGTAGCCTTTAACTCAGAAATTCTATCTTTGTAAGAATTCCATGTATCTTGCAAAACTATCTTCCACTGTTCTGTTCCCTCCGCCACTTTATCTAAACGCTTTTCCATTGCCGCGGTAAAATCATAGGCAAAGAGATCTGGGAAATGTTTCAAAGTAAATTCCAAAACACTTTTGCCAAGAGGTGTTGGAACCATTCTTGCTTTCTCACCGCCTTTCTTCAAGAGAAACTCTTCCTCTTTCGGAGGCCATTGAGAAAGTTTAGACAAGGTAAATGTCTTGGATTTCTGAGTCTGGGCTGGAATATCTTGGACTTCCACATATGTCTTCTCAACAATTGTGGAAATGAGAGATGCAAATGTGGAAGGTCTGCCAATTCCTTTTTTCTCCAGATCTCGGACCAGAGTTGCCTCGGTATACCGACCCCGGGGCTTGGACTCTTTGGGAGTTGCAGTCAAAGAAGTCCATTTGACCTTAGTACCTGCCTTCAGACTTTCAGATATCTTCCAGGCGGCTTCGCCGCTCAACTCAGTTTCAATATCCTCTTCATCGCCCTTCTCAGCTTTTTTTGTATCTGTTTCCTTTTCATCTGCCACCTTCCACCCGGGGAAGGTAGTTCTCCGCCACTTTGCCTGCCAGGGAAGATCTTCATCACCATCCAACTCTAGAATGACTTCGCAGGCATCTCCCTTTGCCGGAGCCATGGTAGACTGAATAGCTCGGAGCCAGATTAGCCGGTAGATCTTGTAATCTTGAATTCCCCAATCTTCTCCATCGGGCAGCTTAGTATACTCAAAATGTGTGGGTCTGATTGCTTCATGTGCTTCTTGAGCTTGTACATCAGCCTTTTTTGCTTTAGTGTTAACACTAGCACTAGTACTAGCACCAAGATAAGTTTTCCCCCATTTGGACTCTACCACCTTTCGGGCATCTTCAACTGCTTCTTTACTCATTGTTGTCTGGTCAGTTCGCATGTAAGTGATATGACCAGCCTCATAAAGTTTCTGGGCAATTTGCATTGTTCTCTTAGGTGAGCAGTGATACAGATTACTGGCCTGTTGCTGTAAGGTGCTCGTCATGAGAGGCTGAGGAGGTGATTCTGTCCATGGTTTCACTGTATTTGACTTTATAATGGCTCCAGCTTCAGTGTGATGATTTTCCAGATAGTTGAGAGCAGATTCCTGGTCACTGAGTGAGTCTATCATTGTTGCGGGCCATTTAGCTGCAAGCGTAGCTGCGCTAGTAGCTACAAGCGTGGTTGCGCTAGTAAAGGTCCCTGTTAAAGCCCACGATGACTCACTCTTAAATGAGTCAATGACGGCTTCTACGTCACAGACCATTCTCAAAGCCGGTGTTTGACATCTTCCTGCAGATAGAGCAGCCATACCGTCAATGTGTTTCCATAACAAGGGTGAAATAGTGAAACCTACCATCATATCTAGCATTGCCCGAGCCTGCTGAGAATTAACTTTATTCATATCAATGATCCTAGGTTTAGCTAAGGCATCTAAGACTGCATTTTTGGTAATCTCCCGAAATGCTGCACGTGGATTTGTCAGAGGATTGAGTTTCAGCAGTAGAGCAAGACTATAGGCAATAGCCTCACCTTCACGGTCATCATCTGCACATAAAACTATGCTGGTGGCACCCTTTGCTGCATCTTTTAGCATTGCAATTGCCTTTGACTTCTCCTTCATGAATTCGTAGGTTGGCTCAAAGTTCTTATTGATGCCTACAGCATCAAGATCATGGACCAATGCTCTGATATGACCCATAGAGGCAATGACTTTATTACCTGGTCCTAAGAAGCCTTGGATTTTGGAACATTTTGCCGGTGATTCTACAATAATAAGGCGCATACAAACTATATATGCGCCTTAGTATTCATTTTTACACCTTAACTCTTTTAGAAGAGTATGGACAGACCTAATACGTCTTCCGAAGGAGGATTATTTGAATTAATCGCCCGAGGTGAAAAAGATAAGTATTTTATGAGCCATACGCCAGAAGCAGTTGTACCTTTTTCTTATAATATGAATACGTGGCCGGCTTCCTTAGAAGAAACAAGACAGACTCAGCCTTTGAATATGGTTGACTTTGGTCGCACAGTAGAATGGGAAATGGACTCCTTTGGTGATCTCTTAGTCGCAGCCTCTTTCACTATTGAGCTGCCGACATGGCTTCCTAATGCGGTGGCACCTCTTAATGGAAAAACAGTTATTGCGGATGCCTCAGGAACTAGATATGGCTATACTATGGGAATAGGCGCCTTTCTCTTTGAGCAGATTCAGTTTTACCAGGATCAGGTTCTGCTACAAGAATTCTCAGGAGATTTCTTGTATATGTGGACACACTTACAGTCAACCTTAAATCAAGAGACCTTGGCTCTAAAGGAGTTTGGATCTCATAGTGGTTCTGTGCTAGATATTCAGAGAAATGCAACACCTGGAAAACTTAAACTCAGACTTCCCCTAATAGGCTGCAGTCATCCAGATGATGGGGGCTTGCCTTTTGTTGCACTTCCAGGTCAGAAATACAGGCTGAGAGCTAAGATTAGAAGGTTGGAAGATTTAGTAGAAAGTTCAGCAGGAGGTATCAAACCGGCCCCGTGGTCTAGATCAGATCTGACCTGGACAGATTCTACAGGGAATAAGACACCCATTCAGCCATTTACACGAGAAAATATTGGGAAACCTTTGATAACCTTGGAAACTACTCAGAAATATGTGCGTCAGGATATTCAGGAACTTTTAAAAACAACTGCAAATCAGATTCCTTTTCTGAGACCTTTTGAGAATATACTAAGTCTGGATAAGGCAGATTATTCTGGTGTAGAAAAGGGAGATACATCTTTAATAACAAAGCGTATAGATGGGCGTCATCCTGCTGAAGGAATCTTGATTAGTTTCCAGTCAGATTTCTATGCTGAAAAGAATCAGCTGTGGAATTTAGTGAATCCTTTACCAAATGCAACTGGCTCTACTGATTATTACAATACTATGAAACTCTTAGTTGCAGGAAAAGAGAGAGAATCTGAATGGTCATCTGAAATCTGGCAGGGACTATCACCTTATACTAAGTGTGAGAAGTGTCCAGGTATTCCTTTATCGTGGATATCATTTACGTATGGTCCTGGATTTGGCTATAGGGCTCCAGAAAGAAGGAAGCCTAGTGGTACTCTAAATTTTTCTTCAGCAGATCGGCCGACATTGTGGATGAATATTCAAGATACTTTACCAAATTCTAAAGGACAAAAAAAAGTTAAGTTGAGAGCCACTACAATTGGTTGGGGGCTATATAGGGTTGAAGATAAAAGAGGTACATTATTTTTTGGTAATTAATAAAGAGAATTATTTTTATTATAGGGAAAAATAGATAGTTTTAATATGTCTAAATATCCAGCAGGCAGTCAAGTTGCAGAAGGTTACTACGTATTTGATCAGGGTTATAATCCTAAACCATATGAATTTACTGTTTTAGGAAGTCAACAACTGCCTAGTAGTTATTCTTCTAGAAATATACCTCCGGGTACTGTATGTAGAATAAAAAATCTAGATCCAACTATTAATCCAAGAATTTTGTATGAATTTGAATTGGCTGGTATTTCTTGTTTCTTACAGACAAGAGGTATGGCCACAAGTATGCCATTAGAAGAAATTAATTTTCAAATGCTTCCTAGTGATACAAAAGCGTTTTTTATTAAAAGAATAGATAGTTTAGTTTCTGGTTACGTATCTTCTGTTACATCTTCTGAAAGTTCTGCACAAAATGAATTGGTTTCTGTTAATGTAGAATTAGCCAATTCTCATGAAGCTGCTCAAAGTGCATTTGAAGCAATTAAAGAAATAAATGAAGCGGGCCCTTCTATTCTTGGTATTAATGCGGCTGTTTCTAAAGCTGAGCGTGCTGTCAAGGATATAGATGCTGCTATTGGTAAAATTAATTATTCTCTCAATGAAATCCCTTTTCATGAAGCAGAAGCCGCAAAAGCAATAAATCATCTTACATGGACTATGCTTGATCCTGCTGCATCTGAATCATTGACAGCTGCTGCACAATTAAGTGGAGTTATTAATTCTCCTCCAGCTATTGCTGCTATTGGAAGGGAAATCAACGATAGACATACTGATGCTATTGATTATAAAGCTAGTGCTGTTGCTGCACTTGAACAAGTCCGTAGTATTGCAAGTGCGGCTAAAGAAAGAATTGCAGCTAATGCTGCTACTGCTGCTGCTACTGCTGCTTCTACTGCTATTGCTAATAATTATAGAAGGACTGCAGGGATAGAAACTAATAGAATTGCTGCTGCTGTAAGGGCTGGTCTTGCTGGCCCTCGTCCTCCTGTAGAAAATTGGAGCTCTTCAACTTTAAGACCAAAAAAATTTCTATTTTTTAGTGGAGGTAAGTATAAAACAAGGAAAACCCGTAGAAATAATCGGAATAAATCAAGAAAGCAACGTAAAAATAATAAGCGTAATTAAATGTATTCTGACTAGATTAGCCTAGTCCTCATTATACTCCCTCTCATCTGCTGCATTTGCTCTAGCTTCAGCATCTACATCATGAGCAGCCATAGCTGCCTCTCTTGCTGCAACTGCCTTCTTCCTGTACTCTGCAGCGACATTTTGAATTATTTGCTCAATCTCAGTGTACTCTCGGGCAATTCGGTCATACTCAGCAGGTGAATATGAATTAGTCTCCGTCACTAGCTGCTCAGAGTCATCTGCCTCATCGGCCTCATTTACAACCTTCTTGAATTCTTGAAGAATAGATGCAGCATTTTCTATCTCAGAATCAGAATCATCTTCAATAGAAGTATCAAGATCATGACCTTCATGTAGGTTCTCACTAATTCTGCAGTTGATCAAATACATGTTGCCCAGAATGACAACCAGAAGTGCAATGCAAGTGTAAATTGCATTGGTATTATTGGCAATAGTGAAGATAATAAGCAGTGCAAAGACATAGAGTGCATACAGCCCATTCTCCAGGAGTGTAATCTCAAGACTTGTCCTAGTTGACTTACGGTGGCAGCAGCTGGGATCTTGCGTATTAAGAGGTTCGGTAAAGCTAGTCATTGTGTGTAGTAAATTTAGTAGACTACCCATGATTCAATTTTTACTTTCAACTAAAGTTAAAATTGAGTCATTGTATGACGTAAAAATTATCATATCCCAAGATGGCCTATCCTACCTATACTCTTGAGCTTCTAATGACTGATGAGGGCAAGCAGTTCTATCCTCCTGTGGGTACAGTAGAGACTCCTTCAGCCGACAATGCGGGCTATGATCTGAAAGTCGTTGTAAATGTGACCCCTTTACCTGATGCTGCTCTTATCCCTCTTGGTGTAAAGGCGAGGATGCTCAAGGAGACTAAGTATGACGAGGTCACTGTTATTGAGGACTCGCACTTTACTCTAGAGCCTCGTTCTTCCATTTACAAGTCTGGATTTATGATGGCCAATGGCCGTGGTATCATAGACAAGACTTACCGAGGTCAGCTCATGGCACCATTAGTATCAGTAGGTCAGACACTAAAGTCTATTGAGGCTGGTACACGTCTCTTTCAAATTCTGGCACCTGATCTGGGTCATATTGCCAAGGTTGTCTATGTTAACTCACTTCCTGAGACTGTGAGAGGTGAGGGTGGGTTTGGGAGTACGGGTCTAAAGTAAATTAAGAAGCGCTTTACTTGTAAAAACTATGACCACCTAGCTAAGTAGATGGACATTAACCAGAAAGATGGATATGGAACAAAGCAGCCTCGTGGGGGTGCAACAACTTTACTAGATCTTGTTACTAGAGATGATCAAGATTACAATATGTTTCCTACAACGGCAGCAGTGACCCGATTCACACGTGATGAGGGAGTCCGCACAGTCCCTTTTTCCACAGTATTCCGAGAATTTACGTTCAAAGGACCTGCAGAATTTGGTCAGACTTTTATTTTTGATTTGACCCATACAGCATCGGGTGACTTATTACAGGGCCTCTATGTGCAAGTGAGACTGGGAGACTGGTTACCAGACATTATCAGAGAAAGGCTCAGAATTGGTCTGAGTGAATTTAAAAATGATCAGAGGTCATGGACTTATGCAAACTCTCTTGGGACAATTTTATTGAAAGAAGCCACCTTGGAAGTGGATGATCAGGTCTTAGAAAAAATAACAGGTGATTCCTGTAATGTGGTTAGTAGATTATTTCCAGATTTGAATACTTCAATGGGTCTTTCAGAAACTCTTGGTCGTCAGACTATAGGACAATTAAAAGCTTTGACGGGTGTTACCTTGGTCCCGACAGAAGATGCGTGGATCACTATACCTTTAACATTTTCTATTTTGAGAGAACGGTTGACAGCAACGTTTCCTTTGATAGCTTGCCGTGATGGAACCGTGAGAATCAGATTGACTCTGAAGTCATTTTCTGAGATTGTCAGAAGTAATTCTGGATCTAGGGCAAATTGCGAGGATACGCCATTGAATAAGACATGGCAATTAAATGATCTGAGATTTCCAAATCGTGGTAAGATCCCTTACACGGTAGAGCCTATAACAGTTCCACCAAGAATGAGACAGATTCAGCTTTTATCTCACGGTCTATTCTTGGATGGGCCCTACCGTGAAATGCTGTTACGGCAACCTTTTGAACGTCCTTTCAGGGAGATCCAGCAATTTGATTTCACGGAACCTTTGAAATACGTGGTAAACAAGTCAGGCTCAGATTCTATTACGGTCCAGCTGCCTCTAGAAGCCAATCAGCCTGTAGAGGAGATTGTGTGGTTCTTGAGGAGGAAAGCAGCTATAGTACAGAATAATGACTGGGTCAACTACTCGGCTATACTAGAAAAGGATTATCATCCGGTTTTTTCACCCTTAGAACCCTTGCTCATTTCAGCCAAGCTTCAGGGTAATGGTATGGATATTGTGAGCCAGGATGAGGCTTGGTTCAGATCTCATATTGCTAGAGCACACAAAGGAGGTAGAGTATCTTATGATGCATTTGTCTATGGCTACTCTTTTGCTAGGAGTCCAGGTGAACATAATCCTACAGGATCCATCAATGCGAGTCGTCTCAGTAGCTTGAGGCTGACCTTAGAAGTCAAGCCGCCTCTTCCTAGCGCAACAACTGCAGATACGGAATGGGAAGTCAGAGTCTTTGTTTTTGCCTTTCAGTGGCTGCGCTTTGAGAATGGTATTTGCAATAAGCTGTTTATTGATTAATCTAGTAGATGGCTTCCGACACAGTTACTAGAAAAATATGGGCTAATGCAATGAAACAAAAAAAATGTGGTATGAGTAAATGTCGTAAAGAAATAAAAGCACGTAATAAGTCAAGGCGAATTGCTGAAAAGCAAGTATCTAAGAAATGTGATAAAAAAGCATGTGAAAAATTTTATCCGTGTGTATCTAAAATGAATCCCTCAAATCTAACTAAAAAATTTAAAAACGATTATAAGGGTCTTCAAAATGAATTAATAAAGAAATGTGATCCTGAAAAGGTATGTGACAAGTCGCAAAAATGTTCACGTAAAATTTATAAAAAAACTGGATTTAGCAAAGCATTGATTGATTTAATTGATTGTAAGATAGAAAAATGTCCATTAGTCTAAAATTGACATTACTCATGACGTATATGAGCAGTATACAAAGATGTCCGCAGGAAACTCAGAGTTCCTAACGAAGAAGTTCCCAGGGAACAATGAGTTCTCTGCGAAGTTCTTTGATGAGTCGTCCAAGGCCTGGATGCAAAATAAGAGGAGAAAGGGAGAGTCTATGGTATATATATGTGCGGCAACTTGTCTGTCAGGTAAGGCCTGTGTAAACTCAGTCATTTCAACTACAGAGTTCTGTAGGATTCATACTCGCTTAGATAAAGGAAAAGGGAATCTAGTAAAGTAATAGGATGGTAGCAAGTCTATTGAAAATTGTATCCACAGGGATGCAAGATGAGCGTTTACAGCCTCCGAAGGGGCAACCAGACTTGGGATCTTTTTTGACGGTGATGGTGAAGGCAGGGAGGTATGCGACGAATTGGACACGGATAGACTTTGATACTAAGCCAGATTTTGGCAAGTCATCTGTAATCAGGCTGCCGACAAAGGGCGAGATGATTGGTCGCATCTACCTAGTAACTCAGATGCCAGATATTGCCACAATTCAAAGAAAAGCATATTATACGAGGAAGCCAATTAGATTGGCTAGCTCAGATTATACACAGATCAAACTCTTTGAAGGAGAATCGTATATTCAGACAACTAATTTGAGCTTCCCCAAGTTTTCCAGGCCGCCAACATATCCTTCACCTGACTATGGCCTAGCTAACTTTAGTGGCTATCAACTAGATGATCTGAATATAGATGGTATTTACACTCTGACTTTGACTTTACCTTCTAATACTGCTAACGGTGCTATTTGCACATTTCTTTTGACGGATGTAGCTTTAGGAACCCCGCAATTCACCTTACTAAATACTGATACATTTTTGGTTGCAGCTTTACAATGGCCAAATAGCGGTAATATTATCTTGTTTATGTACTCGTATAATGGTACAGTATGGCAGAAGTCATCTGCATTTACTGGTTTACAAGATGGACAAATGAATGCTTTAGCATATAATGGGTCTCAGTATCTAGCAGTTGGATCATATACACCAAACTTCAAAAGTATTATCATAGAAAATACTACAGAGACACTTGTACAGCCTGGATTTGATGCGTGTAGACGTATAGCATATAATGGAACACGGTATGTATCAGTTGGAATTGCATATGATAATCCTGGTAGTATATCTTTTTCTACTGATGGATTATCATGGGTTCCAGCATTTCATCCACCTGGTCTAACACTAAATTATTATGGTACAGGTGGCAATTCAGTAGCTTGGATTCCAACAACTAAATGGTTAGCAGTTGGTCAGTGGGGTGATACAGGGTATCCATCAGGTATTATAACTAGTTCAACTGATGGCATGACATGGACTACACCAACATATATAACTACACAAGCAAACATTTTTTCACAGACTAGTCCATTATTTACAGATTTAACTGTTTATGCAGCTGAATTAACTCTTTGGTACAGTAATATAGAGGCATTAAATAGTATTGCAATAGCTATTTCTCCTGGGTTTACTCAAATATACAATACTAATGTAAAACCCACCATAGATAGTATTATTGCAACTAATTCAAATCCATCAGATTTTTCAACTGGCTATCCAATATTATCGGGATTATTATCAACTATAACAACAAACTATTTAATAACATATAGTTCATCTATTCAAATATTTATAAATTTTCTAACTTTAGTAAAAAATGGTAATACAAATCTTGATACACAATATGATATACTCCTTCCATTATTACAAACATATTATAATTATGTTATACCATTATCTAATATACCATCACTATCATCATATATTACAACTTATACTAATAATCTTCAGTTACTATTACAAGTAACAGCTCGGTTTTCTAATGATACAGTAGATGAAATAGCAACTCTTGATTTATTAACTCCTTTAAAGGTGAGTGTAAATCCAGGTGGTGCATTTTTTGCTGCAATAAATGCAATAAGTATTGCATTCAATAGTGCATATAGTTTAGATAATACTTATTTTTTTGTTTCTAGTCAAATAACGGATCAGTCAGGTCCCTGGTACAACTTGTATCAGGCAATAAATGCATTATCAACAACTGCGGCTCCTCTATTGGATACTCAACAATTAGATGTAACCTCAACATTTGGTATAGCACGTGTTTCTCAATTACAAAATAGCTCAAAAGATATATTATTTAATTATCTCAATGCTACTATAAATCCTACTATTCGTGATTATACAAGTGTTCCACCAATCCAATCAGGCAAAGCAACCTGTATAGCAGTAAATGGCTCTCAGATTGTAATAGGTGGACAATTCTACAGGAACTCTAATAATACAGTGTATGCTGGTTCGCTAATTTATTCTTCTGACGCTGGAACTACATGGTCATTTCCAACAGATCCTGCTAATTCTTCAGGAGGAACTCAAGATCCTATAACTAATGATCTAGCTTGGACTGGGTCTATATGGGTTGCAGCAGGTAGATGGTTAAATAGTAGTATTTCGTTTTCATCAGATGGAGTTACTTGGTTAAGTGCAATAAACCCTTTGAATGCAAGTGCAGGTACAGCTTTTACAGTTGCTTTGAGTCCTACTGATATGGTAATAGGTGGATTATGGACATTAAATGATTTAACAACGGGTAGTTTAACAAAAGCATCAGGGACTAGTTTAGATTTTAAATGGACTGCTATAGTACGCCCAACACAACTTAATACTAATACAGTTAATGTATATAGCATTTCATATGATGCTACAGCAAATTCATATATTTTACTAGGTGAATGGATTAATAGTAGTGGAACCTTGCTTGGCAATCTTTCAATCTCAAGCGATGGACGGACTTGGCAAACACCTATGATCCCAGCAGATCCCTCAAAAATAAATTCACGAGCATATGCAGCAGCTACAAATGGATCAATATGGCTAATTGTTGGCTATTGGAGAACTACTATCGGTGGAACTGGACGTACAATTGCATATTCAGCTAATCTATCACCACAAAATTATAGCGAATGGACCTTTTCAGACAATCCTAGAATTGGTTATGGGCAAAATGTGATATTTAATTCATATCTAACTAGGTTCATTGTTGTAGGATCATGGTCTGATGGCTATATTACAGTTTCAACAAATAATAGTGGTACATTATTTAATACACCTGTATTCTTAACAGAGACTACAAGTGGTACAGGTTATTCTATTACTCCAACTGCAACCTCTGGCACATATATTCTTGCAGGCTCATTTCTTACTACTACTACAACATATCAAAGTCTAGCAGGTATAAGTATTAATAGTGGATCTGGTGCAATAACATTAAATGCATTTACTAGCCCTCAAGGTATTGACCCTGCTCAAATTCAACTAGCTACTGGTATTGCTTGGAATGGTCTAACTGGATTACAATCAGCATATGTTGCAGTAGGCCGATGGATTCTTCTAGATACTACATATGCTACATTATGTTATTCTAGTGATGGTCTCACTTGGCAGCAACCATTTAATCCTCCAGGTATAAGCCAGTCTTCAGTAAATATAGGTAATTCAGTAGCGTGGAACGGGACACAATTTGTAGCAATGGGTGCATGGAATGGAAAAACTATTTGCACATCAATTGATGGCCAGACATGGACAGCCCCTGCAAATCCTCCAGAGGCCTTATCACCTTCTGCAAATACAGCATCTGCAGCAATATGGAATGGGTCTACTTGGGTAGCTGCAGGTAATTGGTTTGATGCTTTAGGAACTTCAGTAGGCAATGTGACTTCATTCACATACGGTATTAATTTCTCAAAACCAGTCAATCCATCTGGCGCCATACAAGGAACAGCACGTACAATAGTATGGAATCCTAATATTAATAAGTGGTTAGCTGGTGCAAGTCAAGGACGTTGGGCAGATAGTAATCCATCTTTATCTACTACAAATATAGGAATCTTAACAACATCAACAGATGGTTTAATCTGGACAATCCCTACAAATTTGAAAGGGGTTGACCAACTTACACCATTTTCACAGATTGCTATAATTAATTCACGTGTCTATATGATTGGATATATTTCTTATAATTATCAGCCTTTGATGAGTTCTACTAATGGTATAACCTGGACTATAAGACCTTTTACAGATGCAAAATATGGCACTGGCTATGGAATCGCATGGAATGGATATGCTTGGACGGCAGTTGGTCAATTCCAAATAAGAGACTGGGGGAATATTAAAAATGCACCTATTATAATCTCAACTGATGCACAAACTTGGTCAGAGCCAATTTTTCCTATAATACTAATAACACCTATTATTCAAGGTATCTTGAATTTACCAGATGCAATACTTGGTACTAGCTATAGTGCGACACTAAATAATGTAGCTTGGAATGGTCAAATATGGGTAGCAGTTGGTCAAATAACATTAGTAATAGGTATAGGAAGTACTCAAACATATTACATTGGACAAATAGTGACTTGTTCTGATATTAATAATTTAATATGGACTATGAGACCTATAGCAAACTTAGAAACAATTAATAATTATACTGCTCAAAGTCAAGGAAAAGCAGTTGCTTGGAATGGACAATTATGGGTAGCAGTGGGTACATTTGGTCTAAGTCCAAAATATATAACAACCTCATCAGATGGTATAAACTGGTCAACGCCTTTTGCTCCTGCAAATGTAAGTACAGGTATAGCAAATGGGCTAGCCTGGAATGGTCGTTTATGGATAGTAGTAGGTAGCTGGCAAGATACAGATGGAAATCAGTATAATATAATTAGATCAACCGATGGTATAACTTGGTCTTCTGCTATAAATGCCATAGCTTCAACATCTTATGCATTAAATACAATAACATGGAATGGAACAAGATTTGTTGCTGGAGGCATAAATATTACAAATGGAAATGGTCTAACCCTAGTCTCTCCTGATGGTATAACATGGACATATGCGGACCCTTTGTTACCAGCAACATCTGTTAATGGTATTATAAGTAAACGTATCTTACCATTTACTAGAGCACAGATGTCTGACCCTACTGTTACAGTATTTAGTCAAACACAAAGTAATGGCTATACTTTGTCTTGGGTACGAAATCGTAAATATGGCACTGGATCACAGATTTTAACTACTCTTACACAAGGCCAGCCTTTTACTTATACATTCAGAGCAACCCGACGTACTCAATGGCTGACCCTAGGCACCTATTATAGTCCTCCTTCAATAATAGATATCTCGTTGAATCTCTTGACTCCTGCAGTAGGTAACTTTCAGACAGACTTAGTTGGCCCTCACTTTGGTTGGACAAATAATTTAGGTCACAGTCTCATAGACTCTGCATCTATAACAATTGGAGGTAATCTAGTAGAAACAATTAATGGTCAGCTAATGGAAGTCTTAGATGAATTCCAGACGCCTTTAGAAAAAGTCAGTGAAAAATCCAGACAACTCTGTAGAGCTGAGACCGGATTCACTCAGAAAACCTTTGGCTACAGTAATACCACATCACAGAAAGTGACGACCCACCTACCTTTCTGGTTTAGCAGAGGTGATCCTGGATGTGTCTTACCAATAGACGCTTTGAATGTAGATGAAGTACGCTTAACAGTAAATTTCAAACCTATAACAAGTCTGTATTATACTGATTCTAGAAATTCACTACCTGCTATAAACGTAGAAGGAGGGTCACTGTGGCCTATAGTAACATCTCAATTCTACTATGAAGATATTTCAGGAACTGTCATACCAAATCTAGAGCCATTCAGACAATACAATAATAGTCCTATCAGCCCTTTTCCAAGAATAAACATGCCTCAGACATACTCAATTCAAGACTCATATCTGATGGTAGAATATATATATCTGGATAAAGCTGAGGCAAACAGATTCCGCATTGCAGACTTGCAGGTGCCTATAGTACAACACTATACTCTGAATCCTGAAGATACAAACAAAAATACATATGCTAAGATTAATCTGAACATACCAAACCCAACTAGAGATCTCTTTTTTTACTGTCAACGTTATGAGGCTCCATCATATAATGCACACTTTTTAGCAACAAGAGACTTATCTAAGAATCAGACTAATCCCTACTCACTATGGTGGCCAGATGCAACTGGTCTAGATGCCAGATTCTATGGAACTCTGAGACCAGGATTTTCTAGCAGTGGTTCAGAACCTATTAGATGGTTGGCCTTGAACTATTCTGAGACTCTGAATCGGTACTCTACAGAAAATGTGGCCTTGTTCAGATCTTTGTTACCATCTTTAGAACAAAGAAAAGCTCCTTGGATAAACCGCTACTACTATAATTTGCCATTTGGATGTCAGAATGGTCTGAATCCAATTTCTATGCCACTAGGACATGCAAATTTGGACAAGGTGCAACGTATCAGTTTAGCTCTAGGATTCCATGGTATCACAGGGGATCCTACAGATTCTTACACTGAGCGCTTCTGGATCAGAACATTTGCTGAGACCTATAATATATTTAGAGTCTATGGTGGGAGAGGTACAATGATGTTTGCATACTAATAGCATACTAAAGACCATATAAACCCCATTAGACAAATCTCCACAGTAGATATACATGCCTTCTATAAGTGTTTTAATTAGATTATATAATGGTGTAGAGTATCTATCTGACTCACTAAAGTCGGTTCTAGATCAAACTTTTACAGACTGGGAACTTCTGATTGGGGTAAATGGGCACGGTGCTAATGGCGGTGACACGTATAGGATAGCTAGATACACAATAGATACGATGTGTTCATTAGAGGAACAATCTAAGATCAGACTAATCAACTATCTTGATGCAAAAGGTGGTGCAGAGACTATGAATGCTCTAGCTAAAGATGCTAGAGCAGATTGGGTAGCAATCTTGGATGTAGATGATCGTTGGCATCCTACAAAACTCCAAGAACAAGTTTCAATACGCAACATGTATTTACTAATGCCAGATGTTATAGGAACACAATGCGAATATTTTGGCACAATGTCTGGATCACCTCATATCCCAACTAAATTCTTAGATATATCTCAATTCAAGATTGGCAATCCTGTAATAAATTCATCAGTCTTAATGAAAAAAGAGCTTTTACACTGTACAGACCAATTTTACGGTATGGATGACTATGATCTTTGGTGTCGTCTTATCTTAGAAAATAAAGTCTTCTATAATCTTGAACAAGTCTTGACTTTTCACCGAATCAGCCCAAACTCCCATTACAATGCATCAAAGAAACAAGATCCAGATGCTTTGCGACGCTATTATTTCAAGTAAATTTCAGTAGCCCTGAAGCTACAATATAAGGTTCTGCAGAAAGAGCGTCTTGATTGCTCTCTATTTTAATCTTGAGAGTATTAGCCTCAGAAAGCAGAATAGCAGAATCAACTAGAGAAAAGCCGGCTTGTTGATATTGACTTTCAGTATAAGCCTCAATTTCTTGAATTTTTTGTAGGACTGTTGTCCGCAGAATAGGGATACGGAGAATATGCGTGAAATACAATGGGCTATTAAATGTCTTGAACAATTTAATTAACAACTGGAGGCGGTCATTACCTACTACTGGGTTTATATTTGAATTAAGTTTGAAGAGCATGCTAGAAAGAATTTGTGTGCGTATACGGAAATCATGCGCAGCAACTGAGGGTTTGTCCATCTTTCTAGAGACTCTGTCCCAGATAGGGAGACACTGGTTCAGATTGAGACGTGTCTCGTAGTCAAGGTGTTCACAGATCTGATGTTTGATAATGTCCATCGGCAACTTATCTAAGGCGGTAGGTCTGTGTTTTACAAAACCCGTGTTAGGCTTTCCACGCCTCTTAGCAGCAAGACGAGCAGAACGTCTTAGGATTGGCATTTTAAAGGTACAGTTTTATTCCGCTTTTACAGTTTCAATTTTTTGCTGTATATATTAGTCTGAAGAATAATATACAAAGCAAAAAATTGAAAAACAAATCTGCCCTATCATTATTTACAGTCAAGACACAATAAAATGAACAGAACAGTCCCCAATAATTTGTTTCATCCTGGTTCCTACAAATGTGCATACTGTAATAAAAGCACACAACAGTCAAAGTGTCTGCGTAGATATCCACAGACTAATTGGCGGTTTATCTTTTACTGTGGAGATCACAGTGACGATGCTGAACGTGACATGTTGTCTATTTTAAAAAAACTAGACTACCACCGACAGTCAGATGTGCTAAAACATCCGGTATTTGAAGTTCTTCCTAACAATCTGGTTAAAAAAGGTCCGTGGGGAATTGGAACAAACTGGTTTCTAGATACATCTCTTTGGGGAGACAGCATTGACCTTGTTCATAAAGAACAAGATGGAACATGGACAATTGCAATAGACACTGTTATACAAAATACTGCAACGTATATGCCCGTATCAGATCTTAAGATGTCACTTCCTGATCAAGATCACTGGCTTGTTGATGACTTAATTATCTGGCTTTCTAATGGTGCTTCTACACCACCTGTGACCAAGATATGCTGCTGCTGCACTTTTTAGGAAAAAGTGCGCAAAAACATTATTATCTTTAAAAAACTCTGTAAAAATATATTAGGGTTTTAAACTTTTGCGTTCTTTTTGCGCACTTTTTTCTAAAAAGTGCTTTTTTAAAAAGTGCAAAAATTGAATCGCTAAAATCCCCTACCTAAAACTACACCCCCAAATGCCTGCCTATTCTTCTTATTCCTTTGAGATTCTGTTTATCCGTGGTCACGGTACCCCTGCGCATACTGACGACAGTCTTAAGATTCGTAAGAATTTTGAGACTGGCGAGTTTGAGATACTTTACAGGGATTCTTACATTAGCAAACCTGTTGTGCACAAGCTCCACAATCTTTATCGTCAACGTGTTGTAGATCATGTCTATCTGATTCTTAAGAACCTGACGATGGATGAGGAGAACTTTTACCAGATTCAGTTGAATCTGCCTGCAATGCCTCCTGTCCTGCTAAATGTGGAGAAGCTCAAGGATCTCTACTACCGTGATCACATTCTTGAGCTAGTAGAGAATGGTCTGGACAATCTGGACGTCCTGGAGAAGATTGGACTTGCAAGGCCTCTTGCATCACCTCCTTTTGTAAGAACTTCTACCGTAACTTCCACTGCAGAGGATGAGTACGCTGACATGCCACCTCTTATCTCTAACAGTGAGCTCCAGCAACTGCAGAATGCCCGTCGGGCTCTAAGTCCTTCTATGGACAGGTTCCTCCGTAGTGAGCCACGCACAAACACTTCTACACAGAATATTTCTGCACAGCGCCGTTCTGCTCGGGTTGCAGAGTACAATTCTAGACATGGTGCTGGTGCAGATATCAGTGGCACTCCCCGTCGCCATATAGTATTCAACCAGGATGAGGACGATCACGTAGACTACTAGGCTCCTGTCAAAATTTAATAAAACTACTAAATATTATCTATATTTATAAATTATTTTTTTAAATCTTTAACTCCACCATTCCCATCATCACAGCATCCTAGAAGTGTTATACCAAGAATAGCTAAGACTAATCCAACCCACTGTAAAGGTGACAGAACCTCACCAAATACATAAATACCAACAACAGTGACTAGAACATCACTTGTAACATCTCGCAAAATATTCATAACAGTCATTGAATTTGTAGAGAGAGACTTGTAAAAGATAAAAGGTTGTGATCCGTATAAAATGGCTGATAGAGGGAATACCCAGTTACCCGTAAGCATCCCTAGTTTTTTTGCCTTCAGAAGTGGCATTACGATAGCATCAATTGAGGCCATAAAGAATGCATAGAGGTAGCTAAGGTTCATTGGCTCTATCTAAACAGGCTATATAAATTCATAGTATATGTTAATCCCATTTAGTGAATGCTGTCGTATTCTTCAAGGCTATAATAGGAAGCCAACTGGTGTCCTACATCTTGGTGCTCACGAATGTGAAGAACTTATTGATTATATAAATAACGGGGTAGACCCGCAGAAAATATACTGGGTTGATGCAATCAAGGAGAAGGTTGATCAGATGAAGTCAAAAGGTGTAGCAAATGTATTTTGTGCAGCTCTAGATGATAAGGAACGTACGATTAAATTTAATATAACTAATAATGGTCAATCATCAAGTCTTCTTGAGTTTGGTACTCACCAAGCATCATATCCTTATATTCAGATTGTAGAGTCTAGAGAGGTTACTACTCAGACGCTAAAGTCATTTATTGAATGCAATGATATTAAGATGGAAGGGTGTAATTTCTGGAATCTAGATATCCAAGGGAAGGAGTTGGATGTCTTGAGAAGTGGTGAAGATTATCTTATTTATGCAGATGCCTTGTACTGTGAGGTAAATACACAGGATGTCTACAAGGGATGTGGTAGATTAGAAGAACTAGATGCCTTTTTATATAATAAGGGATTTCTGAGAGTAACGATTAAGATGACAGAGCAAGGATGGGGGGATGCTCTGTATGTTAGGATCTAAAGGTTCATGATTTATTTATAGTATATGTTAATTTTTGATATTGGAGCAAATATAGGTAGATATAGTCAAACATTTGCAGTAAATTCTGAGAATCATATTATTAGTGTAGAGGCGTCACCCAATACTTATAATATCTTAAAAATAAACATGGCACCCTTTACAAATGTTAAAACCTTAGACTATGCAGTATGTAATAGTAAAGAGCCTTATATTACATTTTATAATTGTCAATCTGATACTCTTTCAACTCTAGATATAAATTGGCTTACATCAAGTAACTCACGGTTTGGCGATCACCAGGGAAGATTTAGCGCAATCCAGGTAAAGACAATTACCTTGGATGCGCTTATTGAGAATTATGGTGTTCCAGATATACTTAAGATTGATGTTGAAGGTGCAGAGGAGCAGGTTATCCGCTCACTGAGTAAGAAAGTACCAATCTTACTCTTTGAATGGGCTGCTGAGTGGAAGGATAGTCTGAAACGGGCGATAGATCATTTAACTAGTCTTGGATTCACTCGGTTTCATGTACAGAAGGAGGATAAATATTCATATTTTCCTTCAGAATTTGAGTTAACATCTGATGAGTGTAAAATACATCTAGATTTATCTACAATTAAGGTTGACTGGGGGATGATTTGGGCAAAGTAATATGTAAAGCATCTAGAAATCTCTTAAAGCATACATTATCAGATAATGTTTCTTTAATATATTCTGATGGACGAAAAGAGTCTAACTTATTAATAAATTCTGAAAACTTCTCCAGAAATTCCTGATTAGAATATACTTTCATTCCGCAGCGTGAATCCCAGTGAGAAGCAGTTGTTGCATTTAGCGACTGAGAATACTCTGTATAATTAAATTGTCCATTTGGAGAACACTCATCTTTTAAGGATTTAACATCATATACATAAATTGGAGTTCCAGTAGCAAGACACTCTTGAAATCCAAAGCCTTGAGATTCGTGTGATCCTATCCAAATAACAAACCGAGATTTTCTTAAAGTTTGTATATATTCTGATCTATCATATGATCCGTAAGTATATAGATTGTATGTTAGAGATGACGCACTAACTACTGATTTTGTAAAATCTAATAAAGAAGGATGGCGAGCCTTATAGTATACTAAACAGTCATATTCAATTATATCTTTTTTAGATTCTTGAATATCTAAACCAAACGGTAAAGGTAAAAATGGGATATTAGATTTACTTATATTATATATCTCCCCAAATATATCTACTATCCAGTCACTCAAACAAGTAAATATACAGCGTGATGCATGCTCTGGTTTAGATTGTGTGAAAAATGGGTGATTGGGATCGGGTAATACCCAGAACTGGGGGCCAAAGATAAATTTAGATAAAGGATATTGATCAGGATTGATCCATTGACTTGGAGACCAGATAATATCATAGTGATTGTCTGCGAATCCAGGCCCAGATACTTCACTAAATTCAATACCATATTTCTGACATGCACGCCTCATGAACTCAGAGTTTCTGGGGTGTGAGTTTCCAACTTGTAAGAATTTCATTTAATATTAAAACTATTTAATTCTTTAGACTCCTGTCAGGTCTAAACCCCTGTTACTTTTTTATTATATAATGATCCCACTCTTTAAAGTATATATGAATAAAGAGTCCATCGTAAGAGTATCTGAGACATTAGATTCTGGATTTATAAGTCAGGGTCCACGTGTTGAAGAGTTTGAAACACAATTGAAGGATCTATTTAATTATCAAAATTTAATTACAGTAAACTCAGGAACAGCAGGATTAACCTTGGCAATGCGTATGATAAAAGATGAGCTAGGGTTAAATGATACACATGAGGTTCTGACATCACCACTTACCTGTATGGCAACAAATGAACCTATTCTCGCAAATAATTTAAGAATAAAGTGGGTAGATGTTGATCCTAGAACATGTAATATTGATTTATTAGACCTTGAACGGAAGATAACAGATAAAACCAGGATTATAGTATTTGTTCATTGGGGAGGTAATCCATTAAATATGGATAATTTAAATGCACTTCTTGATAGGAAGGAAAGGGAGTTTGGATTCCGTATCAAGGTAGTTGAAGATTGTGCTCACGCAATGCTTGCTGAATGGAATGGGAAAAAGCTAGGCACAACTGGAAATTATGCAGTATATAGTCTTCAAGCAATTAAACATTTGACTACTGGGGATGGTGGTATTCTTATGCTTCCTAATGCAGAATTAACGGAGCAAGCCAAATTATTGAGGTGGTTTGGTATTGATCGTGAAAAGAGAAATTATATGGGTAAAGATTTTCGTCTTGAGAATGATGTTGAACGATGGGGATATAAATTTCATATGAATGATATTAATGCTAGTATAGGGCTTTCTAATATTAAGCATGTCAAAGATATAGTAGAAAAGCATAGAAATAATGCAGATTACTATAATAAACACCTTTCAGGACTAAATGGTATTACACTATTAGATAACAGTAATTTAGCAAAATCTTCATCATGGATTTATACCTTATTGGTTGATGATTCATCAAGATTTATTGAATTTATGAAATCTAAGAATATAACCGCATCATCTGTTCATAAGAGAAATGATGTACACACATGTTTCAAAGAATACAAGACGTCTCTATCAAACCTGGATATGATTGAAAACAGGTATATTTGCATTCCAGTTGGTTGGTGGTTATCTTTAGAGGATTTAGACCATATAGCTTCTAGTATAAAAAAATATTCTTCTCTAGTATAATGAATATAATCTATTTATATAATAATATATTATTGGTTTAAAATCGTATATACTCTTTTTCCCCTGCATATTTCCACAAGACATCTGCATAGGGTATCATGTCAATCTTACCATATAAAAAATCGCCAAAGATATCTTCAATTGATATAGTATGCCTGCATAAAAAGTCCATTGTAACATTTTCTAAAAACGCATAGATCAAGTTAGGGTCTAATGCAAAAAGCCCAGTGTACAATTGTTTCATTAGCCTTCCAGATTTATCACCATTGGTAAATAGATTTCGTGGATTCTTAAAGAGTTCTTCAAAAAATAGTGGGCTATTTAGAAGGGTCCTGGGTTCAAAGAATATAACATAATCATATTGAATATATAAATCCATATTATATGTCCAGACCTCCATAAGTCCAGCACCCTTATTAAGCTTTCCGTATTTATTATTCTTAAAGCATGATACAGTAGTAGAAGGGGGTAATACTGCTAGAATATCTTCATCAAGAGTATCAGTAGTATTATCGCTTATTTGGAATTTAACATTATGAGCTTGGAATAATGCTATATATTCAGATAATTTCTTAATACCATCAATATATTGCTGCTTTCTAATTGCAATTTTTTCCATACGAGAATTACTTTCATCAATATTTAGAGCTATAGCCATAGATATAAGATATGTTTTAGTCATATAATAAATTATTTGACTAGATCTTTATACCTAATGTAATGGATTAAAGGAATATTATATCCTATATTTATAATGAAAAGCTCATATCTAATAGCAGAATTAACATACGGGGATTATATTAAAGGTATAACACTTGCAAAAAATCCAAAGTATATTGTTGAGTTTGGAATTCTTGATGGCTTCTCACTTAAATCCTTTATTGAATCAACGGATGAAACCTGTAAAATAGATGCATTTGATATTTTTGAAGAGTTTAATGGGAATCATTCAGACTATAACACAATTATTAGTCAATTTAATAACTACCCTCGTGTAAATATTCAAAGGGGTAACTTTTATGAAAGCCTTAACCTTTTTAAAGACAAATCAATTGATATTATTCATATTGATATTGCTAATACTGGAGAGATTGTCCCTATGGTAGAAAAGTACTTGTTAAAGCTATGTGATAATGGTATTATTATTCTTGAAGGAGGAAGTACGGCACGTGATGAAAATACATGGATGAAAAAGTATAATAAACTTCCATTAAATTCAGCTCTTAAAACTATTGAAAATATCAAATATTATACATGTGGTAGCATCCCATCAATTACTGTTATTAAAAAGAGATAAAAGGCAAACTGGATATAATCTTGCGGAATTTAATCTTAAAAATTGGGATGATACTGAATAGTATCAGGATGATTATTCTTAATTTAAAGGGGGGGTTTGGGAATCATCTATTCATATATATGCTAGGGGTAATTTTAGCAGATAAAAATAATATGAAGATCCATATAATTGGAAATAATATTGCCAATGACAATTTAAATCAACGGGATGATACTAGAACTACGATATTTAAAATTATCAATGAATCATATATAGATACTCTAATTAATTCAGCAAATACATTTGATATAGACACAGTTGAAAAATACCATACCTGTGTTAATACGGTATTGGATAAGAATACATGCTATCATATAAATATAATACATATAAATGATATAATGTGGTTTGATAAGCATTTAGATGTCATATCCAAATATATAATACCATTAAAAGTAAATTGCCAATCTAATTGTATAATGATATCATTGAGATTAGGTATGGGGGAAAATGAACTTGCACAGCCATCACCATTTGAATCAGTCTTAAGATTGCCTTTTGATTATTATAGACAGTCTATCAATTATTTTATAAATAAAAATAAAGAAATAGACACATTGGTTATTCTATCTGATAATTATACAGACCCTTATTTATTAAACTTCCAAGAATTTAAAGATCTTAATATGGTTTATATGAAAGACAGCAATACTCTTGAACAATTTAAATATATAGTAAGCTCACAGAATTTTATATCATCTAATTCAAGTTTTTCATTACTAGGATGCTTGTTTAATATAGATGGGATATCAATAATTCCATCTTTTAATGATAGCAATGCAGTGTATCCAGGGATAACTAATGTCTCATATTCTAAAACACTAAATATAGATAGAGATAATATAATTAAAATAAAGATATAATATTATTCATTCAGCCACTTTTGATTTTCTATTGTCCACTCCACCATTTTTGTTAATGATGTTTCAAAATTTACTGGATCTTTCCACCCTAGATCTTTCATTTTAGAACCATCCAAGCCATACCGAAGATCGTGGCCAGGCCTAGATGAATGAAAATCAACGAGTACATATTTTAGCTCCTTATTAAGACACTTAGCAACTATTTCTGCTATTTCTAAATTTGACACTTCTTTTTCACCAGTCAGATTATAGCTTTCACCAATAGAGCCATTTTTTATTAAAAATAGAACAGCTTCAGATATATTTCTAGCATGTATATAAAAGCGTGTCCCAGGGCGGGTCATATCTGGATATGAATGAATAAGAACAGTTTCATCATTCAATATCTGCTTAATTACTTTTGGTATAAACTTCTCAACGTGTTGCCTTTCACCAAACGCATTCATCACATTGATACGCATAACGGGTATTTTATACGTATTATGGTATGCTACGCAGATTTGTTCTGCAGCAGATTTTGATGCAGAATAAGGGTTAGTTGGACGGTGGCGGTCATTCTCTTTAAAAAGTGTATTGCCTAATGCTGGTCCATAGACCTCATCTGTTGAAAAATAGAAAAATATCTTGAGATCTTTTAGTTTTCTAGAGTACTCTAGTAAGTGTACAGTTGACATGACATTATTTTTAATAAATGATACTGGTAATTCAATTGAATTATCTACATGAGTCTCAGCTGCCATATGAACTATATAATCAACATCGTATCCAATTTCCTTTTTTAATCCATCTGTAAAAGGCTGTGCAAGATCAACACAAAAAACGCGCACGCGTTTAGAATTAAGTGTCTCTGTATCACGAAGTCTTTCATATCCCATACTAGCATATGACAATTTATCAATAATTATTATATCCCAATCTGTATTTTTATATATATGCTCTACAAAATGATGGCCAATAAAGCCACAGCCCCCCGTTACAATAATTTTTACCATTATACTATAATAGTATAGGATCCCTTTAATTAGACAAATGCCTATAAAATACTTAAGGCTATAATAATTAATATACATATATGATATCTGAATTAACATCTACTGATATAAATATGGGATTAGAAAAATTAATAAAGGAGAAATATAAAGTGGGAGGTTTAAATGTAGATATTTACACTAATCTTGATTTAATGAAACAGCAAAATTCTGTAGTGTTTAAATACGTTATAAATAATTCTATAGTGGGTATAGTAAAATGTATTACCGAACAGAAATTTATTACGAATATGGGTCATATTGAAGATCTATATGTGATAAATGCATTTAAGAATATGGGCATTGGTAGTAAGTTAATACAGCACTCAATTAACTTTTTATCAAAAAATAACTGCTATAAAATTGTTCTTGGATGTGATAAATCCCTTATATCATTTTATGAAAAAAATGGCTTTACACTAGGAAATAAATGTCTTATTGAGAAGTATTATATTTAGACCAATAACTATTTGAAATAGATATTAGTCTAAAGGGCTCATTGTATATCATATATTATATAATGTTAGAGCTATATAATATAGAGGGCACTAGTAATATTGACCCTGCCGAACTTTTAGGAGAAACATACAATACACCTGAAACATGGCCTACTTTCCAAGAGGATTATACCAACTTTAAAAATAACATGGTAAAATGGGTTGAAAAGAAAGAGTCTAAAGTTATTATACGGATATTTGACGGAGAATTTCACTTTTTAAAGGGTAATAAGATTGGGAATGTTGGTACTAGACATTGTCAATCAGTTCTATCCCCTAGCTTTATAAAAAAATTCTACGATGGAGTATTAGCATGCAATATTTTATCAACCCAATTATATAAGAATGAGATGATAACATTCAATCAATTATTTTCTCCAAGGGGTATTGATATTCCAATGGAATTTATATATTCTATTGTTGCAAATAAATGGATTTTTAAGACATTTAAAAATCGTATTGCTTTAATCGGCGGTGAAGGAAAGATTAGACTTATTAAAGAACTAATGAAGTATGATGAGTATAGGAGATATATAGAAACGGATATGTTTGTAGATTATATAAGCGTACCTGAAAGATTTGCATGTGATAATACAGAACAAATCATATCTAATATTAGCCATGATATTAGAAAGAGTTCTGCAGATATATTTTTATTTGGAATAGGTATTTCAAAAATGGCTATAGCACACCATTTTAAAAGTATTAAACCAGCTGTATATTTAGATATAGGATGTGGAGTATCGGCATTAGCAGGGACAACGTCAATATCAAGACCCTATTTTGGATCTTGGATTAATTATAGAATTAATGGATATGACTATTCTTCTGTAGACCCAATTGATTTTGAACAAACTAAAGACCTTAATGCTGTATATTTAACCCCCAATTAATAAAGTCTTGTTTAGTTGCTTGGTTAGAGGTAAAGAATTTATGATATTTAACATTACGATATTTTGCATCCCGCTCTTTCTTAATAAGTAATTCATCTTCATTAGTTAACCCCTTTTCAACCATAGTCCTAAATTTGTCTACATCATCCTGTATATTTTTTAATGTATGAGATGATTTATAGGAACTAGACCACATTGATCCAGATAGATAATGAATAAATGTATTGTCATTGTAAAACTCAAATAGATTAAAAGAATCAAGACCCTCTTGACCAGATGTAAATTCTAAATATTTTATAGTATATTTTGGGTTATTGTACATAAATTCAACCATCATAGCGCCAGTATCAGTTGTAGTATTTGGTATACATCCCATCTTAATAGTATCAATATTTGTAATAGTTTTAATATTAAAAAATGCACAATGGACAAAGATAAAGGTAAATAGTGGAAACCTAGGGTCTAATTGAATATTACCAAGTGACTGAATACGTTTAGGACCAATTATATCATATCCATATAACTCATTAAAGACATCATACTCTTTAATAAAGCACATATCCGCATCAAATGAGGCCATATATGAAAATTCGCTAGAAAACTGTGAAGGTAATACCTTAAACATATAATTCAATATTTCTTGGTGTTTAATGAATGCATTAGTTGAACTATGCGGTAAAGGATACTTTAAATATATAACATCTTCACTATGTTCTAAGCAGGCTTTATGAATATCTTCTTTTTGATTAGTATATATATTTACAGTAGATTCAATTGAATCATCAATGACTAATATTTTCCAATTACAATTTTTAAGATACTTCTTAAAACTATTTATCTGTATAGGTAAGAAGTGTGAATTATTATAATAAGGACAGACAAATAGAATATTTATAGTAGGCATTATAATACTAAATTGTTTACCATCAAACCATGTAGTTGCATATTTATTAACAGCGCATTTATATGTAATGCATTGTTTATTCAGCTTTTTTGCTACGAGGGTTGCACACGTTAAATAGTTCTCATTCATTGTATCATCAAATATAATTGGAATGTCATTATTAAATAGATCTATATGATCTAATATACCAACCCTATCACCACCAGAGTCCACTAAAAGTAAGTCATACTTTTTATTTTGAATATAATCTTTCAATGCATCTGTATCTAACCAAGTTGTATCACCAAATACATCAGATTTCATAGGTGATAAAGGTACATAAAGATATTCGCTTTTATATTTATTCATCCATTCTTTATTAGTTTCTATAGAAATCATATTATAAAATTTAGATAATAATTCAGTTGAACGCCCGCTACCTATTTCTAATATGGTAGAGTTAAATGGTAAAACTTTAATTATCATATCAAAACACTCTTTAGAGATACTCCAATCATCTAATGGCCAATCATTTGTTATAGATATATATTCACCATATAATTCATGTAATGAATTCATATAGTTAAAATTAACTACTACGATTTAAGTAAGTACCTTTTTAATCACTCAATCTCAACTAAGCTCTTAAGACTCATTTTACCCAAAGGGGTTCCCTCGGCATTCACGTAATTATTAGGAAGATGGTAGACATAGCATTTTTCTGATATCTTGCCTTCTGAATTCACTTCATATAGACCAGGCACCTTTAGTTCCCAAAGTATATATGATGCTGCAGTCTCTCTAATATCCCCATTTACCTCCCACCTTGCAAATGAATCTTTCATTGTTAGTATAAGGGCATCTCTAGGCATAATCCAGAGGGCGCAATAATCCATATGAAGCCTCGTAAATTCTTTTGATCCGAATTGTAGAAGTTCTGACCACTTTTGTTTGTGAACTAGTAGATGATCTGAACTAAATAGATCACCTGCAGCATCAGATTCTACTCTGACAAAAGAAGGTACAAAATGGGGCCACATCATATTGAAGTTCTCAAGATAATTTACAAAGTTCTCATACGGGAGATCCATATCATCTTCAAGATACATAAATGTCTCATACTTTTCAAGATTCTCTTTAAAATGAAATCGGTGCACCCAAGTAAGAGAGTGTGGGTGAGGTAACGTCTCATGCACAGATATTTCTATGACATTAGAATTAATCTGTAAAGGAAATAATTCTTTAAGATTTTCTTGGGTTTCAGATATATTTGTATCAATAATAATGTGAAATGGACATGTATATGTATTTAAGAATCTGTCTAATACTTTTTTGAGATATTCTAGGCGATTTTCTGCATAATGAAATGCAATGCATATTAAAAGAGTCATAAAAAACTAAATAAGTATATAGGTTTATATTTAGGCAAGTGGGGGTGAGTTTAATCGGTAGCAGAATAAATGTTAAGAGTTAGTATGTATATATATGCGGTTGTATGAGGTGAATTGATACTATATGTTGGTCAAAACTCCGATAATCAGATAAAGTCTCAGAAACTCGGATGAATTGTATTAGTCAGATAGAGATTGTATGAGATATTGCAGTCAGATTGCTGCAAACTAAAACTATCTGATGAAATCTGATGAGATTTGATCAGATTATAGAATTCTGTTAAAGATTGTATGAGACTGTATCAGATATTGCATTCTGATTGCGGCGCGAGCTAAATTATCTGATTAAATCTGATACAGATTTGATGAGATTATAGGAGTCTGATGGAGA